ATGGCATTCTCGGCAGAAGATGTGCTGAAAGAGTACGACAGGAGACGGAGGATGGAAGCCCTCTTGCTCAGCCTGTACTACCCAAACGACCGCAAGCTCCTAGACTACAAAGAGTGGTCTCCACCCAGGGTTCAGGTAGAGTGTCCCAAAGCCCCCGTGGAGTGGAACAACCCTCCGTCAGAAAAGGGTCTCATCGTGGGGCACTTTAGCGGCATAAAGTACAATGGGGAAAAGGCTCAGGCATCCGAGGTAGACGTCAACAAGATGTGCTGCTGGGTGTCCAAGTTTAAAGACGCCATGAGGAGGTACCAGGGTATACAGACTTGCAAGATCCCCGGCAAGGTCCTGTCGGACCTCGACACCAAGATAAAGGCTTACAACCTCACCGTTGAGGGCGTAGAGGGTTTTGTGAGGTACTCACGAGTGACCAAGCAGCACGTAGCGGCTTTCCTCAAGGAGCTCAGGCACTCTAAGCAGTACGAAAACGTCAACCTCATCCACTACATCCTCACCGACAAGAGGGCAGACATTCAGCACCTGGAAAAGGATCTTGTCAAGGATTTTAAGGCGATGGTGGAATCTGCTCACAGGATGAGGCAGGGCCACATGATCAACGTAAAGTACATACTCTACCAGCTCCTCAAGAAGCACGGTCACGGGCCAGACGGTCCAGACATCCTGACCGTAAAGACTGGAAGCAAGGGAGTCTTGTACGACGATTCCTTTCGCAAGATTTACACGGACCTCGGGTGGAAGTTTACCCCCCTGTGAAGGTCGGGGATTGAGAGTATATCCTACAAGAGTATCTCCTACGAACACGTATCCGACAAGCGTCTACGGCTCTTGTCGGATCTGAGATGCTAACTCGCTGCAACTGTTTTAGGACAAGAATGAGGTGTAACATCTTAAGATACTTTACTATCTCAAGAACCTTTATCGTAAGATACTTTCAGGAGAAGAAGGAGATGTAACATCTTAAGATATATCTTCTCTCAGAAAGTTTCTAAGACAAGAAGGAGATGTAACAACATTTATAGTCTTAAGATATAGCTTCTCTCAGAAAGTGTCTAGGATAAGAAGGAAATGTAACAACATTTATAGAATATCTTACGATAGTAATTTTAAGATACTTTACTACTATCGTAAGATACTCTCTCAAGATTAAGACTGTCTTTTGGCCTAAAAATGTGGTACAACATTTATAGTCTTTTACGCTCTCAGAAACTTTCTAGGACAAGACGAAGATGTAATATCTTAGGATAAAGTCTTAAGAGATCTTTACTCTTTCAGAAGACTTTCTCTCAGAAGACTCTCGACATTATATCTCTAGATCTTGTAAATTCTTGTCCTACTCACAGGACAAGAATTTATAACCGCTTACCATCTCACTGTAGAGATCAGTATAGCCACCAGCACTGCTCCGGCCACAAAGAACATTATCTTCCTGTTGGGCACCGGCCTGGGAGGAGTGGGAGTGGGAGGCGTGGGAGTGGGAGGAGTGGGAGGAGTGGGAGGAGTGGGAGGTGGCGGAGGAGTGGGAGGTGGCGGAGGAGGGACGTACTTGGAAAAGTCACAGTTTATAGTGTTCTTGACGTCGTCCATGGTCACGCTCCCGTCGTCGAGCATGTTAAACACTATCTGGCACACTTGGGTAGGACAGTTTGTCGGCGTGTCCCTCTGGGTCCCCATTTTTAGCTCTCCGACGTCAGCCGCGCAGGGCACGTACCAGCACTGGTCTGGGTAGGCGTGGAGAGTCTTTACCTTCTGGTAAACGGGATCGCTGGCCCTGTTTATGCACTTGCAGTCTGCCGCTCCAGGGTTCTTGATACAGAAGGAGCCCAGGGCGGCGTCCTGGTCGGGGCCCCTGTGGGCCGAGTACCATTTTCTGCACCAGCCCCCGGCGGGGTCCGCGTCCGAGGACACCCTGCTTACGAGCTCCCCGGCCGTGTTCTTTACGCCCCTCATGCAGTACCTCTCGGCCAGGCTGGGAGACTCGCCGAACATGGACACAAACTGGTCCACCTGGGCCTGGGTGTCTATCAGGTCCGCGTCGTATGTGCACCTCACGTAAGGGGCCCCCCTCGAGTCCCACTCGGCGCTCACCAGAGGGTCCTTACCCTTGGAAGAGTACCTGAGGCCGCACACTTGGGTCTTTTTTATGCGGGCGCACAGGGGCTGAGAGGTGCAGAAGCCCGAGGCGCACGTCTGCTCCCCCAGGTCCCAGTCCTTGCCGCAGGTGCCCCTGGGTGTGAAGGCGCTGCAGCCCCCGGCGTAGCAGGGGCCGGCCGAGTATGTGTCGGACTTGTCGTTCTGTAATCTGGTCGCTCCGATGATGGACATTTTAATAGCCTTTTTCTCTCACGAGGGAGGGTAAATTTTAACAGTCTGGGGTCCAGGACACAATCTCTGCTAGAGCGCAACCGCGGGGAGGGTTCCTGAGCTCTGGAAAGTACCTGGCGCACACGGCGTCGGGCCTGGTGGCCCAGCCGGCGTCCCGCGAGGACAGGTCGGCGGCCTCTATATCCGAGGCGATCCTCGCTGCGGTCTTTGACAGAGGCGAGAAGGCCCTGGCGACCTCCGCGGTGCAGTCTGCAAACTCCTTGACGGGGAACATCCTGGGCATCCTCCTGTCCCTCCTGGAGGCCGGGACGACGTCGGTGTCTGAGACTCCAGCGTCCACTCCCCAGCCACAGGCCCCCCTCTTGGTCCTTACAGCAACTCCTACAGGAGTGCCCCTCTCGCCGTGGTCCGGGTCGATCACCGCGTCGTACACGACAGTGTCGTGGAAGCCGTCGAGCATGACGTGCGGGGCGTCGCACCTCAGGTGGAACTCTCTGTCCCCCATCCTGTAGAGCCTGAAAGAGTTGCGGTGCCTGGGGTCGGGAGCCGCCAGCCTCACTGCCGATGGCCTGAGCCTGGAGTGCGCCATGGCCATCTCGCCGTGCATGACGGCCGTGGCCATGAGGGCCTGCTGGAGGCAGTTGTCAACCGTTTCCTCGGAAGGGGAAAAGTGCTCCAGCCAGTCGCCGAGGGTGTAGTCGTAGTGCTCGTGAGGACCGGCGTAGACCCCTACACCCGCCCCGGTGTTTAGGAGGACGTCCGAGGCGTACCTCCTGTGGTCCTCGTGCTTGGACCTGTGCCTGTCCATGGCCAGGCCCCTCTTGGGAAAGACGTCGTCTGTGCGGCGGCGTCTGGAAAGCCTGTCGGCGTGCAGCATATTCTTTTTTTTTTAAGAAAGTTCTGTCAGAAAATGGCATCGCTAGTGTTTCTAAACAGCCCCGTCTACCAGATGAGCAACATCCTCCTCACGGACAGGAGGCAGGTGGACAGGGCGATGGGAGGGTCGGACGACGACGGCGTTATGGTCGTGGCCCTGTCCCCTTTGGACTTTAAGACTGTCCTGGGATCTGCTCTCCTCGCCGTGGAGAGGGACATGGTACACGTCATACCAAAGTACCTGCAGACGCCGGGGATCCTCCACGACATGCTCGTGTTGCTGACCCCCATATTCGGTGAGGCCCTGTCGGTGGACACGAGGGACGCCACGGACGTCATGGTCCAGCAGATTGCCACGGCGGGGTTCGTAGACGTAGACCCGCTTCACTCTTCTGTGTCGTGGAAGGACAACATGTCTTGCCCGGTGGCGTCGCTGGCCGTCTCCAACGCCGTCAGGACCATGATGGGACAGCCCTGTCAGGTCACCCTCATTATAGATGTCGGCACCCAGAACATCCTGAGGGACCTGGTGAACCTCCCAGTGGAGATGTCCGGAGACCTCCAGGTTATGGCATACACCAAGGACCCCCTGGGGAAGGTTCCAGCCGTAGGAGTGTCCGTGTTTGACAGCGGGTCGGTGCAGAAGGGGGACGCTCACTCCGTGGGAGCCCCCGACGGCCTCGTGTCCTTCCACACCCACCCTGTGTCGTCCGCGGTCAACCTAAACTACCACGCGGGGTGGCCCTCCAACATAGACATGTCCTCCCTGCTCACCATGAAGAACCTCATGCACGTGGTTGTCGCGGAGGAGGGCCTGTGGACTATGGCGAGGACCCTGTCCCTGCAGAGGCTCACCAAGGTTCTCACGGATGCGGAAAAGGACGTCATGAGGGCCGCGGCCTTTAACATGTTTCTCCCCCTCAACAAACTCAGGGTGATGGGGACCAAGGACAGCAACAACAAGTCCCTCAAGACTTACTTTGAGGTGTTTGAGAAGTTTACCATAGGAGCCCTGATGAAGTACTCTGGCGTGACCCCCACCGCCTTTGTGGACAGGAGGTGGCTGGACGACACCATTTACTACATGGGCTTCATCCCGTGGGGCAGAGACATGAGGTTCGTGGTAGAGTACGACCTAGACGGCACCAACCCATTCCTAAACACTGTCCCCACCCTCATGTCCGTCAAGAGAAAGGCCAAAATCCAGGAGATGTTTGACAACATGGTGAGCAGGATGGTCACCTCATAATAATTTTTTCCCACACTCTAGGAAAAAAACCAGTCGAGATGAACGCAAAATACGACACAGATCAGGGCGTCGGTCGCATGCTTTTCCTGGGTACGATCGGCCTCGCCGTAGTCGTCGGAGGCCTGATGGCCTACGGGTACTACTACGACGGAAAGACCCATTCCTCCGGAACCTCGTTCCACACCGCCTCCCCCAGCTTCTCTAACAGATATAGATATTAGGATCTGAACATGGGGTGACACCGTTCCATTTCCTATCAGAGTCTGGAAACGGATCGACGATACGCTGCATCTGGGATTCCTTCAGAGAGAGAAAAGTGTATGGGGTTGAGATGGATGGTAAAATTTTGGCCTAAAAATATGGAGTGACATTTATAGACTTTAAGAAAATTACCTCTGGTGTACACAAGTGATGGACCTGTGTGGTGTGTCCATCACTTGTGTGTACACTGATCACACCGACTGACCCCAGCCTCACCTCCTTCCTAACTGATCAGAGGGATTGCACTGAAATACTTCCTAAATCTTTGCAAAGGACATTGATGCCTTGTCGCCACATGAGGAGTATACCATCTGACTACTGCCAACGATGCAAGATATGAACCGGGAAACATGTATGGGAAACATGTATATCCCAAGAAACCTGCTGTGTAGAAAGACAACACTATTATGCAGAACCCGCTACCGGAAGTCATGTCTCCAGAGCACGACAAACGCACAACCACACCAATGAGCAAGGAAGCTAACACATTCATCAGGGAACTGGACAAGAAACCCGGAGACCTTGCTGTAGTGTCAGACTTTGTAAAGAGGAATACAGGGAAGAGGCTGCCAATAGGGAAGAGCAGCAACCTGTATGTGCGTATCTGTGATCTAAGCGGCACTATATACATGGGACAGACCTTCATGCTTGAGAGCTGGATAGAACTCTACCTACCCAAACCAACACAGATGGAGGTTTTGGGGACTCTGGAGCGCTGTTGTGGCATAACCCCCGTCCCAGAGCGGATCGTTCTGGTGGGGGAAGACCAATGTGTGTACGCCTATGGGGATGAGGAGATCCTCCTGTTTGCCTACAGTGTAAAGCAGCTGGTGGAGGAAGGCATACAGGAAACCGGCATAAGCTACAAGTACCCAGACGACATCAGTGACGTGGATGAAGAGGTCCTTCAACAAGATGAGGAGATTCAGAAGATCAGAAAAAGAACCAGAGAATTTGTGGACAAGAGCGCCCAGGACTTGCAGGACTTTCTTAATTTCTTCGATGCCTTGTCGCCTCACTGCTGTCCTAAACAGGTACAAGATGTACTTTCTCAAGGACCAAAAGTTTAGCCTGAGCGGGACAATCAGGATCAACGACAAGACCCAGTCAGAGTACGGCTCCGTCTGGTGCCCGGGCCTCAGCATAACGGGCCTCCATCACGATGCAATAGACCACAACATGTTTGAGGAGATGGAGACCGAGATCATCGAGTACCTCGGGCAGTGGGTCCAGGCAGAGTACAGGAGGATAAAGGGTTAGAAGCGTCATAGATGGTATATAACATCTCAGAGACCAAGAGTCTCTAAGATGCAAGTGTTGTACCACATTTTAGTCCAAATAATTTCTCATGAGATACTACTATTGTAATATATAGCTTGAGATATCTTCTGAAAGATATAAATTCTGCCAATGTTGTTACATCTCAGTTATCCTCTACATTTTTAGTCCAAAGACTTACTATCGTAAGATATTCTCATGAGAATAGCTTGAGATAGTATCTTACGATAACAGTAAAGTATCTTAAGATATTAAAGTATCTTGGGATAAGTAGCAAGTCTTTGTTATCTACAATAATGGTCTGTAAATGTCGTTACATCTCATTCTCATCCTAAAAGTTTCTGAGATAAAAAGTCTTTCAGAGGTAATCTTCTGAAAGAGTAAAGTATCTTAAGATAGAGAGATATATCCTAAGTATCTACGATAATAGTCTAGTCTATAAATGTCGGTACACCTCAGTTACCATCCACATTTTTAGTCCAAACTCTCTGTACATTTATTAACGCCCTAAGCGTTAATAGATGCTAAACCCTACAGTTCTTTTCTACCTCATCACCACTTAGCCGGAACTCCGACTGTAGACAGCCAGGCTACGTCCACCATGGCAGACATTTTCTTTGCTATGGCCATAATCACAAGCTTGAGGGCCATCCCAACCAGGACGCACGCGCACGCCAGACCTAGGATTATCGCACCAGACATGCCGTAGAGATTCTTGCAGCGGATATTTATACGGGATTAGTTTGAGCAGAGTACACATGCGGAGCATCAGACCGTTGAGATGTTGCAACGCCCATGGTCGCCACGTTTCCCAAGAATATGGGAGGTGCACGCTTCTTCTTTTTCGGGAAAAACTTTTTCTTCAGACCGGCCTTGTTTGCGATAAACAGGGTAACGCACCAAACAATGATGGTGCTGAGAGCAAACACCACGGCATACACCACGGCAGTCGCGGTGCACTCGCACTGAGAGGTGCCGGCGTGCACCTTTTCGCATCCGCGGCACTCGGCCCTCGCGTCCTCGCAGGCCTTGTTCCTAACGGCCGTAGCGTTCAGGGCAGTGTCGGACAATGCGGTAGAGTTGCTCAAATCGGTCGAGCACGAGACGTCGCTACCCGCAAACAGGAGTCCTACTGTGAAAAATAACAGGGTATGCATAGTCTTTTTCTTTGTTTGAGTTAGCTGAAAAAAAATCCGGTGTACAGAAAAATTACCCAAAACGGATAATTTTTTATCTAACCATGGAAATGTTTGCATCTAAATCGCTTCAGGTGGAAGGGCTCCTCTTTGGCGTTTGCTCACCCGAGGAGATCCTGGCCACCTCGGTCGTGGAAGTCACCAAGTCCTGCCTCAAGGCAGAGACGGGGTCCGTTTACGACCCCAGGATGGGATCGGCGGGGGCCGACGACGAGGACGCACTGTGCCCAACGTGCGAAAACACCGGACGTGAATGCCCGGGACACTTTGGGCACATAGAGCTGGCAAAGCCAGTGGTGCTCTTTTACAAGGAGACTGTCGCTTGGCTCAAGAGGTGCTGTCACGTCTGCGGGACGGTTGGAAACGAACCCAGGCCCTTCTTTTTCGCCCCGTACTCTGCGTGCGACGCGTGCGGGGCCCAGAGGCCGCTCGTGAGGCTGGTAGACGCTCACGATCCCTGCGCCATCAGGGTGACTGTCAGGAGAAAAGACGGTGAGCCCGAGACGATGCCTCCCGAGCTCATCCTGGCCACCCTGGACAGGGTGAGGGACTCTGACGTGGACAGGGTCCTGGGCAGGGGAAAGGGATCTCACGTCAGGTTCCACCCCAGGAGGCTGGTCATGACCAGGATGCCGGTCCCGCCTCCCTGCTGCAGACCCAACGCCAGGCAGTGGCCAGACGGCGCCATGCAGGATGACAACCTCAGCGTATTTGTGTCTCAGATAGTCAAGGTAAACCAGAGGATAAAGGCCCTGGAGCCCGACAACCCCGCCGTCGATGGTCTGGTGGCCCAGCTCAGGCTCAAGACCCTGTGCTTTGTGGACAACACCAAGGGCAAGGTCATGCACGCCACCAACCGCAAGCCCATGTTGGGCATCAAGGAGAGGATAGGAAAGAAGGGAGGGCTCCTCAGGCAGAACATCATGGGCAAGAGGAGGAACCAGACTGGCAGGTCGGTGGTGGGTCCAGACGGCACCCTGGAGGTGGACGAGGTGGGGGTGCCCGAAGCCATAGCCAACAACCTGACTGTGCCCGTCATGGTCACCCCCTTCAACGTCTCTTCTTTGGAGGCAATGATGAGGGAGGGCAGGGTCTCTTCGGTGGAGATGAGGGACGGGACGGTGCACAGGCCCTCCGAGTGGAGGCCCTCTCACGGGGACCACATGGAGACGGCGGACGGATCTCCCCTGGGCAGGGTGACCAGACCCTCGTACGACGCCCGGGACCCGTCGGTGGTTCTGAGGAGCTGGAAGACGGGGGCGACGGTGACCAGGCCGCCTCCGTTTTCGTGGCCCAAACTGGAGACCGGCATGACCGTGACGAGGTGCCTGGTGGACGGGGATCCCGTGGCCCTCAACAGGCAACCCACCCTGCACAGAAACTCTATGCTGGGCATGAGGGTCAAGAGGCTCCCCGGCAAGACAATCAGGCTGAACCTGTCTGTCACGAGCGGATTTAACATGGATTTCGACGGGGACGAGGGCAACCTCTACCTCCCGCAGGGTCCCCAGGCCAGGTTCGAGACGATGCTCCTCATGAACCCAAAGAACGTCATCATGAGCGCCAGAGGTCCTCACGCTGAAGTGTCCCTGGTGCAGGACGGCGTGCTGGGCTGCCACCTCATGAGCCTAAACTCTGCAATCCCCTGCCCTCCAGAGGAGCTCGCGGCCTGCCTCATGGAGGTTCACGGCTGCGAGGGTTGGGACGTGAGGGATGTCGAGAAGGGAGCGACACCTAGGGACCTTCTGTCCTCTGTCCTCCCGTCCACCCTGACTGTGGACTGTGGAGGAGGGTGCAGGATAGAGTCTGGAAAGATTGTCTCTGGGCACCTCACTAAATCTGCAGTGAAAAAGATTGTGAGGGCAGTGTGCCTCGAGAACGGAGGGGACGCGGCGGGGAAACTGGTGGACAAGCTCCAGTTCCTGACCAACGCCTGGCTGTCTCACAGACCCTTTTCGGTGGGGTACTCTGACTGCCTGACGGAGAGGCCTGAGGAGACGGTGAGGATGGTGGCCGACGCGGTGTGCTCCAAGATCCTGGAGGCGGAGGCGGCGGATGACGAGGACGGGGTGTCTGTGGCCCTGTGCGGGGCCAGGGACAGGGGACAGGCGGTGACGTGCGCCGCACTCACCCCCGACAACAGGATGGCCGTCATGTCCAGGGCCCAGTCCAAGGGGGACATGTTTAACCTGACGCAGATAGCGGGGCTACTGGGCCAGCAGTACGTGGGAGGGTCAAGACCGGGCAAGGAGATAGACGGGGGCAGGAGGAGCCTCCCCCACTACCCCAGGGTGTGGGACTCGGAACAGACCACCCTCAAGTACGAGTCGAGGGGATTCGTGAGATCTTCGTTCCTCAAGGGCCTCAACCCCAGGGAGGTGTTTTTTCACGCAAAGTCCGGCAGGGAGGGCATGATAAGCACATCTCAGATGACTGGGGTCACCGGCTACGCCGAACGCAAGATGGTTAAGCTCAACGAGGACCTGGTCTCTGCCTACGACGGCACAGTGAGGGACGCCATGGGGAACGTGGTGCAGTTTGTCTACGGCGGGCACGGCATGGACCCTCAGAGGTGCTGGTCGGACGGATGTCCCGTAAACTTTAAGACCTTGGCTGACGAGTGCTCCTCACAAGAGTGCTCCTCTCAGATCTCAGGTCTCAGGTCCCCGGCGGTGACCAGCGTAGAGGAGGCTTCCCTCCTGGTGCCCGTCGGACTATGCCCCGGCGCACCCGATCCGGTGAGAGAGTCCCTCGTCCTCAAGCACGCCTCCGTCATCCTGAAGGGAGCGGAGGAACACCCGTGCGAGGACCACTCTGCCTGGAGGGAGAGGGTGGCGAGGTCCTACGCGGCGGCGGTCCTGTGTCCGGGAGAGGCTGTGGGTGTCTTGTGCGCCCAGTCCATAGGAGCCAAGCAGACCCAGCAGACCCTAGACACCTTCCACAAGGCGGGGGGGTGGCTGGACGACGCGGGGTCCGTGCCCTTCGGGGAGCTCCTGGGCCTCAGTCAGAAACCCATGAGGAGGCAGTGCGTGGTGCCGCTGAAGGTGGATCCCTCCACTCCCGGGGATGAGGTGAGGGACCTGGTGGGGTGCTCGTTCGTCAGGAGGGACCTCCTGGACCTGCTGGCCGTCAGACCCAGCACGGCCACGGTGGGAAAGACTGCGAGCCTCGAGCTGGATCCCGTCAAGTGCTTCGAACTGAGGATAAGTCCCGCGGACGTGGCGTACGCGGTGGCCGAAAAGTTTCCCTCTCCTCACTTTGACGTGTCTGTCTCCTCCTTTGGAGTGACGCTGTCCTGGTCCGCAAACTACCCAGTGGACAACCTCTTTACGGGTCTCTTTTCGGTGCAGGTCGGCGGCACTCCCGGTGTAGAGTCCTACAGGCTCCTCAGGGGCAGGGACGGAGGGTGGGTGGCGGTGACAAAGGGGACCAACCTGGGAGCGTTCCTGTGCCACCCCCTGGCAGACTGGGAGAGGGTGAGGACAGACGACGTGTGGGACGTGTACGAAACCCTGGGGCTGGCGGCGGCCAAAAAGAGGCTGTACGAGCTAATGTTTAGCTGCGTGGGGGACAACCTGTACCCGGCTCACATCAAGCTCCTGACGGACAGGATGATGAGGAGGGGTAGGCCCACTCCCATAGACAGGTACACCATGAGGACGTGCGAGGTCGGACCCCTGAGCAGGGCGGCCTTCGAGGAGTCCCTAGACATCCTGACGGGAGCCGGGTGCACGGCGGAGACTGAGCACTGTGCCGGAGCCGGAGCGAGGGTGGCGGCGGGTCTGCCCGTGAGAGCCGGTACGGGGTACATGGGGCTCTTGTGCGGCAAGGGCTTCTTTGATGAGCCCGTGGTGAAGGTGCCGGAGGCGGACGGCAGAGAGTACGTGGACTATTCCTACTCTGACGACGAATCCTTTGAGTGGTGATGATAGAACCTGAGAAACCTTTAAACCCCTTTGAGGTTTTAGAAGATTAAGACGAGAACGGCGCACGACATCTTAAGTCTTTACTACTTTCAGAAGATTACGACTATCGTGAGATTACTATAGTAAGATTACTATAGTAAGATATATTATCGCTGAAAGACTTTTATGCCAAGAAGGATATGTAACATCTTAAGTCTTTCGTTAGTCTCTTTCAGAAGACTTTATATTAAGATATTTTAGGACAAGAAGATGTAGCAACATTTATAGAATCTATAAATGTGGATGTCTTTTGTCTCTATCACAAGATATTCTAGCGCAAGTCTCCAGACAGATTCCCGTCTAAAGACTGTAACTCTATTCCACCCGCCTCAGGCAAACTTACCCCTCCTCTTGTGCTGATGACCGCAGTCAAAGTTATCCTCCATCAGGTCGTTCTCGATGAACCACTTTTCCATGGCCTTGCAAATGTCCTGCCTCCTAAACTTGTTGTCACCCTTCTGGGTCCAAAACAGGAACCGCCTGCAGGCCTCCTTGCTAGTCAGGTCAGAGGGCTCGTGAAGGGGGTCCCGTTCCGCCAGCTCCCTCATCTCCCTCAGGGTCGCGTGGGGCATAAAGTCCTTCCTGCCGTCAATCTTCATGAGCCTGGCCACGATGTGCACCAGGGTCCTCTGATCCCAGTCCACGCACCTCCTGCCCACCGTCAGCTTCCTCAAGTCCACCTTGTCCCTCTTACCCTGTGTCACGTCCCTGATGCAAAAGTCTTTAAGGTTGGGGTTGTAGAGGCCGTAGTATCCTATGCGGGTGTCTGTGAACTTGGCACTCCTGGCCGCGAGAAACTCTAGGGTGTCCTCGTCCGCCGGGTTCCACCTACGGCCGTCGTACACCTTGGCGTTTGCTCCCCGGGCGTGGAGCCACACGGTCCAGCCCGAAGGACCCATGGCGTAGAAGCCCTTGTAAAAGTCCAACAGGGCGTCCCGTCTGACGGCGTTGAGGGTCTTGCCGTCGGCCCTGGCCTGAACGCAGGCCATCAGGATGGCAGTCGCTACCTCCTGGGGCATGGCGCTCGCCGTCTCTCCTATGGTCTCCACGGGAGACACTGTCAGGAGCTCCTCCACCTCCTGGGGCAGGCTGTCCCTCAGGTCGTCTGCCCTCAGATGGTCCTGGTCCATCTTGGCGTAGCAGAGGTTCCTTGTCTTGTAAAAGTCTCCCCACCTCCCCTCCTCCGAGGAACCGTAGGGAGCAGACAGCTCCAGCCTGCCTCCCTCTGCCCTGAGCACAGCGCCGTCCCCCCACCTGTTGACGTACCTCCTGCCCGCCGTCACCTCGGCCCACAGTGTGGACATGTCCACCTTCATGATCGCTGGGTCGCCTCCGCCGTCCAGCCTCACGCGAGCCACGGCCTCCGCGGCCGACGCGCCCGACGAAGCAGGCAGGGGACCGGGCTCCACGGACACGTTGGAGCACCTGTAGGCGCACCTCCCGTACTCGCACTCCCTGGAGCCGTCAAACTCTGAAGGGTACAGGTTCCTGGACCTGAGCAGGGAACAGTCGGCGGCAGAAGTCATGAGGATCCTCTCCACCGCCTTTATCCTCTTGTCCTTGACCTCGGACACGGCGTACATGTCAGAGTCTATGGACCTGGGTGTGTCCTTGCCCCTAGGAACAGCCACCAGCATGTGGACGGTGACTGCCACCGCCTCTCCCCTGGCCTTGAGCCTGTCGTGGGAACCCGCCCTCCAGGACCTGGCTATGGCCTGGGTAGTCTCGGTGTAATTCCAGTGGGGGGTGAGGATGACCGTGTGCCTCACCTCCTTAAACGTCAGGCCCTCGGCCACCACCCTGGACCCCAGCAGCAGGGATATGTATGCCCCGTCCACGTTGTCCTCGTGGTTGAACCTCTGGACAATCTTGTGAATGTTTTTCTGGGATGCGGTGAGAAGGGCAAACCTCTTTCCGGGAGTAGTCTCCCTGCCAGTGGCTCTCCTCCACCCGTTTGCCAGAAGGATGTCGGACAGCAGGGACAGGCCGCTGCCGTTGACGTACTCGCAGTAGGCGAACGTCTTGGGGGATGACGAGGCCACCCTCACCAGGTAGTCGTACTTTACGCTGTACTTGGCCAGGTTCTCCCCGGCCATCCTCCTGACCTGACTCGGGTTCCTGGCCTCCGCAGCCGATCCCCACTTCCTGTCAGGCATGACCGCCAGGGAGCACTGCCTAGAGTTGCTAAAGATGTTGCGGTCCCCGGCGTCCTGGTCCCAGGCCGAGGCATAGGCGTCGGACTGGAAGGCCGACATCTCAAGCCTCACCAGCCTGAGGTGGGTCATGCCGGTGCCTCCAAGCACCTCCCCGGCAAAGGTCAGACCCGTGTCGGGCCTAGCGGCTTTGAGGTAGCTCACCCTCCCCCTGACCCTCTCGGCCAGCTCGTCGGGCTTGAGGAGGTCTCCCGAGTTGGAGAATATCCCGTCCTCTGGCCTGATTGTCTTGTCCTGGGGGAGTATGAGGTTGAGGACGTCTGCCAGCTCTCCAGGCTCGTTGGTCATGGGGGTGCCCGTCAGGAGCATCTTTACGCAACCCCTGACGGTCCTCAGGAACCTGCTGAGGGCAGAGTAGGTGTTGACGCCTTCGGCCTGCACTGACCTGAGGTGGTGCACCTCGTCCATGACTATCACGAACCTGTCGTACCTGGCCCTGATGGCCTCCGCGCTCATGGTGGCCACGCTTTTGGCAAAGGTCTCGTAGGTCCTGAACTGGTAGTAGGACGAGACGGCCTTCCTCATCTTTCTGGTCCTCTCCTGGTCCCCCATGTCGGCGTAGCCCTCGGGGATGTACCTGCCGCCCGTCCCGCAGTTAAATACGAGCTCGTGTAAAAAGTTTCTGAGGAGCGCCGCTCCCCTGGCCAGGACTATGCAGCCTCTGGTCAGACCCTTTTCCTTGGTCCTTTCGGCCACGCTGACCACGGTGCACGTTTTGCCTGTGCCCGGCGCGTGAAACAGCAGCAGCTCCCTGTACGGGGTGTCCTCTGACAGGAAGGTCTCTACCAGCTTCTGGTGGCCAAAGGCGGGGTCGTCCTGGACGGCCCTCCTCATAGCAACGTCCGACGCCAGGCTCTGCTCGAAAGTCTCTCCGGGGAAAGCGTCCAGCAGGGTGCCTTTGTCGGCCTCCCCCCGGCTGAGCCAGGGGTACAGCTTTAAAAAGTCGTAGGGTGATGTGTCCATTTTCTCTACTTTTTAATGAAAATGGACACAGACTGTCGACATTGGATTGTGCTCGCTTCGGTACCCGTACTAACCGTGCTCGCCTTCAAGGGTGAGGGTGCCTTGGCTCTGGCCGGGCTCCTCGTGATGGCCGCCGTCGCCATGTACAGGGACAGGACCGAGAAAAAGTACTCGGCGGCGAGGGCTCCGTCTCCCATAGCGGGCCACAAGACGGCCTACGTGACTGATCCTTCTGTGTTTGCCGCCGGCACCGTGCCCGTCTACCCCGCCCCCTCCAACATGGGGTCGGACCGTTTTGAGGGCTGGGCCGGAGGAGTCTTGACGGGGGTGGGATCTTCTCACATCGACCACAGAAAGTTTGCAGAGCGTCAGCTCGTGGACAGAAGAGAGAAGATGGTAGGGTACGGGTGGACCAAATCCTTTTTCTAGGATCTAGCATAGTGTATTCCATCTCTCTCTTTGCAGAGAGAGATGGAATGGTCTCTGAGGTAACAAATAAAGACTCTACCTTTGCCGTGAGATATCTCACGATAACGGTTTTAGGACAAGAATGAGGTGTAACATCTCAAGATACGACGGATTTATTTATGGGAGACTAAAAATGTGGACAACCTTTCAGACTATTATCTTGAGAGAATATATCTTCTGATAGTAATATCTTCTGATAGAACTATTTTTCAGTAATAATCTTGAGAGAGCATATCCTGAGAGCTATCTTCTGTAAAAGAATATAAATGTCTGCAAACGTCCTCGTCCTCTTATGCCGATTATTGTAGGAGCTGCACCTTAAAAACCATGACAAGTGTCAAGACTATAGCTATGCTGGCTATGCTGGTGATTGTGGCGGCCCTCATCTACATGGGCTACAGGACTTTTAACTCGATACAGTCCAAACTCAACGAGCTCGAGAGCAGAGTGAACGCTCCTCAGCTCAGGCCTCCGGTGATGTCTCCTATAGTACCCCTAAACTTTATAGAATCTGAGGATCTGGACAAAGAGTTGGACTAAAGCGTACGACAGGGCAACAACAGTTACGTTTCTCCACCGGGGAGAACCGTAACGACTAGAGGTTATTAGAAACCCATGGTCTCGAGCTCGGAGGCCGCAGTCAGGCAGTCGAAGCTAGACATTTTCAGGAAAGCCTCAGTGTCCTGCTTGCTGACTCCCATCTTTGCCCTGGAATCTCGGATGAGACCTGGGTAGTTCTCTGCGAGGGTGGGATCGGCGGCCTCCATGGCCACGACCGCCTCGGCAGACTTGCGCATGCTGGCCAGGTACTCTTTAATCTGAGCGGCGGCATTCTTTGCGTTCTCCAGGAGGCAAGTGGTCTTGACCCTCAGAGTGGCGTACCGCTCCAGGTCTGTCTCCTCTTCGGCATCGGGGTCGCAAGAGGGATCCTCGAGGAGCTTCCTGTTGCGGGCCTTAATCTCCTGCTCCCTCTTTCTCATCTCGAGCTTCTGTCTCATCCTCTCCTTGCGCTTCTCTGCGCTCTTGGCATCCATGGCTGCCTCGGCGGCCTCCATGGCGGACGGTGCCACCGTCTCCCGGGCCATGCCGCTGCTCACAAGAGGGAAAGGTCTTCCGACATGGCAAGTCTGAACTACGTGGACAGAGTCGTAGGCCCCCACAAGCTTGGCGGCCTTTTGGTTGGCCTTGGCCAGGGTCTGGGCGGTCCCTCTGACGCACGCCACTCCAAAGACCTGGCCCCTGCGCCTCTTGAGGCAACAGGAGCACATCTCCTCTGCTCCGGCGGCCTTGATGTCGCAAGACGGCAGCACTTCCACAAAGGAAAAGAGGCAGTACTTTGGATCCTGAGCGGGGACCTTGTCGTGGTACTTTTTCTTGAGGGCTGGGAAGGGCTTGGACCCCACCAGCTTCTCGACGGCAGACTCTTTCTCCTCTGCTGTGAGGGGAGGAGAGTCTGCGTTGACGGGGCCAAAGGCCATCTCTACGAGTTTGGAGCACATTGTAGCTTACGTTTTATATTCACGGTGTTGTACCAACAAGAAAAAGGAAACTGGGTATAAAGAGTATATCTTTGGGTATAGATCCAAAGAAATAGTCTGAAGTTGCTGCACAAATGCTGTGGTGATTTGGATTTTGCCGGATTTGCCGGGTTTTGACGAGTTTACACCTCAAACATTGTCCTGTAAAGGGCCGTAGAAAAAAACCGAGACATGGAAACGTTGGTTCAAGCGTACCTGGACATCCAGGGAAAGATTGCCGAGTTCAGGCGTGAGATTAAAGCCCTCCGCGTCGAGGAAAAGGCCATAACCGCCAACCTCTTTGAGGCCATGGGAGAGGCCGGAGTAGAGTCCATCAGGATTAGCGAAGACAGGTACCTAGTGGCAGAGGAGAAACCCAAGAGGACCAGGTCCAAGCAGCAGTTTTACCAGGCCGCCGAGGGAGAGGGCTTCACCCAGGAGGACGTAGACAGGCTCATGAGCCTGTCCAGGGGGGCAGTCACCGGCTCATCCTCCAACGTCAAGATAAGAAAGAGTGCCCCGGTAAGGAACGAAGAAGACGACGAGTAAGGCCACACAGAGTAAGCATTTACATCCCCTCCAGCGGGGGATACAAATGCATCGAGCCTCAACAACATATCTCGGAGAGCGTAGATTAAAAGAGATATGGAACAAGTACTCATAAAGGAAATGAGGCTGTCTGACCTGAGGCCCAACGACAAGAGCATAGACACCGACCTAGGCGGGACTAAGCTCGTGGTTATAGGCAAGCCGGGGTCCGGCAAGTCCACCTTGATCAAGGCCCTTCTCGACTCCAAGAGGCACATCATACCGTGTGCGGTGGTGATATCGGGGTCCGAGGAGGCAAACGGCTTCTACAAGGGGGTGGTGCCCGACCTCTTTATCTACCACCAGTTCTCCCCCTCCATCATAGACAGGATCCACAGGAGGCAGGTCAAGGCCAAGGCCGAAATGGGCTCAAAAAAGTCCTGGCTCCTGGTGGTCATAGACGACTGCATGGACAACGCCAAGATGTTCAACGACAAGGAGGTGAGGGCGCTGTTTAAGAACGGCAGGCACTGGAACGTGTTGGTGGTCATCGCCAACCAATACGTCATGGATCTCACCCCCGACCTGAGATCCTCTGTGGACGGCGTGTTTCTCTTTAGGGAGAACAACGTCACTTACAGGGACAAGACGTACGCAAACTTTGCCAGCGTGGTGCCCAAGAAGCTCTACCCCACAGTCATGGAGACTGTGTGTCAGAATTACAGGTGCATGTTCATCGACAACACAAAGGCCACAGACAACTGGCACGACAGCGTCTTTTGGTACAAGGCCCCCTACAGCAAGTCGGCCGTGGCTCCGTTTGGGGCCAGGTCCTACTGGAAGTACGCCTGCTCAAAGACGGGCGAGGAGATGCCAGCGGTTTTCGACAATGTAAAGATCCTGGGAGACTTGCTGCTCAAGGAGCTGCCCGAAGCGGGAGAGGCTCTCGTCACGTACGACGGGAAAGATGGCCCTAGCGACGACGAAGATGGTCCCAGCGATGACGAAGAAAGTCTGAGCAAAGACGGGGTCTCAGAGTACTACCAGTCGGACTTGGACGATTAGGGACCTCTAGTGTTTATTCCCTTAGGCTAAAGCAGTCTATGGGAATGTTTACCGATGCAAGAGTAACTTGTATAGGGTATATACCACATTTTTAGGTCTAAAAGTTTTCGAGATGGTAAAGACTCTGAGATAATATCGAGAGAATAAAGACTTTTTCAGAGATAATATCTTAAGATGTTGTACCACCTTATTCTTGTCCTAGAAAGTATCTTACGATAAAGGTTTCTGAGAGAATACATCTCAAGATAGCAAAGACCCTTTCAGAGATAATATCCTAAGATGTTGTTACACATCATTCTCATTCTAAAAAGTTTCTTGCCCAAACGTAATCTAGCGTTTAGGTACGATATCGTAGCTCTATCCCTAACCCGCAAAATACTTCTCAAACACCAACCGCCTAAGAATGTTTTTTCTGCTCTTTATATAGATTCCCTGCACGGCGGAAGGCACCAGATCATGCCCGGCTTTGGCAAACTCTCGTGTCCAACCCTCGACGTCGGACCTGGGCTCGGAAGGTTCGCAGCCAGTCACTTCTCTGAACGCGTCTCCCAGGATAGGCAGGCACAGGGCCGTGAACGCCGGTCCATACTCTTGTCTCAGAAGCGCCGCGGGAGCTCTGGTCGACAGCCTTTCTATAGCCTCCTTCCACACCGACCTAAACGGGAGGGCGTGATTGGCGCAGCACTCTGCTATACCAGCGCAAGTCACAGTCTGAGCCCAACAGCACTCTTGCCTCCCGTCGGCAGAGGCAAGGACAGACGCTGCGGCAGACAGGTCGAGGCAGCCGGTCTGCTCAGACATGTCGGACGGAGACGGCAGTTTGCCCAACTGACCTGAGGCCCTCTCGGCCTCCCTTGCGCACTCCTTGAGCCTCTCCCCCTTGACCCTCATCTTCTTGACAAGTGCAGAGACGTCGGTGTCGGGAGCTGCCATGATCACCAGGGACAGGAGGACGGCCTGCTTCTCCACGGTGGGCCTGAGCCTGTCCTGGGGCCACAGGGTGTGATAGGTTCTGCCTACGGCCGTCCTCACGCTAATGTCCACGCACTCAGGCATGAGCTCCAGCACGGGCCTCTTGGAGACCCTCCTCGCCTTCGGTCTGGCTGACACCTGAGGACCTTCGGGATAGTCTTCCGGAGAGTCTTCCGGAGAGTCTTCCAGAGAGTCTCCAGGAGACGCTTTGGGGGATGCTTCGGGGGAACGTCTGCCGTCCCACGCCGAAATGTCGTCCAAGAGAGCTTCAACGTTCATGACGAATCTGAGAAAGATAGTAGGGGCGTGTGCCCAAGCCGGACGGTCCGACCCTTTCAAAAGGTTTCTCATCTCTCGGGTGGCGAGAGATGGGAAAGAAATTATCCTTTACTTTTTGGCACACTCTGCGACCAGCTTGAGCTTCTTGGAGTCCAGTGAGTTTACCACGGCAGCGAAAGCCTTGACGGTCTCGTAGGCCTTGGTCATGTCCGACACCATGCCCCCGTCGGAAAAGGCAGAGGCGTACTTGGTAACGTCGGTGGCGTCGACCGCCGCGGACACCTTCTCCAGCCTGCTCACGGTCTGGTCGGTGAGAAAGTCCTTGAGCTGGGATGCCGCGGCCGCCATCTGGGCCATCTTGGCCGGCTGAAACTCTGCTATCGAGTCTGACATGAGCTTGAGCTGGGTTGCCATACCCAGGAACCGGTGCATCTGCATGTACTTGCCCAGGACGCTGTCGAGCTTGTCCTCGTTGAAGGTGGCCAGCGCCGTGGTCATCTGCGACACGACCACAGTCTGCTCGGTCAGGCTCTTGAGACGGTCGGGCTTGACATTGAGAAGCTCCAGCTTGGACTTGTCCACCGAGTTTACGGCGGCGCAAATCTTGTACAGCTCGTCCTTCTTTGCGACCAGGGCCTCGAGGCCTGCCAGGCTGGTGACCACGGCGTCCAGGTCGTTCTTTTTAGCCAGTAGGCCGGACACGGCCGAGGCCTGCTCCAGGAGCCTGTCGAGCTTCTTGACGTCCAGAGAGTCCAGGCTCTTTGCCACGGCGTCTGCCGCAGCCTTTGCCCTCAGGGCCACCGCGGCGGCCTGCTCCAGGGCGTCTGAGGCCGACAGGGCCTCCTGGGCCTTGCCTCCGAGCACGGCGTACTGGGAGGCCAGGTCCGCCACCACGTATGACTGGGATGCCATGTCCCTGAGCTTGGAGCACTGCTCCTCCACCTTGCGGGAACCGTCTACCACCAGGCCGTTGAGACGCTCGCACTGCTTGACCAGGTCCCTCATGGCCTTGCCTTCTGTGGCGGGGAGAACCTCGCCGATGGACCTGCCCAGCCGGATCACACTGTCAGACAGGCCGTCTATCTCTGCCGTTTTTCCCAGGAGCCTCTTGAAGATCGACATGGTCTGCTTGAGGCCGTCTACCTTGGCCAGCATCTCCCTGACGCCGTGAGAGTCTGCCGTCTCAAAGACGGTGGCCATGCACCTGTAAACTGCGGCCATCTCGGACAGCTTGCCGGCCTCTTCGGCCAAGCCCTGGACACAGCAGGAGGGGGTGACGACGTCCACGGCGTCCCTGGTGCTCTCCACCTCCCTCTTTACCCTGACTGCGTCATCCCTCAGGGCTCTGGCGATCTGCTTGCCGTAGCCCGATGAAGCCCACTCGCAGTTTGAGGACACGGCCTCTACCGCAGAGTCCAGGTCCCTGGCTGACCTGGACAGGCTCTTGAGAACCGCCTTGGAGTCGCAGTGACCCGCCTTGCAGTCTTTTGCGGCGGGGGCAGAGTAGGATCCGGCTCTCACGGTGTTGGAGATGGCGGCCGACAGGGCGCTGAGCTCTCCTCGGAGCGCGGAAAGGGCTTCTGAAACCTCTTTGGAATAATCTGACATAGTCTCCATCTAGGTTTTTGTTTACTTCGAGATCTCCAGCTTTTTTTTATTCGGGACTCGCGCTCAGGGCCATGACAAACAAGGTCATGGTCACCGGGCTGTCCGACAGGCGATCGGCCAGCGCGAGCACTATGGCGCCCTTGACGGCCACCCTGGCAGCAGTGTGCCACCCCTGCCCTATGGACTCCTTGAAGGGTTCCAGGACAAACCTCACAGCGACGTTGAGGACCAGTCCGGTGACGGCCCACAACGCGGCACACATGTCGGTTTTGGAAGTCTGCATGGTTTTGAGACAATGCCCTAAAATAATTTGTAGCCAACCTTGGAAAAAAGAATGGCTACAAATTACTGCGACGAGTTTGAGAGGAATCCAACCAGGAATCCCAGGACCGGCAGGACCATCAAGAGGGGAGGGCCCGTGTTCAGGGCCCTCGAGAGAGAGTGTTCTGACGACGCGACAAGAGTCTTTCCCGCTGCGGCGGTCAGGGGAGCGGCCGCGGCCAGGGCAGCGGCCAGGGCAGCCAGCCCGAGGGTAGCCGCCGCTAGTCCGTGCCCAGAGTTTGCTAGGGATCCCACCAGGAACCCTAGGACCGGCAGGCCCATCAAGAGAGGAGGGCCCGTGTTCAGGGCCCTCGAGAGGGAGTGCGCCGACTACGGAGGAGTGTCTCCTATGAGAGTGTCTCCTATGAGAGTGTCTCCTGCTAGAGCATTTCCAAACAGGAGAGCGTCTCCAGCAAGGAGACAGTCACCGGCAGAGGCCGCGGAGGTTAGCCCGTGTCCAGAGTTTGCTAGGGATCCCACCAGGAACCCTAGGACCGGCAGGACTATCAAGCGAGGAGGACCGACTTACAGGGCCCTCGAGGCAGAGTGCGCCGACTACGGGAGGCTGTCTCCGATACGGTCGCCGTGGTCAGACTTGTCCTCGACGGGCTCGTCTCCCTTTAGGTCTCACATGAGAAAGTCTCCTGTGAGAAAGTCTCCTGTGAGAAAGTCTCCTGCGAGAAAGTCTCTGGCTAGGTACGCCGAGTACCTCACGTCCGATTCAGAGACAGAGGTGGATTACGACGCCAGGAACGTCATCAGGTCCCAGGTCGGACCGGGAGGAGTGTGCGAGAGGTTTGCTGCCGATCCCACCAGGAACCCGGTGACGGGTTCTCCTTTGAGCAGGAACGATCCACTGTACACGGACCTGATGGAGATTTGCAAGGGGTACCCCGATACTCCACTCACAAAGAGCCTCACCGGAGAAGGCACAGACGACGACACGTGCGAGGCCTTTTGCAGGGATCCCACCAGGAACCCTGTGACGGGCCAAAAGATGCGCAGAAACGGCATCGAGTACCAAATGTTTGCAGAAGAGTGCGACTGTTCGGGGATATCACGGTCCTATGGGGTCTCGCGGACCTCCGGGACCTCCGGGACCTCCGGGACCTCCGGGACCTCCGGGACCTCCGGGACCTCCGGGACCTCCGGGACCTCCGGGACCTCCGGGACCTCCGGGACCTCCGGGACCTCCGGGACCTCCGGGACCTCAGGGACCTCCGGGACCTCCGGGTCCTCCGGGACCTCCGGGTCCTCCGGGTCCTCAGCGTCATCCAGACCCCCAAACAGCTTTGAGGCGTCCGGAGCGGCCAGGGTCTCCGGGACACCCTCAGCCTCCAGAGGCGAACCGAGGTGGATGTCCTCCATCTCGACCAGACACGATTACGACGAGTCCAACCCCATGAGCGTTGCCTTCAGGCTGAGGCATGTCAAAGACATCAGAAAGTTCCTGAGGACCGTAAAGCCGGGGCGGTCTGGGTTCTGCGCCACGGACAAGGGAGGGTGGCTGGGGTCAGCCGCTGTCTCTGACAAGGTGATAGGGCAGGGCAGCTGGGGGTCGGTGCACATGGTAAAGTTTAGAGACTTTCCAAAAGAGTTTGTCGTCAAGGAGGCGGTGCTCATGTCCGTCTCTGAGAAGCGCAGGTACAAACCCACTGTCGTGTGGGACGAGTGGGCAGCGGGTTCCGTGCCCGATGAGGTGGTCGTAAACAACATGGTGACAGAGATTGCGGCCACTGGCATGACTCCTTTCGTACCCCTCACCGCCGGGGCAGGGGCCTGCGACTCTTGCAACCCGCAGCTCCTGGAAAAGACCGCAGAAGTCACAAAGTGCTACCTCCAGGCCATGGAGGCCGCAGACTTTAGCCTGGACAGGGTCCTCCCGACAATGTCTCCTGATCAGGCCGCGTCAGCCCTTGCGCAGATCCTCCTGGGCCTGCAGTCCCTCCAGACCACGCTGGGCATCATGCACAACGATATCAAGGCCCACAACATCCTTGTCAAGAGGGTCCCGCCCGGAGGCTACTGGAAGGTGACAGACTCTTTCAACGGACAAGTCTTTTACATCCCCAACGAGGGCTACCTGTGCATGCTCGCCGACTACGGCGTGGTGAGGCTCGTTAAACCCGCCGTGGGCATGGACACCCTGTACGGCACCAGGAACGCCAGGTTCGTACCCAGGGACGTCGGACGGTGGGGAAAGGGAGCTGGAACAGAGTATGTCGTGACCCCCATCAGGTCCAAGATCTCTGTCGTCGTGAGGGGAGGCAGGTTCGTGGGAGTGGAGCCCAACAAGGCCGCGAGGTACTGGAAGAACACAGACACCAGCAAGGTGGGAGACGTGATCACCACAAACAACGTCTTTTACATGGGCTACGACATCGAGCCTGACATGCAGGTCCAACTCAACGACACAAACTCTTTTCCCGTCTGGGAGAGCAGGGGAGACGTGGCGGACTGCGTGAGGACCTTTGTCGGTGGAAAGAGGGCCTCCCAGCCCGGCTTCCACGGGCTGTTCTACAAGAAGACGGGGAGTGCGTGGGAGAAGGCCGCAGAGACCGTGGCCAAGCAAAACCCCCTGTTTTCGGGCTTCAACCTCGACGGTTCGGGCCTCAAGTACATCAGGGCCGCCACGGCGTGCGCCTACATCTTTCCCGGCATGGCGGTCCCTCGTCCCGGCGAGAGGGAGATTGAGAGCTTCACGATGTAAAACTTTTTGGATCCTTAAAAAAAAGTCCCGTTGTTGACACTAAAAGGATGTTGCAGAATTACGCTATAGTGTTGGGGATGGCGGTCGCGGTGGCGATTTGGTATTTCTTTAAGATGGAGGAGGAGGCCCCACCCGGGCCCAACCCCCCCAAACCGGATCCACCAAACCCCAATCCTCCCAAAATGCACATGCACAAAAAGAAGCCTCACTGGATGGACCCTCACCTGACTGGGAGTCAGACCGTCCAGTACAGCAGAAACAGATCCATGGGGGATCCCATCAGAGGAGACCTGCCTATTGTCCCCAGGGACGACGGATGGTTCTCTACGGCGGCAAACCCGGCTCACACCCTCCACGCCGGAGCCCTGAGCATGATCGCTCCCGCTAGTACGGGAGGCGGCCTGACCGTAAACAAGCTCATCAGCGCCTACGCCGATAAGGGCAAGGCCATGAGCGGCAGACATAACGCTCCCAGCTACTACGGGAGCTCATAGAGAGATTGCTTGCAGTCATTCCATATCGGGATACAATCTGGATATGGAAGCTGGACATTTATAAAAGATTAAGACTTTATGCTCTCACAGAAACCTTTCTTAGAAGGAGATGTAACAACATTTTAAGGCTAAAAAGAAGAAAGATTCTTTACCCTCCCTCTCATTCCCATCAGAGTTTATTCTCCATCGTCTGACGAGAATAAACACTGCTAGAGCCCGTCTTACGACGAGGACCCAAATGCGTTTTCCAACAGTCCCAAAAAGTCCATCTGTCCTCCCAGGAGCTTCCCCATCATAAACACGGCCATGTTCATGCCCATGGTGGTCATCAGCCTCATCTCCACAGAGCTCTGAGGTGTGGCCTCGTAGTACTTGTCTGCCATCTCGGCCAGGAGTTGGTCGTAGGCTCCCAGGGACTTTATCTGATACCTGGCAAATCCTGAGGCGTCAAAGTTAAGCTTGGTCATGACCAGCTCCATGATACACATGCCCACTATAATGTACTTTTTCCATTCGTTGATGTGCTTGTCCAGGGACAGCCTCCTGGTGAGGAGCTTGTACTTTTCTCTCATGATGGCCACGTTGGAGTAGGTGGTCATCTCGGGGATGACCTCGGTAGGGTACATGCGTTTGAGGACCATATACTGAAAGTAGAGCCTCTGCCTCTCCTCGTCAGAGTCGTCCGACTGGTCCTCGTCGTCCTCGTCGTCCACCACCTCAGGGTCCGAGGACGCGACAGGGACAACTCTGGGCTGCCTCCTCCTCACTGGGTGCCTTATCTTGTTTTCGAGAGATTCTAGCATCAGGTCCCCGTCGAGGACGGGCCTAGAGTCTGAAAAGGTTTCTTTGTCCTGTCTGGGTACCAGCACTATGGTTTCCATGATGTCTTTTCTGTACGCCGTTTGTAAATTTAGCGTAGAGGAGATGACCGGGCGCCGCCATCTTTAAAGATGGGTGCCCTACCCTTCAAAACACATCCTAGCACAGCGGATTGACAGAGTTACCACCTTATGGCTAACGCTACCATAAAATACACAACAATGGATCTTTACAGAATCCTAAAGAGTTGCAAATGCTCCTCCGACGAGAGGCTCACTCACCAGAGCCTCTCTGGCGGGAGGTTCAGCGTCACCGGCTCCAAGGTGGGAGAGTTTTGGAGGGCGGTGGCAGACAGGATAGAGTCCGGGGAGCCCATCGACATTTCTGAGGCCAGGCAGAAAGAGACTCCACTCACCCTGGACTTTGACGTGGTGGACAAGGACTGCAAGGAGCCCGTACCCGACGTCCTAGTCAACAACATTCACGCTGCTGTGGCAAGGTGGGCCAGGAGCAGCCTGAAACCGGCTCCCGAGGACAGGGACCTCTGCGGGGTGGTCTTGACCAAGCCCGTCAGGCAGTGCGCAAAAGGCTGGAAGAAGGGCTTCCATATCCAATACCCCAAGCTCGTCCTCGAGACCGGAGTTGCAAAGAACCTGGTGGTGGGACCTGCCCTCAGGCCAATCTGCTGCAAGGTGTGGGAGGCGGTGACGGGGACGGCAAAGGACTACCTGGACCCCCTGAGCTGCACGGTCCCCTGGCTGGTGTACGGGGCCAGCAAGCCCGACGAACCCTTTGCCTGGAAGATTGCTAGGACCCTGGACCACGCGGGAAAGACCATAGACTTTAACACTGCCTTTGGGGACGTCGAGACTCCCCCTAGCTGGGGTAGACCTACCTCAGACAGGCACAGGGAGGCCATGGTCCTGTCCATCCACCCGGCGGGCAGGTCCGTGTTCTTTAGGCGCTACGACTTTACCGCCGCCAACCCGGGCAGGGTCACCAGGCTCGCAGACTACTCGGCCGTCATGGCCAAGCTGGACGTGGCCAGGCAGAGGAAGCCCGCCTGGAACACTGATGCCACCAAGGCCCACAGGCTAAAGAGGGTGACGGAGCTCACTGCCATGCTCACGGCGGACCTCGCCGACGACAGGCAGACTTGGCTCAACGTGGGCTTTTGCCTGTGGCAGCAGACTTCTGGGTCGGCGGAGGGCTACAAGGTTTGGCTTTCTTTCAGCAAAAAGTCAGACAAGTGCGACGAGGACGAGTGCTGGACCATCTGGAACAACCAGATGAGGCCCAACAGTTTCACCGAGGGCACCCTGGTCTACTTGGCCCAAAAACACAACCCGGGAGCCTACCTAAACTGGCTCCAGGTAAAGTCCACTCCCGTCAACGACATCGGCACCAACGTGGCCATGGCAAAGATTATGTGGGACTATTACGGTCACCAGTTTGTGTGCTGCGGTGGCAAGACCCAGACCTGGTACAGGTTCGACGGCCTGACGTGGGTAGAATCCAACCAGGGCACTGACCTCAGGAGCCTCATCTCGGCCGAGGGCGGGCCCCTCAGGAGGCTCCTCATGAGGCAGTTGGACGCCGTGACTGCGGCCAAGGCCAGGGGAGGCAGGGACTCTGGCAACGAGGACGAGGATGACGAAGAGGACTTGGCGACAGGCGAGGATGACGCTAACCCCTGGGACTCAGAGCTGAGGAGGCTAGACTCTGAGGTGCTCGACGCTATGGTAAAGAGGCTGAGGAACAACCTCAAGGGCATAGAGATGACGGGCGTCAAGAACAACGTGCTGAGAGAGTGCGCCGAGCTCTTTTACCAGCCAGAGTTTGGGGACGTGATAGATTCTGATCCTCTGCTGTTTGCATTCGCCAACGGCATCTACGACTTTAGAGAGGGGTGCCTGAGGGACGGGAGGCCCGAGGACAAGCTGTCGAGGAGGGCCCCCGTGGACTTTGTAATGTTTGGTCCCATCCCCAAGGCCAGGCACCCGGACAACTCTCCGGTCATGAGGCCCAAGAGGATGCCAGGCGAGAGCGTGCAAGACCACGCGAGGAGGCTCGCAGAGTGCTTCGAGCAGGACGACGTTTCGGCGTCTGCGGGGACGATGGGCAAGGAAGACGTGGAGAGCTTTTCGTGCAACCCCAAGGACTTTAAGGGTCCAGTGGCCAAGCTCTTGGCATTTTTCGCCTCAGTCTTTCCCGACGAGGGTACCAGGAGGTTCTTTCTGAGGAACGCCGCGGCCACCTTTGTGGGAGGAAATCCGGACAAGGTGGTGCTCTTTTGGACGGGGACGGGAAACAACGGCAAGACCGTCACCCAGACCCTGTTTGAGAAGATGCTGGGCTGCTTTGCGGTAAAGATGAGCACCCAGACCCTGACGGGCAGAAAGCCCTCTGCCGGTTCCGCCAACCCCGAGATGGCCAGGCTGGGAGGAGGAGTGAGGTGGGCCGTGATGGAGGAGCCCAACTCTGACGAGACTATCAACGCGGGCACCCTCAAGAGCATGACTGGTAACGACTCTTTTTTCGCCAGGGACCTCTACTGCGCCGGCAAGACCACCTTCGAGATTAAGCCCATGTTTAAGCTTCACGTCATCTGCAACACGCTGCCGGGCATCAAGGACGCCGACCAGGCCACATGGAACAGGGTGAGGGTCGTCCCCTTCGAGTCCACCTTTGTGACTCCCGGCACCACGGCCCCGGCCGACGCCAAGTACGTTTTTCCGGCCGACACGGACATCACGAGGAAGCTCGACAGGCTGACGGCCCCCCTGGCCTGGTACCTGGTCTACTGCTGGGCCTGCATACAGAACGAGCGCGTCAAGTACGTGCCTCCTCCCAAGGTGATGGAGGCCACCATGGCCTACCAGAAGGAGCACGATCTCTTTAGGCAGTTTGCCGAAGAGATGCTGAGAAAGGACCCAGACTCTACGCTGACTTGCGACGACGCCTACACGACCTTCAGAGACTGGACGTCTGCAAACTCTCCCCATGGGACGGTGAGGAGACCGAAAGGACAGGTCGTCAAGTGCCTGGAGGCTATACTGGGGAAAAAGACTGTAGACGGATGGCCAGGGTACGCCGTGGGAGCCGAGCAGCAAGAGTAGGACTGATATGCCCGGGTCAAGACTTTTACCGAGGTGGAAAAGACTTGGGGAGCACACAAGACTGTGTTTCTGCCCATGGGAATAGCCGCTTGCAACAGTCTAAGACGGTGAAAGTGTAAGTAAGTTTCTAACCCTCTGAGAGGGATTAGAAACTACACGTATATGCTAACATTATCCGAGATGGATAGAAATATCTTTAGACATTCTCTTTCAGACTAAATATCTTACGATATTACCATTGCGATACTATTATCTTAAGATATTACCATCTCTATATGTGCATTCCGTTCCATAAAGGGAAATGATGTAGTAAATTACACCTTTCGGGACCATTCACAGCAGTGACGTATCCCATACCAAAACTAAACTCGCAACAATGAGAGTCTCACAGACGAGCTGGATTGTGTCCCGCATGCTAGAGTATCCTCGAGGAGGATTCTTCTACAGCACCGACATGGCCTGCATGATGGAGGGTCTCGCAGAGGAGCTAGCAGGAGGACACAAGGACGAGGTCCTCATAGTCTCTGGGAGAAATGGAGACGATGAGGTGTTTAAAGAGTTTCCAAACGTCAGGGCGGCTGACGGTCTCAAGGGTCCAAATTCCATCGACCCCGAGACCAAAATGGTCCTGATAATAGCCGTCTCTCCGACGGCAATCTCCAATGCTCTGGCCGCCACGCTGCAAGAGTTTCTCATTCCGGTGTGGGTCTTTTGCAACCGCACCAGGACCCCGACTGCCTCTGTCACTAAGAGGCTGGGAGACAAACTGTGGCCCAAGGGTACCTACACCCCGTACATCTGCGAAAAGGCAGGCGTCAGCGAGGTGGTTACCTACAATCAGCCAGAGTCTGAAAAGTTTGTGGCCTTTATGTCCGCCGCCCGGCAGATCATGAACAAGAGAAATGCCAAACAGACTATGCAAGAGTTGGCGTTTCTGCCTCACCTAGCCTTTGCAGAGATTGCCATGGAGGGCGACCAGGAGATGACGTCCACCCTGACGGCCAAAAAAGTCTCTGACATCAAGAATGAGCAGGTCAACGAGCTGGCATCTGCCATGTTTAGGACCGGCAAGTTGTCCCACCTGGACATGCTCTCTGTCCCAGACTGCGTCTACTCTTGCGGGGAGGCCCTCAAGAGAGAGGTGGCAAAGGCAAAGGCCAACAGAGAGAGATTTGTGGTGGCTTTGAGAAACGCTCAGTACAAAAAGTACACAGCCGGACTCTTGGAGGCAGGTACTCCTGTCAAGACCTTTACAGAGGTGATCAAGAACTGGGGGGCGTACGACACAATCTTTCTCCCCATGGGTGTGGATTGGACCTACACGGCCGGATCCAAGCTAATCCGCATGATGATGACCCCTGGATCTCACAAGACTGTGACGTTTGTGCCAGAATCTGACGACGTTCACGAGTTTTGCCACAACAAGCCCACTGTCGACACGATGGGAGTGAAGAGCGCAGCGACCAGGCTGGTGGCAGAGCTGAACCGCAGGTGGAGAAGGGACAATCCCGTGGACGCGTCTTAGGCTGTAAAATAGTTTAGAGACTGTAAGATAGTTTAGACCCCCCTTAAAATTCTTTAGACTGTAAAAAATCTTTAGCTAGCTAGTTTCCAACCCTCCGAGGTTGAGGGTTGGAAACTGTGTGACATTTTTACTCTGAAAGAGAATATCTTGTGATAGATTAAAGATTTTTAGCACAACATTTTTAGGCGGAAAAAGAATGAGATGTAATCTTAGTCTAAAGATTCTATCACAACATTTTTAGGTCTCTATAAAGAGTTCTATCCATGTGAAGATGATAGGTACATCAGGTTCGGCAAATGTGGCAGTACTTACCTATATTGCGCATGACGATGATCTCTCAAGTGGAATGGACAGTTGCCGCCGTAAAGCGTTACCCGGCGGGAGGCTTCATCACGGGGGACAACCTCTCAAGAGTCTTTGAGGCCTTACCCTGGAGGGTAGCGGTCGTCTCTGACGAGTTAGAAAAGTACGAGGGTTTTCCCATCCTGACCAAAGAAGACCGCGTGGGTAGTCTACGACGGGACAGAGACCCGAGCGACCGTGAGATCCTGGATGAGAAGGCTCTGGAGGGCAGAGACCTACGTCCCTCTCCTCACGCACAGGGGGTTCGTCACCGACGTCTGCGTCTACTCCCAGCCAGACTCTGAGCGCTACGTCTCTGTCATGACAGCCACTGCGCACTTTTACTCCAATAGGTTGGAGGTCCTGGAGGAGATGGCGTTTGTGCCTCACCTAGCCTACGCCAAGCTGGCCATGGGCAGGTACACCGTCCTGGATGGTTGCATGGGTGTCAAGGGTTCTGCGGACGTAGCTCCCCTCAACAGGTCTATGTGGTTCCTGACTGCCGCCGCGATACCCCACGGAGAGATAGACACCGACAGTCTCTTTTCGGACCCTGGAGCGGTTTACTCTTGCGGATCGGCGCTGAGGAAAGCGCTGGGGTCTCTGCCTGAGGGTTCCACGTCCGTGGTGGCCGTGAGGAACTCGTCGTACAGAAAGTACGTGAGGGGAATCTTGGGCCCCAACTTTAGAGTGGAGACGTTTACAAACGTCGTCAAGACGTGGGGCGTGTACGACTATGTCCTCCTGCCCATGGGTATATCGGACTCTTACAATCAGGGAAGGGACCTGATGGATAAGCTAGAGATGCCCGACGGGCACAGGGTGGTGACTTTTGCACCAGAAAACTACACCGTGAACGAGGTGCACTTAAACAGGCCTCTGAAGTATGCCATAAAGAAGATGGATCTCATCACCCCCATGGTCCTCAGGCACGTCTCTCTGAACAAGTAGGGTTCCTTAAACCGTTTCCACTTTTTGGAAACGGTTTACGGCGAGATGGTATCTTGTGATCATGGTTTTATTTGTAAAAGATTTTTGCTCAGTTTTAGATTTGCCCCAAAATTGCGTTTCAACCACCGTAATGAAACGAAACGAGGACCCGGTCGGCAACATATCCGGTCACTCTCTCAAACAATCGCAATGGATCCCACAAGCTTTGACAAAACCAAGCTCTGCTTTGGAAAGCCCACAAAGTTTTCCAAGGTTGCAGGAGCTCACATCATAAACATCCGATACGAGGATAATGTCACAAAGGCTAAAGTACCTCTCTCGTTCCACACACCCATCCTCTTTTCTTTCGGCGCCAAGACCAGCTCGTTCCAGGACGGGGACGACAACTGGTCCATGTCCCTGATGTGCTACGACACCAACAAAGGTCCCAGCCCGCAGGAGACTGCCTTTATCAAGGCACTCGAGGCCATCGAGTGCAGGGTAAAGAAGCACCTCAAGGACAAGGACGTCAAGAAGGCCACCGGAAAGTGGTATCAGGATCCTCTGATCGACATGATGAGCATGTTTTACAGAAAGATGGAAGACGGCGTGGTTGTCCCTGACAGGGCTCCAGCCCTCTACCCCAAACTCCTCAAGTCCAAGAACAACCCCGGACAGGTTGCCACTGGCTTTTACAAGTTTGTCAGAGGCAAGGAGGTAAAGATTCCAGTGGTCAAGGAAAAGTGCAGGGTTCTGTGTGACCTGGCCATAGATTCCATATTCCTGGGGGCCAAACCCTCCATCCAGATTAAGCTGGTGGACGTGTTTCTGGTTGAGCTCATCGGAGAGCGCAAAAAGACCCTGAAGCTGTCCAAGCTGCCTTCTGCTGTTCAGGCAGAGATTAACAAGTATTCGGCAGACACCGACGAAGAGGAGGAGGAAGAGGACAACGCCGAGGACACTGAGGAGGAGGAGGCGGATCAGTAAGACGCTCGTAAAAAAATTATCCCAATCTTTTGTTACCCTCTAGGGGTAACAAATGCAATGACTGTAAATGTTTAGACTTGGAGTGTTAAACACTGACGTTTAGGCCAAAGATTTTCTCAGAAAGCAGAGTGTGGCCAAACCGGACCTCTGGTACGGTTCTGACTAAGAGGACTCTTGCAGAGAGGACTCTGAGGACTGCGCGTTCTACTAGGGGACTAGCGTAAATCGGGGGTGGGCGGGGACCAAAAAAGGGGTTTAAAAATGAGGTATACTTTTGCAAGGAGTAAATTACTCTAAAACTACTGTCTGTTATATGGAAATATGGCACACAACAGGTTTTACAGCGAGATACTCCCAAGACAAGGAGACGTTACAATGTGCAGAGTCTTGCCTCATTCAGACTTTTGGGACGAAGGCGTTTACGTGTCCATGATGGAGTACGGAAACGTAGAGGGTTACGTGGCCATCGGCGTCGAAAACCACAGGGCCATCAGAAAGAGGTTCAGGAAACTTGCACCAAGCGCTGAAATGTGCATGACGGTCCTCAGGGTAGACCGCAAAAAGGGCTACGTGGATCTAGACGACAGGGCCGTGAATGCCGATCAGGCGTACGAATGTTGCTCCAGGTACCAGCTGAGGAGGACGGAGATGGCGGTCGCAAAGAGGGCGGCAGAGTACGCTGGAGTAAAGGGATCTGCAGTCTCTGACTTTTTGGACGAGACTGTGAGGGCCCTGAGACCCGGCTCCCTGATGTCTGAAACGGGAGGTCTAAAGATCTCTTCCGACCTGAAGCAGCTCCTGAAAGAGTTTGGAGCAGAGGCCGGCCTCGACAGAGCCGGTCGGGCTGAGGCTGTCGTGAGAGTTCCTGACGCCTTCTTTGGGCACGTCCTGAGAGGTGTGACAAATGCCTACGACGCAATGAAGGAGATGAGGCCAGACTCTGGGGTGAATGTGGCCGTCTACCCTCCCGAACGCGGGGTTGTGGCTGTGACTGTGATGGCCGGCGACTCTGAGGCGGCGTACTGGGGACTGCACACCGTGCTGTCTGAAGTGCGAGAGGTCGTAAAGGCTGCCGGGGGAGGACTGTGCCCCTTTGTGTAAAAAAAAAAGCTATATCGAGCAGAAGAGACCATAAGTCTTTTCCCATCGGTCCCAGAGGCCGATTGGAAAGGTTTGAGAGAATAGAGAGCGTCTGTAAATGTTGGTACATCTACTTATAGTATAAATGTTGGTACACCAATCTTTACTCTCCATATCTTCTGAAAGAGTATCTGGTATAAATGTTGGTACAATCGTCGGAAAAGAGTAAAGATATTCTATAAATGTTACCACACTCTCCTTATATTCGGAAAGAGTCTACAGCTTTGCGTGCATAACCCCAACGTCCGGCTGTAAACCTTTTTTGTTCTCAAAAGACTTTTTGTCACACATTGCTTTTTCCACGAGACACCAGTCTTGCGGTGTAAACCACCAGTGTCTTAAAAAGATGGCCAATTTTCTACGAGATGTAAACTGCGAGACAGTGTCCGAGTACGACGGCCCAGACGCCTCCATACCGGAGGGTGTGTGGGAAGGGTACGTGGGGCACGATCACGCCGCGCTGTGGCGCACGTGGTCCTACGTCTACGAATGCTGCAAAAAGGGCACGCTTGTCCAGTTTAGGGGAGGCAAGCTCGTGACCTTTTCCATGTTTGACAACCCGAGATTTTCCAACGGAGCGGGCATAGACGCCCAAAAGGTCCTGGACCTAGAAGACAGGGCCAGGGAGCTTCAGGGCTACGGCCCGGTAAACAGGAGGACGGACGTCATGCCCGTCGACAGGTGGACTCTCAACGGTCCCCTCCTGAGGTACGACAAGAGGGTTCTGGAGGACGTAGGGGGCACGGGATCCAACAGGACCATGGTCAGGGCGCAGCTGGAGGCCCTGCAGGACGAGAGGGACGTGCCCGACTGCGACTTTATCCTCAACGTGAGAGACTACCCACTCCTTCGCAGGGACGGCACGAGGCCTTACCCGCAGGTCTACGGCAAGGGCAGGCATCTCCCCGAACCGTGGGCGAGAGGGGGCCCTCACGTCCCCGTAGTGTCCATGTGCTCCGGTCCCACCTACGCCGACATAGCCGTCCCCACCTACGAGTGCATCGCTCACGCCTACACGTCCTCGGGCAGGACCCTACCCGCCGGGGGGAGATTCGTCAAAACCCCCTCGGCAGATTCCCTGCCGGCCTGGAAGGACAAGAAGGCCCTGGCCGTCTTCAGGGGTTCCAGCACGGGCGCGGGGACGTCTACGGAGGACAACCAGAGGCTGAGGGCCCTTCAGATATCCATGTCCAGGCCCGACTTGGCGGACGTGGGCATCACCAAGTGGAACCTGAGGCCCAGAAAGACTGAGAGGTATGATGAATACCGCATCATCGAGCCCTGGCAGTTTGGGAGAAAGTCCCCCTACCCCGCCGCCGCCAAGCCCATGACGCCGGAGCAGATTGCAGGCTACAAGTACGTCCTGTGTCTGTGGGGGCACGCTCCCGCCTTCAGGCTGGCCAGGGACCTGTCCCTGGGATCGGTGGTCCTGCTCCCTTCCCGTCCTCCCGGTCAGGAGGGACTGGACATGTGGCACTCGAGCGTCCTGAAGCCCTGGACGCACTACATCCCCGTGAGGGGAGACTTGTCGGACCTGGAAAAGAGGATAGAGTGGTGCAGGGACAACGACGCAGAGTGTGAAAAGATTGCCGCGGCGGGAATGGAGGCTTCCCTGAACCTCCTGGGGTGGGAGGGACAGCTAGATAGGTGGATGGACGTCTTGAGGTCCGTCAGGCTCGAGTGCTGCCCTGGAGGCTATGACATGCCCCCGTCTCCGTCCCTGGTGTCTGACTTTATGTGCGTCAGGCAGATGGCCTCCTTCCCGAGGTACGAAGACATCCCGCAGCCGTCCTCGCCCATGCCCGTCCTACCCAGGTGCAGCGGGACCTTGAGGGGATGGGGGCTGGCGGCATCCCTGGGATGGGACCTGGGAGACGCTGCCGAGGTCCTCAACGTCAAGAGGAGTACCGCGGTGCTGTCCAAGACGGTCTTTAACAACCTGATCTACAGGACCCCTCACCTGAGGTACACCTTTGGAGTGGCAGAGTCTGACCCAGAGTCCACAGCGGCCGTGATCCTGTCCGAGAAGCTGAAGGGGGCAGTCACCATGAGGTCCTGGCTGGAGGACTCGAGGGCCTGGGCGAGGGGCAGGAACGTGGCGTCCGTGTTGTGTCAGGTCTCTCAGGCTCTGCTGGAAGCCCAGGCCGCGGCCGGGACAGTGTTTGGGGACCTGTCCCTGGACACTATCCTCGTCGTCCCCAACCCCCTGCCCGAGTACATCTACCACGACGGGACCGGTGGCTCTTTCGGCCTCAAACTCATGCCCGAGGATAAGTGGGCTGTGGTGACCTATGGGGACTATACGAGGGCCAGGATCAGGGTCCTCAAGGGAGACGGGAGGAAGGGGCACCTGGCCGTAGTGGGACCCCAGCCCGTCTACACCAAACTGTCTGAGAGAAAGTGGCACGACATCTGCTGCCTGGTGTCTTGCATCCTCAGGACGGCCAGGACTTCCAAACGTCCCGCTGCGAGGGCCCTGGCGGCGGCCGTGGCGAGGGCTGCGGGCGTAAAGAGGCCTGACCTGGACGCCGAGGCCCTGGAGGCCACTCCGTACGAGGCCAGGGAAGAACCACTGACGCGATTCGGACCGGCAGAGTTCATCAAGGGTCTGGTGAGAGAGTTTAAGCTCGAGGAGGGGGGATGGGCGTGGATGGAAAAGAACAAGAACATAGAGAAGGTCCTCAGGCCCTGGGAGAGGGGGCTGCCTCTCTACCCAGTGAGGCTGTGGCTGTCGGGGGACAGGAAAGAGGCCATGAGGGCTTGTGTCTCTTCCGTCCTCAAGGCCGCTCCCCCCAGACCCGCCACCGCCGCCGGAGCCCACCACACCTTCCAGACCTACCTGAGGACGGTTGGGGCAGACCTCGACTCTTTCCCAGAGTGGGCCGCCGCTGCGGCCCACCTCAAGAGGCTGTGGAAGTCTCCCGGGTCCCTGCCCGCAGGTTCCGCGTCCCTCCGCGCCCCTTCCGTCCCTCCTCCCTGTCACGGACCGGCTTGGGCCCTGCCGTTTGGGACCAGGACCCCCGGAGAGTTCCCCAGCTGGTTCGACCCTTCTTGCCTCGGGGACTGGACAGAGGCCCTGGGTCAGGGAGCTCCCCTGTACATCGAGAATGGACCCGCCAAAGCGGGTTCGGACCCGGTGGCGGTCCACTCGGCATGGGAGACGGCGTCCCAGCTGTCTTTCGAGGAGGATGGGTGGACAGAGTCCGAGCCCAGGCCCGTCAGGAGAGAGGCTCACGTCAGGGCCAAGGAGCGTGATTGATGGCGGACAACGCGCCGCTTCGCCTCATACCACTTTAGTCCGAAAGACATGGATCCAAACGTCTTGAAGAATTTAAGCCTCATGCTTTCTAGGAGGGCCGGGGTCTCTGGGGGAGAACCTCCCAGGATGATAGAGTGGCCAGAGTACGGGCAGAGGAGCGAGCCCTGCGGGTCGCAGACAGTGTGGTATGTGGACCGTCCAGTCGGAGCTCCGTTTATAAAGGCCTTTGCCTCCGAGGTGGAGGAAAGGGGCGGAGGCATCCTGATACACGCTGGCAAGGTAACCTTCGACTCAGCAAAGAAGCTGGCGGCCATGAAAGAGGTGCAGGTGTTTGACGTAAAGTACTTTTCCTTCGACCTGATGGCCGTTGTTCCCGAGCACTCTCTGTGGAAGAGGCCTGGTGACAAGGGCTACCCCGAAAAGACTGCTCAGTCCTTTCCCAAGATTATGGCGTCCGACCCCGTGTGCAGGTACCACGGCTTCCGTCCCAGGGACCTGGTGCATGTCAAGCCCCACGACGTTTACATAGTGTGCTGAGAGAGATAGAGATCCAAGAAGAGTTCCCTCAAGTCCTCAGAGACGTGAGAGAACGAAATAGTACTGCTAGATAGCAGACGCTTTGGTGCCCGCCGGTTCCTCCAAGCTCGAGTACTGGTTCTCTTCAGACTATGGCATGATGCACTCTGTGTCTGTCTTTCCCAAAGACGGGACCCTGCTAAAGTCTGTCTCTGTCAATCAGACAGAGACGGAGGGAGAGGACGATATGCAACTGCCTGAGAATGCGGCAGTCGTCAGGATCCACGCGACGTTGGACTGCGCCATGATTAAACCCTCCATAGTGAGGGAGGTGTACGAAACGGACGGAACCTCGTACGGTTACATCCACTGCGACGCTCCCGCCCTGTTGAGGTCCCTGGAGGTCCTGGAGGATTAGTGGTGATATAATATATTCCCATCGGCAGATGTCGATAGGAATTGCGCAGTGTTTAAACCCGGAGCGCATACGACGCATCGAGGGATGTAAATCTTCCAAGAGGGTGCAGACTATAGATGTTACTCCACATTTTTTAGGTAGTGGAATGTCGCTGTCTCGAGATAGTAAAGATGTCTTAAGACGTCGGTACGTCTCATTCTCGTCCTAAAACTTTGTGAGAGAGAATATCCTAAGATAGTAAAGTTATAGTAAGATCTTTATCCTGAGATAGTAAAGTATCCTAAGATCTTTATACTAAGATGTTGCACCACATTTTTAGACAATGGACTGTCTTTGTCTTGAGAAAGTATCTTACGATAGTAGTAAAGATATCTTAAGATATTTCTTTAGTCTATAACTGTTTGTACATCTCCTTTCGTTACATCTCCTTCTCAGCCTAAAAATCTTAAGATATCTTAAGATGGTTATAGTCTTAAGATGTCACTCCACATTTTTACTCTCCATAAAGTTTCTGAGAGAGAAGAGACGTCTTAAGATGTATCTTGGGATAATGTTGGGCTTCTGAAATAATATCTTGCGATAGAACACAGTCTTGAGATGTTACGCTTACCGCTCGCGATACTAAAATGGATACTCCTTGTAAACTATTCTGCATAGAGCTAAAAGAGGGTTACGTGCCCGGGACGGTGTCCCACAACCACATGATGCCCTACTTTTTAGCGGGCTCCGGATGGCCCGTCGAGATTACATTTCACGCGGCCACGGTGGAGCTAAAGACCCAAGAAGACTTTCCCCCGGCCATCGGGATAGGAATCCACAACATGACGGGGGCTCCCGTCGTAGAGACCCCACACTCTGGCCGCACGCACTTTGTCTTTATCTTTCACTCCAAGTCTGGACGGTTCTCGGCCACCTACAAATGCATCCCGGTTCCCGTAGTGGTAAGGGACTATAAGACTGTGGCGTCCGTCAGCCTCACTGCTCTGTCCTTGAAGGACATAGTCGGCGTGAAGCTGTTTGGAACCGCGTGCGATAGATCCAGTTGATGATCCCGTCAAAACCTCGACGCTTGTATAATAAAAGATACTATACAAAATGGTTACTGTTACTGAACTGAGGGCTACGGCCAAGAACCTTGGAATAAGAGGATACTCTACCATGAGGAAGGCCGAGCTCGAGGAGGCCATCCGAGATCACGGAAGAGTCTCTGAAGCCAGAGCGGCTTCACCCAGGAGGTCTCCAGCTAGATCTCCGAGAAAGTCTCCAGCTAGATCTCCGAGAAAGTCTCCAGCTAGATCTCCGAGAAAGTCTCCAGCTAGATCTCCGAGAAAGTCTCCAGCTAGATCTCCGAGAAAGTCTCCAGCTAGATCTCCGAGAAAGTCTCCAGCTAGATCTCCGAGAAAGTCTCCAGCTAGATCTCCGAGAAAGTCTCCAGCTAGATCTCCGAGAAAGTCTCCAGCTAGATCTCCGAGAAAGTCTCCAGCTAGATCTCCGAGAAAGTCTCCAGCTAGATCTCCGAGAAAGTCTCCAGCTAGATCTCCGAGAAAGTCTCCAGCTAGATCTCCGAGAAAGTCTCCAGCTAGATCTCCGAGAAAGTCTCCAGCTAGATCTCCGAGAAAGTCTCCAGCTAGATCTCCGAGAAAGTCTCCCAGAAAGTCTCCCGCTGTGAGAAAGTCTCCAGCAGCCAAACTCCAAGCTGGAGATAGACCAGCTTCCATGAACATTTGCAAGAATCTGCCCAAGCAGAGGCTGGTGGACATTGCCACAGAGATGGGAATAGACCTGAACAGAGAGTCAGACGGTAAACCAAAGACCAAAGACCAGCTGTGCGCAGATATCATGGGAGGCGCTGGGAGAAAGTCTCCCAGAAAGTCTCCATCTAGGTCTCCAGTGAGAAAGTCTCCAGTGAGAAAGTCTCCAGTGAGAAAGTCTCCAGTGAGATCCCCTAGAAAGTCTCCAGTCAGAGTCCCGTCGCCGGTCAGATCCCCGGTGAAGGAAAAGACTCCAGTAAGATCCCCCGCCAGATCAGAAGACGCAGGGTCAGACTTTGCTCCCAGGCCTAGGAGAGGCAGGGCCGTACGCCTAGACTATGATGAGGACGACGACTACAGCTATGGCGCGTCGACTGACAATCTCTTCTCTGGGTACAAAGAGATCCCGTTCCCTACAAGAAAGCGCAGGACAAGAAAGCCTGAGAAGGTGTTTGTGGACGTCAGATTGCCACACACCCTCACAGACTCTGAGGACGAGGACGACATGGTTGAGGTGCCAGAGCTCGAGGATAAAGAGATAACGAGGCCAGGAGTTTTGTCTCCTTACTCTGACAAAACCTTTGAGAGAGAATACATCTCTCAGGGAGGAGCGGACTACATCTCTCAGGGAGGAGCGGACTACATCTCTCAGGGAGGAGCGGACTACATCTCTCAGGGAGGAGCGGACTACATTAACTACATGTACCTCACAGAGTGCGCTCTAGAGTCTGACGAATCCTTTGAGAGAGGCGCGAGACCAAAGACCAACAAGAGAGACTCTAACAGAGCAGTCAGAGAGGCCGCCGCAGCCGCGGCCATAGCCAGAGCCCTAGACAGACGGTCTCAGAGCGGGAACGGCGAGCCTGTGGTGCGTCACAGATCAGCCCCGACGGATTCTATCAGAGAGTCCCAACGGGACATCGCAGAGCCCCAACGGGACATTGCAGAGCCCCAACGGGACATCGCAGAGCCCCAACGGGACATCGCAGAGCCCCAACGGGACATCGCAGAGCCCAGGAAAGTCAGGTTCAGAGAAGCGGGATCCGCGGATGTTAGGGTGTTTGAGAGGGACGAGCCCAAAGAGTACGGCAGGGTCCCCGTCAGGCCCCCTCTGTTTATGCCCGCCGGAGAGCCTCTCCAGCCCCTAAAGTTTAGACCAAAGACTCCAAAGATTGACGACACAATCCACAGGGCCCAGATGGTCCTGCCTTCCAAACCCAGTCAGAAGGAGACCGACGACTACTATAAGCAGTTTGCCGGAGAGGCCGTCAGGCCATCCGAGCCCGTCCAGTGGGACAAGGACGATCAGGTCCTGTACCACAAGGTCCCGGCGTGGGACGACTCTTCCTACGCCGCGGCGGTGTCTGCGTGGCCAATGTCGGTGGACCCCAAGCAGGCAGAGAGCGTCTTTGCAGAGTTTGAGCAGCTGTCTGCCCAAGACTCTGATCTGATAAAGGTCCGCAAGTCCATCATGAAGGCTCTGGGATACTAAAAGAAAAACCCCAATGTAAAATATTTCTCCCAAAAAAAAAGATGCATAAAAATTTTTAATCCCTTATAGGGATTAAAAACCTAAGATGTCTGGAATACAGTTGGATAAAGAGACTATCCTCAAGTACTCTTCCGCCGTCCTCGTGGCCCTGTCTGCAGTCGTGGCAGTCATGATGGTGTCTAATAACTCTGAGTCCTGGAAACCCATCCTGGTGGGAGCAGTCGTCGCCGCTAGCGGCGCCGGCGCCTACCAGTCTTGGTGGCCCAAACAGTCTTGAGCGCGCCGTAAAACAGCGTCTGTAGTTTTAGCGTAACATAGCCTCGTGACGGGGCTATGTTACCAAACATTGTGTGCGACCTTTTCAGACCCTCACCCCGCATATAAAAATTTTAAAAGGTCCAGATAGGTAAAAAAAAGACAATGAGTGCAGGACACCTTCGCAAACGTCGCTACGTCAAAGTGGGCGACATTCATGACATGGGCCCCATCTTGGGAGGAGTACACGACGTGTCTTCTCCTCCCCCCAACGTGCATTATCAGCAGCAGGACGATCCCAACGATCCAGGATGCATGATCCACTACCCTGGAGAGGGATGGTTCTCCAACATGAGCACCGTAGAGAAGCTCATGTTGGGAGCCGTGATAGTGGCAGCCGTCGTGGTGGGAGTGAGGATGTTTATGTCGTCTGGAAACTCTAGTGCGACTTCGTCCTTTTCCACCGCCCCCTACTTTATGGGCTGATGAAAGATTATTAAGCGTGAGCGCTGTCATAGCGTTTCCGCTCGAAACTGTAAAAAAACCGTTTTGCAGAGGAACGGGAAAATCGTCAACGTCATGAGGGTATACAACATGAGGACTCTTTTCGCGTCGCTGATGTACGCGGACCCTGACGGGGCAGGGACGAAGAGGACGGGCCGCTGGGACCCCGCGGACCCCGCGGACCCCGCGAACCTGCGGGCAATCTGATTGCGCGCCAGGGTCCCAAGGGCGACGCGGGTCCCCGTGGCGGCACAGGTCCAAGGGGATCCAGGGGCCCAAGGGAGGGGACGGTTCCAGGGGTGAGGAGGGAGAGGCGGGTACGTCTGTCGGCGGAGGGGTGGGTCCTTCTGGTCCCGCCGGCCCCGTTGGTAGGAGGGGACAGGTGGGTGACATTGGCCCATAGGACCACTGGGTCCGACTGGGACATGGGCATGATGAGTCCTCGGGGCCTCAGGGGTCCCGACTGATACCCCACCATCCTGGACCTCTACCAGTGGCAGGCCATAACCATATCATCCACGCCCGGTCTCACGGGTCTAAACGGTCCGATCGGCACCAGGGGCACCAGGGGCACCAGGGGCACCAGGGGTCCCAGGGCCACCAGGGGTCCCAGGGCACCAGAGGCACCAGGGGCCGCAGGGAAACAATGGGGGTGTAGGCATCTTTGGTATAAAGGGACCAAACAGAGACATTGGTAGGGAGGAGCCCAGAGGGCTAAAGGGCGACAAGGGACCCCCGGGGACTCTTGAGACTCCCTACGAGATGGGATGGTTCCAGTATACCCGGAAAGGAAAAAGGAGACATGTCTTTTCGCATCGTGCATCTGTAGCATCTTGCATCCGTACTATGTAAACTATCTGTTTGGAGCCGACATAGACGCGCAGACGGTCCCCGTGGGGACGTGGGGCCCGAGTGGCCCCATGGTCCCGACATCGTAGTGGACGGCGTGAAGGGTCCGAATGGAGTCGCGGGTCCCAATGGGCCCGCTGGTGAGACTGGTCCCGCAGGTCCTGAGGGTCCAAAGGGCCCTAGGGGGGCAGGTAGGCCAAGACGGGGATCTGATAGCGGACGACGCGGGGCCCGACGGCCCAAAGGGTCCCGTTGGTCCCGGGAGACAGAGGTCCAAAAGGCCCGACACGCCAGGTAGCGGCATCGCAGAATACTAGATGGAGATGTAGATTGAGACGTTTGGTACCGTGTAATCGGTAACAAAAGAATAGTGAGATGTTGTAGTAAAACCTTTAGGTCTGGATATTATCTCTGAAAGACCGTCTTAGGATAAAATCTTAAGATATTCTTTCAGAAGATTTCTAGGATAAGAAGGAGATGTACCATCTTAATATTACTACTATCGTAAGATATCTTTACTATTTTCTCTCGGAAAGTTTCAGGAGATGTTACATCTTAATATGTTACATCTTAGTCTTTACTCTTTCAGAAACTTTTAGGACTAGAAGGGATGCGAGAAGTCTTTAGGCGACCGCCGTCTTAAGATGCCGACCCGGTGCTCTAGCTAAATATGTAGACGTCGTGTTTTAAAAAAAACCATGCAAGTTTTTCTAGATTTGGATGAGACTCTGATCCACTCGATCCCGGTGTCCAGGCTGGGATGGACAAAGAGTAAGCCGTATCCGGTCAAACCGTTTACGGTCCAGGACGCCGGCACACCCCTGTCTGTCATGATGGGGTCCAGCAAGGCGGTCAACGATGGTCGCAAGAGGCTGGCCACGAGGCTGTCGCTCTTCAAGAGAACGGTGCTCACGGACCACATCATGTGCTGGAGACCCACCCTGAGGACCTTTCTCAACGACCTCGTTGATTCGGGCTACAAGATAAACGTGTGGACGGCGGCTTCCAAACCTTATGCGCTTGAGGTCGTCAAGGCCCTCAACCTTAAGAGCTACGGGATGGGACTCCTGGTGACCGCGCAAGACTACCCAAAGGGGTCCGTAAAGAGGCTAAAGTACCTGACGGGCCTGGACGCCGTCAAGATACCCCTGTCAAACACGGCCATAGTCGACGACAGGGAGGAGGTAAAGAGGGCTCAGCCTACCAGGGCGGTACACATCAAGCCCTTTACGGCATCCAGGGCAAACACGGCGTGTTCCGAGTCTGACGAGCTAAAGAGGGTCACCGCTTCCCTCGCCATCATAGCGGACAGGAGCAGGAGGAGGTGACTGCTATCTGCTCCTGAACACACCTTCAAGAGATTCTTGGTCAGAAACTCTCCAGTCTTTGCGGACCCCGGCCTTGACTTGAAACCGTTTCCGGTCTCCGGGCCTGTATAACGCACATCCAAGTTTTTAAGCAAAACAATGACGAGCGCAGTGTCTTTCCCGATCACAAGCCAGGCCAGTGACATGCTCTCCAAGTTTTACGGCTCGGACCTGGGGTCCCTCTACGGGACCCTGGCCAAAAAGTACAGCGGAGGCAAGCCGGAGCTGGCAGAGAAACTGAGAGACTACGCCTGCAAGGGATGGTTCGGTTACTCTTCCCCCATCCTGACTTCTGTCACCGGGTCGGGCCTGCCCATCTCTTGCTTTCTCCTCTACGTCCCCGACACCATCGAGGGTCTTGTCGACCACACGTCCGAGCTCAGGTGGCTGTCTGTCATGGGAGGAGGAGTGGCGGGCCACTGGGACGATGTGAGGGGACCCAGCGCAAAGTCTTGCGGCACCATCCCCTTTCTCCACACGGTGGACGCAGACATGTCTGCCTACTGGCAGGGCAAGGTCAGGAGGGGATCCTACGCAGCCTACATGTCCATCTCTCACCCCGACCTCATAGAGTTTATCACCATGAGGACCCCGACCGGAGACGTCAACAGAAAGAATCTGAACCTCCACCACGGGGTAAACATCACCGACACCTTCATGAGGTGCGTCGAGAGGGGAGAAAACTGGGACCTGGTGGACCCAAAGTCGGGGGCCGTGGCTCACACTGTGAGCGCCAGGGAGCTCTGGGAGAGGATCCTAGAGACTAGGTTCAGGACCGGGGAGCCCTACCTGAACTTTATTGACGCCGCAAACAGGGGCCTCCACCCGGCCCTCAAGCGCAAGGGTCTCAAGATCAGGGGCAGCAACCTCTGCAACGAGATACACCTCCCCACGGCCGCAGACAGGACCGCAGTGTGCTGCCTGTCCTCCGTCAACCTCGAGAGGTACGACGAGTGGAAGGAAACGGACCTGGTAGAGTGCCTGGTGGAGATGCTCGACAATGTCATCCAGACTTTTGTCGACGAGGCTCCCCTCAAGACGCCTCACACCGCCAGGGCCGTGAGGTCTGCTGCTGGCGAGAGGTCCATTGGTCTGGGCGCCATGGGCTGGGCCAGGTACCTACAGAAGCACAGGATTCCCTTCGACTCTGAGGAGGCGGTGAGGCTGACGGGGATAATATTCAGAGGTATAAAGAGCGCAGCAGTCAGGGCCACCAGGGCCCTAGCCAAGGAGAGGGGAGAGGCACCGGACCTGACCGGGTACGGGGTGCGCAACGCTCACCTCTTGGCCGTGGCCCCCAACGCCAACAGCGCCCTCCTGCTCGGGACGTCTCCTAGCGTCGAGCCAGAGATTGGGGCAGCCTATGTCCACAGGACCAGGGTGGGTTCCCACCAGGCCGTCAACCCCTACCTCAAGAGGGACCTGGAGTCGTTGGGGCTGGACACGGAAGAGGTCTGGGACTCTATAGTCTCGAACAAGGGGTCTGTGCAGCACATTGCCGCCCTCCCCGACTCTCTGAAAAAGGTTTACAAGACTTCCTTTGAGATGGACCAGAGGGTCATAGTCAGGCAGGCAGCAGAGAGGCAGAGGCACCTGTGCCAGGGCCAGTCCCTCAACCTCTTTTTCCCCATGGGAGCGGACAAGACCAACCTGTCGGACGTTCATAGGCTGGCCTGGAAGTCTGGATGCAAGGGCCTCTACTACCTGAGGACCTGCGCCGGGAGGACCGGCCACAAGATCTTTGAGGCCAAAAAGAGCCCCGAAAAGACTGAAGAGTGCACCGCCTGTCAGGGTTAGAGCGGTAAAAGTTTTATAGGATCCAAACACGATCCTAGGAAACTGGACCTTACAGACTTTGTTTTTTTTGTACATTTTTATCTGCATATGGTACGCTTTCAGTACAACGATGACTTCTTACTACGACACCCTAAAGGCGTTGGCAGCAGAGTCTGACTCTACCGGGTCAGAGCGCGCGACGATAAGGATGTACCTGGCCATGTTTTCAAACTCCTCCCTGAGACCAGCAGTCTCTGACACCGTGGCCTCCATACTCGGGACTGACTCTCTAGATCACGAGGATGCGGAGAGGATGCTAAAATTTAAGCTTTTGTTCTTTTCGGGATCAGCCAACGCTAGCGCTACGTCTCACTATCCCAAAGCTGCTGACCCTCAGAGATTTGCGCGCTCCGTTTTGAGGGGTCCGTCTCGAGTCAGGAGACCTGCCCGAAACTCGGCTTCCAGGCCCGTCAGACGGTGACTGGGACGTCAGACGATAACTGGAACGGACGAAAAAGAAAGGGTTTTTTTTGTACAAGATACTTTTTGTACAAAAAAGGTATTGCAATGATACGAGCATTGTGCACAATCGTGCTTATCGCGGCCGGTGTGGCCGTCGCGCTGTACTTGTCTCTCGCGTACGGGTACTACAAGAGCTTTGGTGTCCCAGACGCCAGCTGGCTTACTGCTCTCACCGGCGATCGGCCCGACGCCAAGGTGCCTTTCTTTGACAAGGTTGTCGGGGAGGCGCCCGAGGACAAGGCGGCGTACACCGAAAGACCATACCCGGTGTCATCCACTCAAAGTCCTACCACCACTCAGAGTCCTACCACTACAACTCTGAAACCGACTACAATAGCCGTCTTGGCTTCCATCGGCGCAACTCCAACCCCTGTCGTGTGTCGCAACGTCAGGGGGGACATGCAAGGGATCGGGTGTAACGTGGTCATGAAGAAGACTGTAGCCGCGGCCCCAAAAGTCCAACCAGAGGCCAAGAAGGACAATGTCAACGCTCGGTATCGGCACGGCATGTTGCACCCCCTCAGGAGAAGGCGCAGTCTGTTTGGCGTTTGGAACATCCTAAAGAAGCTTGCCATAGCGGCTCCAGACGTATAAAAGATGGACGTGTAAGACTATATACCGTGACACCACCTCACGCTGATATACCTTGATACGATATAACTTGTATATATACTCATGGGCAATGTATATGCTCTTTACTCTCGAGGTGAGAGCAAAGACTATTGTGTGTGAGATGCAACGACATTTACAGACTCTCTCTATAGCTTTTCAGACTAAAAATGTGTTACAATATTTATAGACTAAGGATAAGATTATCTCTATATTCTTTCAGAAGATATGGAGATGGTACCAACATTTATAGACTCGCCAACTCTCTTTCTTTCAGCATAAAAATGTGTGCTAACATTTACACTCGCTCAAACAGTTCTCTTCCAGCCACGCTAATTTTTCCCCAAAGAGTGTGAGAAAAATTACAATGAGAGTCGTGGTAAACGCAAAAGCTTTAGACGTGCCCGTTGGCATGTCTTTCACAGAGTGGACCAGGACCCTGTCTCCCGGTAGCTCTCCTAGGTTCCTGGCCTGGAACCCAGTCAGGCCCAGGACCTTCAAGGACGTCACCGACCCGTTTTGGAATGGGAAGGTGTTTGATCTGCTAAGGGTCGTAGCGGGAAAGGACGACCTCCTGTTCCCAGCGTCAGAGATCCAAGAGTGGTTAGAGTACGCTCCCGACGTGGACCTAGCGGAACTGGAGAGGATATTTGTGGCCACTCACCGCCACAGGGGCATGATGGGGTTTGCGGCGGCCGTGCAGGACAGCCTCGTCCACGTCGACCCAGACTCTGTGGACGTCACCAGGGTAAAGGACGGCCTGCACAAGGAGCTCGACGAGCATGCCTCAAAGGCGGCGGCGACCGACGTCAGGCTAAAGAGGCTGAGGTCCATCAAGCCCGTGGACGGTTTCTCGGACCCGGTCCTCATCAGGACCGTGTTTAGCGTGACTGTGCCCGAGTTTGGAGACAGGACGGCGTACGAGATTGTGGACTCTGCGGTGCCCACCGGATCGTGCCCCTACATCTCCGCTGGACCTTTCGTCAAGACCATCCCGGGGTTCAAGCCCGCCCCAGAGTGGCCGGCGCAGACCGCTCACGCCGAAGGCGCAGTCTTCTTCAAGGCAGACGCAGAGTTTCCAGACACCAAGCCCCTCAAGGACATGTACAGAAAGTACTCGGGGGCTGCGGTGGTGCCCGGGGACGTGACTTACCCCGCGGTGATTACCTTCGACGTGCCTCAGGGTTCCAGGCACGTTCCGCCAGAGGACTTTGCGGCCAGGGTGGCAGAGTCCCTGAGCCTGGACCTGAGAGGTAGACCCCTGGTGGAGATGGGGAGGGTTGTCAGCGTCAGGCTGGACGGGATAAGGTTCAGGCCCTACGTCCTCACGGACCTCCTCGTGAGCGACCCTGACGCCTCTCACGTCATGCAGACCGACGAGCTCAACAGGGCCCACAAGATAAAGGGGACAGTGTATGCCCAGGTCTGCGGGACTGGACAGACCGTCTCCTTTCAGGAAAAGACTGACGAGGACAGCGGCGAGGCCTACGTATCCCTGAGGGTGAGGGCCAGGGACAGGAAGGGAGTCGAGGAGCTCATGGAGGCCGCCGGGAGGGTGATGGCCATCTACTCGAGGAGAGAGTCCGAGATTGTCTCCTTTTACGCCTCGTACGACAAGACTGTCGCCAAGGAGGCCGCTCCACCCAGGCCTCCCAGAAAATCCAAAGCCCCCGAACCAACCGGGGACAAAGCAGACAGGAAACTTCTCAGGACCCTGGCCCCCGACATCTTTCTACCTACCTACTCCAGAAAGTGCCTCCACATGCCCGTGATCCTGAGGGGAGCAGAGCTAGAAGACGCGAGGAAAAAGGGTCTGAACCTCATGGATTTCCCTCTCTTTGGAGAGTCGGAACGCCTCACCTACGCCTGCAAGCACCCCCAGCACCCTTACCCGGGCCTCAGGGCCAACCTGCTCCCCAACAAGGCCAAGTACCCTTTCGTACCCTGCTGCTACTCCAAGGATCAGACGGTGAGACCAAACAGCAAGTGGACGGCCTACACCACTGGCAATGCGGAGGCCAGGAGGCAGGGCAGGATCAGGGAGGGGGTCATGCAGGCCGAACCCCTGCCAGAGGGAGCCCTCATCTTCCTCAGGAGGGTCCTGGGTCAGGAGACTGGGTCCAAGTTTTTCGCGCTGAGGACCGCGGGAGTACCAGAGACCCCGGTCAACGCGGTGCACGTGGCCGTGTTTCAGAGGTCCCTGACTGCCGAGGAGCAGGCCGAGGAGAGGGCGGCCATGGCCTTGGACCCTTCGGCGATGGGGGCCTGCGCGCAGGAGCTGTACGTGGAGCCCGACGTGGACTGGGACAGGTGGAGGAGAGAGGTGGGGGACCCCAACGTCCCGTTTAACCTCCTCAAGTACTTTAGAGCCCTTGAGACCAGGTACGACTGCGACATTTACATCATGGACAACAAGAGTATCATCCACACCAAGGCGGTGAGGGGGAGGCTCAGGTACAGGTCCAGGAGACCCACGGTGATACTCCACCTGAGGGAAGAGTCCTGCGTCCCCGTCATGACGCCTCCATCCGACTGGTCCAGGGGACCAGTGAGGAACGGCATACTGACCTTCTCCCCCATCGACCCCATCACCGTCAAGCTCCACAACCTGTACCAGGACTCTAGGCCCGTGTACGTGGACGGTGTCAGAGTGCCTCCGCTGAGGTCTGACTGGCTCCCCTGCTCGGGTCAGGTGGTGGACAGGGCGGGGAAGGCCAGGGTGTTTGTAGTCACTCCCACGGGAAAGATGTCCAGGGGATCCTTTACCCTGGTGACTTGGCCTATGCCCCCCCTGGCTGCTCCCATCCTGAGAACGGACACTGGTTTCCCCAGGGGCAGGTCTGACGGCCCCCTGTCCTTCCTGGGCTCCAGGTTCGTCCCGTCGGGCTACAGGAGGTCGGTGGAGACGGGGGCAATCAGGGAGATTACGGGCATCCTGGACGGCGCATGCGAGGCCTGCCTCCTGACTCACGACCCGGTCCTCGTCCCCGACCCCTCTTGGTCCGACGGCGGTCCTCCCGTCTACGAGGACCCCGTCCCCTCCAGGGCCCTGGAGGGGTTCACGGGAGCTGAGAAGAAGGCCAGGATGTTAGTAGAGTACGCAAAAAAGGCAATCTCCATCAGGGAGGGATCGTGCACCCAAGAGTCCATCAGGAGCTTCGCTGCAAACGGGGGGTTTGTGGTGTCCCCCGGGGCCCTGGACGGGATGAAGGTCTTTAACCCCAGGTTCGAGGCCCCGGGACCCTTTGCTGAAGCAGACTGGGCTGTCAAGGTCCCCGACGTAAAGACCGCCAGGAGGCTGGTGTACGCCCTGCGGGTTGCGTCGGTCAACGGGACATGCCCGGTCCAAGAGTACGCCTCGGCCTCCCTGGTGCCCAACTTTTACAAGACCTCCACCGACTTTGTCCAGTCTCCCGCGTACACCATCAACGTGTGGCGCAACGACCTAGACCAGTCTGCTGTAAAAAAGACTAGGAGGGCCGTCGTGGACTGGGAACGGGGCCTTGCGGTGCCGTGGCCCCTGCCAGAGACCGAGCTCGGATTCTCGTACTCTCTGAGGTTCGCGGGTATATCGAGGACGTTCATGGCCATGAACCACCCCACCTGGGAGTCTGCGGCTTTCGCAGCCCTCACTTGGGCCAAGAGCGGCTACTGTCCCGGTGTGACCAGCAACCAGATCCCAGAGGGTGAAAAGGTTCCCACCTACGCCTGTGTCAAGGGTATGAAACCGGCCAAGGTGCTCGAGTCTGGGGACGGGACTCTGAAGCTGGACAAGAGTTCTTACGGGGATGTGAGAGTGTCGGGCGTGATGATATACAGGGCCTCCGAGGGAAAGCCCATGCAGTACGTGTCTCTTCTGATGTGAGACATTAAAACTTTGTAGTACGTGTCTCTTCTGGTGTGAGACATTAAAACTTTGTAGGAGACATTATCGCTAGCGATAATGTCTCTGTGTGGACTTGTTCGGAAACGTTCTGAGAGATTAGACAACATTTATAGAATGTCTTGAGATATAGTACATCTCCTTCTTGTCCTAGATCTTCTGAAAGAATACAGACTCCAACATTTATACTTGCTAATGTTTAGAATCTTTATCTTAAGATATCTTAAGATATAGTACACATCCTTCTTGCCCTAGATCTTCTGAAAGAATATCTTCTGAAAGAACACAGACTCCAACATTTATACTTACTAGCGTAGATATACCAAAGATATCTTAAGATATATTACATCTCACTTTCATCCTAAAATCTTTTTCTGAGATAATACAAACTCTGTATTCTCTCAAACTATATACAGTGTCACATAAATTTCTATCCCCTAATGGGGACAGAAATTTAGTAGTATCCAATTATTTGCTGTCTGTAAATTTATCTGAGGAAACTGCCTCTATAGTTGGATGGGAATCTGGAGACTAGAGAAGGGTGGAGTTGTTCCTGCGCGGCCAAATCGTGGTTGAGGCCTTTGGATGCCGGTTGCTGCTGCTCACGCTCCTTGCGCTCCTTCTCTGCCGTGGCAAAGGGGCACACGTATGCGTCGCGCCTCAGATTGGCTGGGATTGTAAACCCAGACGTAGAGGGGGCGGGAGCCGTAGCGGGGACGAACAGGGAGGATGGTGGTGCAAACATGGAGGAGGTGGATGACTGTGCTGGTCTAAACAGTGAGGCTGGAGCACTAACTGCTGGAGCACTAACTGCTGGAGCACTAACTGCTGGAGCACTAACTGCTGGAGCACTAACTGCTGGAGCACTAACTGCTGGAGCACTAACTGCTGGAGCACTAACTGCTGGAGAACTGCTGGAGCACTAACTGCTGGAGCACTAACTGCTGGAGCACTAACTGCTGGAGCACTAACTGCTGGAGCAGCCGGTGCCTGCCCAAAGGATGGGAAGACAGAGGTAGGCTTGAAGGGTGTAAATCCTGTAAAGGCTGTTGCCTTTGCAGTCACTGCTGGTGCAGCTGGTGCTGGTGCAGCTGGTGCTGGTGCAGCTGGTGCTGGTGCAGCTGGTGCTGGTGCAGCTGGTGCTGGTGCAGCCTCGGCCTGTTGTGTGGCACCCACCGCTGGGACCACCACAAACTTTACCACCGGCAAATCCACATTATCCACAGAGCATACCACAACCAGAGTCTCTGAGCCGTCTGAATCTCTGCAAAAGTACTTGCCGTTGGAGTAGACCAAGACAGAGTCGGGTGACCCTGACAGTCCTTTGACAGTCACAACCTTAACTGTCACGTTGGAGGGCCTCCGACGGTCCTCGATGAGAAACGCAACCTCGCACAGTTGTTCGAAGCTGAGGTTGAGCTCTCCGTGCATCCTGCACACCACTCCGGGGAGTGTAACGGTCACAAAGAAGGTCATTGTGATAGTTTTTTTCCTCTGTTGGTTTCTCAGAGAGATACTTGTGAGATCAAGACAAGGGTTTTTAGTCTGATAGACTAGTGAGACTGAAATGGCCCGGATTATTGCAAAATAACCAAACAAATTTTATTTTAATGCTAACCACAGCCTGCAGTACCGGATGAGGTCCCTGAGATCCATGTCTGTCACCTCTTCCATAAAACTCTGAACGTGAGACAGTCTCCCCTTGTCTATGGGTCCCCTCCCTCCGTCTGTCACGTAGAAACCGAGGACAGTGCCCATTGGGTTCTTGTAGTTTGGGTAGGTTATCCTCAGGACTGAAGAGAGGAGCCTGGTCTGCTCTTGCTTGTTTAGCTTGATGTGACCGTCCCTGATGAGGTTTCTCCCGGCCGACTCTATCCCGTTGTAGAATCTCTGCACCGGGTCTCCTTCCATACCCTTGAAGGTGGCGGGGCCAAAGAGCTCCAGGCCCTCTTCTATGTCCCCGCCGGCCCTCTCTCTGGCCGAAAACTCTGTTCTGTACTCGACGTCGTCCATGTTTTGTAATTCTTGTGATAGAATTGCAGAACGGTTGTTGGTCTGTTGGGAGGTTACTTGGTGGCCATGAAACAGACTTGCTGTCTCCTTTTTGCTGGTGACTTGCGCTTCACTGGTGATCTCTTCTTCACAGGGGACTTACGCTTCACAGGGGACTTACGCTTCACAGGGGACTTACGCTTCACAGGGGACTTACGCTTCACAGGGGACTTACGCTTCACAGGGGACTTACGCTTCACAGGGGACTTACGCTTCACAGGGGACTTACGCTTCACAGGGGACTTACGCTTCACAGGGGACGTTCTTAGCGGAGATCTCTTCTTCAGAGGGGATTTCTTGACAGGAGACTTTCTCTTTACAAGAGACTTTCTTTTCACGACGGGAGATGAGGCTTTCACGACGGGAGATGAGGCTCTCACGACGGGAGCGGACAGCATCGCGCCCAGGGAAGGTCCAAACATAATTGGAGAGGCTCCCTGTCTAGGCGAGCAGCCGACCGAACATCCAGAATTGCGAACGCTATACATTTCGGGTCTGTAAATTTTTAATACACAGTGAGATTTTTTTACCAAAAGAAAATGTTGCGAGTCTCCAGCAAAGAGACTTGCAACCTTAAAGTCCGAAAGGCTGTCCAAAAGACTTGTACGGTCCCTAAAGGTCCAGTTCGTACCAATCGTCCTTTGTCCACGACTCTAGATTGTCTGGTGCGGCGGGCTTGACTGCGTCCACCCTCCGTTTCACGACGGGACGCCTGGGAGTGTTTTTGGCTACAGCAGGCCTCACAATGTCTGCCGCGCACGTCTCAGACTCTGAGACTGCCTCGGCCAACGCCGCTGCTAAGGCCTCGTCCCTAGCCTTAGTCCAACATTTGGCCGGGCCGGGCACATACAGCTTGTGCATCTTTAGGTCCTCTACCCCTTTGGCGTCCACGGTCCACGGTCCGTCTACGGACGCTACAACCCTGATTGTGTCGTTGACGGTGAACCTCCACTCGGATTCAGACAGCTGCCTGACGTGAAAGCACCTCACGGGCGCGTTTAGGTTGAGCCAGTCTGAAATGGTATGCATGGTCACTTCTTTTTACCAATGGTGTGTCTCACAATGTTTGAGGGTGATTCAGACGGGTCAAACGTCTGCGTAAACGCTTTTGTAAAGTGCACAAACCTCATAGAGTTTCCGATTGTCCACTCTGGAGGTATCTTCCTGACAATGATCCTGTCAGATTCAGGGTCGCAGACAAACCTGTCCACTAGCGTAAACATGCCTACGGTAGAGTCGTTTCTGACGTTGTAGTCTGAAGAATCTAGAGTCTTGGCAGTCATTGTTCTCACAGTGGCAGACCCCAGTCCCTTTACATTCTTTAGTAAAACAGTTTTATCCCTCTCTATTTTGCATAGAGACGGATACAAGCGTATTTTGTCAAAAGTTTCTAACACAGATAATCTTCAGTCCAGCTGTACCTGATGCCCATGTTTTTACACACAGTCATGTGCTCACTGTCCAGGCCAAACACTTCTCCGTGCTCGATGAAACCCACGGCGGTGCTGGGATCTTCGTCCAAAAACACCAAACCGGTGGCCTCGTCCATCAGCATGTGCTCTCTGCCGGGACATGGTATCAGCTTCAGCTCAGAGTCCACCTTGGAAAAGACTGCTGGTCTTTTAGTCTTTTTTACTTTTTGGACCACCGTGGCGGTGGTTGGGATAATGTGAGCTATGCCGTCTGCCTCTATGAGGCGTTGGACTAGAGCGGCCTTGTTTCCAGATATCTTGAGGTTTCTGGTCTTGCACATTCCCTTGAGGGTCTGGATGGTGAGCTTGGAGAGAGCGTCTTCGTCAATGACCTGCTCTCCTGTAGCCTCGTCCAGCTTTTCGTCGTCTGAAGACTCTGCCTTCTTTGGAGGAGTCCTCCTTTTCTTGACGATGGCAGGTACGGGGGCTTCAGTCTCAGAGTCTGACTTGTCTGGAACATCTTCAGACTCTGGAATCTCTTTTACGGCCATCAACGCAATCATAGCTGGAGACGGCTTAACCTCGTTGTAATCGTCTGAGCTGTCATCTACAGTGCAAAACTCTTTGGACTTTGGCTTCTTTACCTCCTTGGTCTCGGGCTTTGGTTTGGCACGAGACTTGCGAACTCTTTTGGGCTTATCTTCACCCTCTGTCTTTGGTGCTGCCCTCGTTTTCCTTACACCCTTGTTGGGCTTCACAGGCTCCTGGACCTCTTGAGGGGCCTCATTCTCAGAGTCGCTTATAACAAACTCTTTGGTCTGTCTGACTCTGATAGGAGAAATCTTTGTCTCCACTTCTGGTTTTGCGCTAGACTTTCTAACTCTCTTTGGTTTGTCTTCAGACTCTGTCTTGGTCTTTCTAACCTTTTTTGGTTTGGCTGCAGGCTGCTCTACAGGCTCCTGCTCAGCATCCTCAGCCTCCTCAGGCTGCTCTTGCTGCTGCCGTTCAGGCTGTTCAGGCTGTTCAGGCTGTTCAGGCTGTTCAGGTTGTTCAGGTTGTTCAGGTTGTTCAGGCTGTTCAGGTTGTTCAGGCTCCACAACAGCCTCCTCAGGCTGCTGCTTCTCTTGCTGTTCCACAACAGCCTCCTCCACAGGCTCAGGGACGACAGTGTCCTCTTTGGGCGCCTTTACCTTTTCCACTCTCTTGGGTGCTGCGTCGGCATAAGACTTGGTCTTCTTAACCTTTTTGGGCTTAGAGACTTTATCCTCTGCTTGCATAGCCGCTTGTGCAGCGGCCAAGACCGAAGTCTTGGGCGCCTTCTTTGCGACTGGTGCAACAATAGTTTCGCTGAAGGTTTGAGACATGGCGTGAGACATGGTGTGACCTAAACCATTCGCAACAGAGTTTAAGAATGTTTCAAGTTGTTGGGAGATTTTGGAAGGAGAGTAGACTTGCATGTTTCTAATGCAATAATGGAGGGGTTCAGATCTTGAAGACCGATATGGAAACTCAAACCGCTATCGGGTACAATAAACCATGACTGTCCAGATTACAAAGACTACGGGGTACCCTCACGGGCTCCTCAACCCCACTGTCCCGTTGCCCATGAGCAGGTACACTTTGGTTCAGGAAACTGCCCAAGACATCCTGTACACTCCGATGGGAAAGGAACTGGCCCTGATGGGACCGTGCACAAAGACTGCGTGCAAGTACGTCAGGATGCAAGAAGACGCTCACCTCTTGGCGGAGGCGTCAAAGAAGGCCCTGACCATGAGGCTGGAGCAAAACCCGGAGCTCAAGGACCTCCTGGCATCGAGCGGCAGTCAGCCCATAGTGTACGGCGACACCAGGCTGGTGGCCCACCTCACTCTCCTCAGGGGAGTGAGCGTACTATCCCCTGAGGGGATGTTGTTTTCGGAAGACGCCATGCGAAAGCTCTACAAGGGGACCATCGACATGTTTGTCTCCGACCCCTCTTCCCTCCTGAACGTAGACAGGGCCACCCTCACCCTGGAGAGCCTGAGGGCCATGGTCAAGGCGTCTGGAAACTGGCCCTCCACTTCGGCCACAGCCGCAGTCGCCATCCCCGAGGCCCCAGTGACAGGAGTCTCTGTCTCCGACAAGGTCGTGATGGAGCACTCTGCTTCGGTCTACGCCACGCAAAAGATGGACTTTGAGAGGTCCCTCCTGATCAGGCATCTGCTGGCCATGGACCCGGCGGCAGCGGCCGACGTCTCCCACCTTGTCTCCAGGATGGACGCGAGGACCAGGGCAGCGTCCTCCAGGCTGGCGGCCATGTACCACGACGGGCTCCTGGACTCGGCCGTCACAGACGGCCTGGTGCCTCCGGACCAAAGGCTCCTGGAGCCCATGAGCACCCCAGAGACTCCAGAGGTCTACGCCCCGCAGGACGGGATGTCTTTTGAGGTCCCGCACGTCCTGACTTTCGCAGGGGGGCCCGTGAAAGTGGACGGTCACGTCTACGACACGCCGCTCCACTACGCCTACAACCTGGCCATCAGGAGAATGTTTGCAGACTTTGGAGAAGGGGACCTGGACGACGTTCACGTGAGTCAGGTGTCTGTGGTCTACTCTGACATGCTCGACAAGTGGATAGACGCCATGTACCCTCAGACCCTGTGGAGGCTCATGACCGAAAAGTTTAGCGGTAACCAGTCGTGCCTGGCAGTCTTGCTGTCTACAGACGGCGCGGATGTAAAGTGGACCGGGAGGACCGAGGAAGAGTCTTTCCTGATCTCTGACATGATGGGTCAGATCAAGACAGGTTGGATTAGATCCGGGCCCCCGTCCTCTTTGCCCCTGTCATCTGCCGACATAGCCGGAACAGACTTTTTCTACGGCTGGCTGTCTTACATGTCGAGGACCTACGCCACCGCCCTGAGCGTAATCTCCGAGATGACCCTGGCCAGGCTCCTGGACCTTCCAGACATCCCCGAGGAAGTCAGGCAGCCGACAGACAGGGAGCAGGCCGCTTTGGGTTCGGACTATGTGAGGAGCGCCTGGAGAGTGTGTTACTCTGAGTTTGTCCACAAGTTTGAGGGCAAGAACCTGTTTGCCTCTGTAGACTACTGTGTAAAGACTCATCTCAAGGCGTTGAAGGTGTCTAGGGATTCCGTGACCGGAACTGCCAAGACCCTGTCTGCAAAGGGATACGGCACCCTGATAGCCCTCCCCGTAATCAGGCTAGCGATGAAATCTTAGATATCTTTTGTACCAAAATTTTACGAGGTCCCACGGGCCTCGTGAAATTACACGCGACGTGTAAAGATCTCGGAGACGTTATCTCTGAAAGACTTTCAAGACAAGAGTGAGATATTCAGAAGCATAAATTCTCGGACTATACCATCGTTTATAACATCGGCCGAGACATCTCTATATTTTGTCTTAAAATGGCTACACAAAAGAGTCCTTACGGACGTGCCCGTAAAGAATCTATACACTCAAGTAGGTTTTTCTTTTACTTCAGAGTGCTTATCCAATCCTTTGTCCTCTTCTTGGCCTCTGACCACTCGTAGAGGGGCATGTAACCAAACATTCTCCTGGCTTTGCTGGTCTTGACGGTGAATGATGTCCTGGCCAGAGCCAAAGTATAAGAGTTTAGAATGGGAGACCTCTTTAATCCGAAACATCCCAAAAACTTTCTCTTGAGGTCATTGTACACCGCCATGGGCTTCATGACCCAGTAGGGGACGTACACGTACCCAAAGCCCCTGTCCTCAAACAGTTCTGCGTTGAAGGCGTCGTAGCTCATGTATGGAGAGTCGTCGTAGCAAAAGAAGGCCTCCCCGTTGACCTTGTGGGCGCTCTCTCCTCCGGCCAACAGGACCCTGGCAGCCAAGAGGTGCATCCAGGCCACGTTCCCCACGTACACCCTCCCGTGCTCAGAGTCTGGAGGAGATCCTCCGTACGCTACGTTGCCGGCGTTTACCGTGTCGTGGAAAAACTTTTCCAACAGGTCGCAGCCCTCGCCGTATATCCCCGTGGGTCTCAGCGAGCAGGTCTTGAGGGCAGGCATGCCCGGCGCCGCGGCCACTCCTGTGTAGTGCTTGACGAGCTTCTCTGCCCTGTCCTTGCTTAGGGGGTAGACGTGATCGTGGACAGTGTTGTAGGGGGTCCTCTCTCCTCCCCTCACAAACACTCCAGAGGTGGTGTTGGGTCCCACCACCTCCATGCTGGAGGTGTTGACCAGGACCTGTACTCCTGCGTTTATGCAGCACCTCAAGACGTTTTTGGTGCCCGACACGTTGACCCTGTAGATTTCATCATCAGTGTGTCTGTACCACACGTCCACTATCCCGGCGGTGTGGATTACCACGTCTGCGCCGTCTACGGCTTTGGCGAGGGCCATGACGTCCATGACGTCTCCCCTCACCACCTTCAGCTTGGAGCTCCACATCGTCATGATGTGAGAGATGTTTATGTCGTAGGCCACAATCTCCGTGACTTCTGGGGCGTACTTGAGGATGCACTTTACGATGTGACTGCCCAAGAATCCGCAACCTCCAGTGACTACGTATTTTACCATCTCGTATCTGGTTTGTGATATGGAATGTTGCACCGTAAAAACGGCACCGACATCTCAAACGTGTTTGGGATGTTTCAGACAAGATTGTCCTAAACCTCTATCGTGAGAGTAAAACCTTTAGGATAAAACTTCTATCTTGTCCTAAAACTCTTTCAGAGAGAGAAGACTGAGAGTAAAACTCTTTAGGATAAGACTAGATCTTATCCTTAACATCTTTCAGCCAAGATATACTCTCTAAGAAACTATATCGTGATACTATCTCAGATATAATATCTTGTCATACTACATCTTGTCACCGGGTCCACATAAAATCTACCCCGATATGTAGGGAAAATGGGAGCAGCGGAATCTATTAACACTGTCAACATCGTGACAAAGGCTTACGCCAAGATCATGACGACCATGGTGACTGATCAGGACATTACCGCCGATCAGTCACAGGTCTTTAGCATAGACCACGTCAAGGGAGACGTGGTTATAAAGGGCGACGTCTTTACGCAGATGCTGGTGATAAATCTAGCGAGTCTCATGAAGGCCGTCGCCACTCAGAGCGCCCAAGACCAGCTCATAGACAACATTGCCCAGCAGGCGCAGGCCGCGGTGTCTGGCCTAAACCTGGCGCAATACGCCTACGTCTCCAACAACATAGACAGGCTCATCACGGCGTGTGTGCAAATGTCCACAGACATGAGGGTCTCCTGCAAATCCAAGGTCACCATGACACAGTCTTTCAGTGTGACCGATGTAGAGGGCGACGTGAGGGTGACGAACGTAAAGTTTAACCAGTTTGCAAACATCCTCAGTTCGTGCGCCATGGACGCCAGCGTCAACAACGACCAGGCCAGGGACATTGTGTCCCAGATCAAGCAGAGGGGAGACGCCAAGGCCTCGGGCCTGGACCCCACCACACTCATCGTCATCATCGTTCTGGTCATGGTGGGTGCTCCCGTGGGAGTGGGGTTTATGGCCGGCAGGAGGGCCATAGGACCCCTCCTTGCCTCTGTGGGTCTCATAGGAGGAGGAGCGGTGGCCCTGGGCTACGTCCCCAGGCCCGTCAAGATAGAGGGCTTCTCGTCCGACCCGGACTTTACCCTTGCCCAGCCGGCCGCCACCGTGAAGGGTCTTACTTTCACAGCCGCGGTGGCCAAGCTCAAGTCCACCGACGGTTACGGTGCCCTGTTTTGGAAAAACTACGACGTCAAGGGTACCACGGCCGTCAAGCTCCAGGAGACGCTCTCGTACTTTGCACCCGCCGGTTACGATCCCGCGTCGTGGGCCGGGGTCGGGGACTCTGCACCTCCCTTTAGGATCTTTCCCGGCCTCTACCAGGGCAAGGGAGATCCGGGGGCGAGACCCAGGGCCGCGTACGGCTACGCGGGCCCCGTGGCCGGCCCAAAGAAGGGAGACGCTTACCTCGACGGCGACACGGGCAGCTACTATGTGTTGGGAGACTCTTGGAAGATGAGGGGAACAATCTCTGGTCATCAGAACAATAGGACAGACTACTGGGGGACGGTGGACCCCACCACCACGGCAGCCCTGACCGGCTCCGAGAGGTACATCTGGGTGGACCCCTTCACCCTGGTAAAGTCCACAGTGTGGCTCTTTACGGGCTCTCCGAAAAAGTGGACCCAGCAGCAGACTGCCCCCCTGGACATTCCCCTGACAAACACCCCGTCGGACTTTAACGTGTGGGTCTACAAGGACGACACGGCGGTCCAAGCGGTAAAGTGGTCTTCTGTGGGAGTGGGAGTGGCTGGGGCGGCGCTGACCGCCTCTGCCCTCCTGATGCCGGACAGTGTGGCGTCCTCCGAGATGTCTCCTGCCGTGGGGACTGGGACTCCTGCTATAGGCACCGGGTCTCCGGCGGTGGGGACCGGTTTTCCGGCCCACAGGGGTTAAGGATAGATAGGACTTGCATTCCTTTCAGGATCTACTGAAAGAAATCTTGCGAGACCGTCAAGCCTATTACTATCGTAAGATATCGTCTCTTAGAAAGTTTCAGGACAAGAGTTAGATGTAACAACGTCTTAAGATACTATTATCTTAAGATACTTTCTCACGCTCCTCATTTCCACTCGCAGAGCGAGTAGAAATGTCTCATCACTTGCTTTTTCTCTTGGTGGAAAATAGGGCTGCAATCACCAACATTTTGGCCACCTCTGTGGCCCTGGAATCCCTGAGGGTCTTTAGGAGCTCTTCTGCAGACTTGGGACACGAAGAGTCGCGGGGGACTACCATCGTCCCGTACGGGGTCACTAGCACGGTCTTTCCGGCCCTGACAGAGACGGAGAGGCATCCTCCGCCCTTGAGGCACCTGGAGAGAACGGCCACATCTACCTCTGTGGCCGTCGGGTTCGAGGCGCAGGCCGTGAGGAACCGGTAGGCGTCGGCGTGCTTTGGGAAGGTCTGCTTGCGTCGCATTTAGTCTTTTTTATCGTGCAACCGGCGGCGATGTAAACGGCCTCCCTGTTCTTGGAATGCTTCCTCAGAACTCCCAGGTCGTCCACGGGGTCCAGGACGGTCCCCCCGTCGGCCCTCAGCCTGCCCAGGCACTGCTCAAAGTACCTGTCGACGTCCGCCGCCAGGCACAGGCCGGTCCTCTCGCAGGCGTCAAACCCCGTCCCCGCCTTGGAGTAGGTGCCCACCACACACCAGGCGTCCCTGTCCCACTCATCCTTGGAGCCGTGCAGCACGTCCACCTTCTTCCCGGACCTAGAGGACAGCGTCTCGGCCATCCTCTTGACGTGGTCCACCCTCTTGCACAACACCAGCCACTTTACGTCGGACCTGAGGAGCATCCTGTCGGCCAGGGTGGCGTCCCTCTCGGGGTTCTCGGACTGGGCCTTGATCACCGAGTTCCAGTCCATCTTGCCCGTGATCTTGCTAAACTCGGGCTCTATGTGTACGCCCGTGCTGAGTATCTCCACCTCGTGGGGCCTGGGGCCGACCCTGTCCACCGTGCTGTCCTCCCTGCCGAAAAAGGCCCCCAGTGCAGCGTGGTAGTCGTCGTACCTCATGGGTGTAGCGCTCAGACCCAGCAGGTGCGAGGGCCTCACAGACAAGAGAACCCTACACGACACGGGGGACGTCAGCTGGTGGGCCTCATCTACAATCAGGAGAAACATTGCGGGAGAGTCCTTGGCCTTAATCCTCCTGTTTCTCAGCGAAGCCGGACCCGTCACATACAGGTCCCCGGGCAGGGCGTCGGGAGGAGGGGTGCCGGATGTAAAGACCCTAGAGTCCGGAAGGAACCTAGTCGCAGAGTCCCTCCACTGAGTCGCCAGCACCCTCCTGTTTGTCAGGACGAGGGCGGGCAGCCCCAGCCTCCTCCACAGCTCCAGGGCCATGAATGTCTTGCCGAAGCCGGGAGGGCACTTGAGCATGCAATACCCCTTGGAGGTAATGTGGCCCCAGGCCTCCTTCAGTACCCCTTTCTGGTGAGGTCTAGGAGAGACGGAGCCCCTCTCCCTGGCGGCGCCGTGAGCGGGAGGCGGTTTGCATCCCAGGACCCTGGAACCCCAGGCGAAGGGGACGTAGGCCTTTCCCCCAGGCGCAAGGGTAAACAGGTCTGCTTCCCCCGCGCCGGGCATGTCTCCATTTATCGCGTTGAGCCTTAAAAGTTTTGCCATCCTTACTTTACTCCTTGGACAGAAAGTACACGAGGAGCAATATCAAGGCACCGGCGGCTGCGCCACACGCGGCCTTCTTCCACCAAGACGGGAGTATACTCGCCTGCTCCTCGAACCCCGCGGGGTCAATGGAACATCCGCATCCGTTTTCGGTCATGGTCAAACTCTTTTTTACTCGAGGTGAAGAAAAACTATGGTGATGTTTACCTTTGCGATGTCTGTCCTGTACGGCCTCCTGGTCTATAGGCTCATAGAGAGCAACCAGTTTTACATGACCGTAAAGTTCTACATCTTTATGGTCAAGACTCTGGCGTGCGTGACGTTCAGGAGGTTATTTGGAACCCCGTCAGTCACCAAGAGGTCCGACGGGATAATTACGGTGTCCTTCATGGACGGCGACGAGCCCGTGTGCGTCAGGCTGAAGAAGGACGACGCCGTCGTCAAGAGGGCCACCGGTTCCAAGACTGGAAGAGATTACACCAACGCGTGGAAGGCTGCCCTGGCCTACAGGGCCATGGATTTTGAGCCCATGACGGGCTGTGAGGAGCCGGTCGTGATTTTATTTGATGGGGGTGACACGTTCAGGGTCGAGCCCTGAGGTCTTTAATATTTCCTTTGGCTGAGCAAAAAACACTACGATGGCAATGGTTTCCAACGTAAAGTATTTTGCGGACGCCCTTCAGGGCACCCAAGGAAAAGTTGGGACCTTTACTGTTTTGGGAGAAAATGTATTCTTCAAGAGGGGCGACGGCACAGACACCGTCTGCGGCCTAGAGATGGTCGCCGGCAGGATCCTGAGGGCCAGGAGCGACGTGCACTTTTGCGAGCCCAAGTACTTTGTAGAGATGGACGACGGCGAGAAGGTCTGCTCCTTTGAGCTGCTCGACTGCAAACCCCTGGGCAGCATGGCCCCGGGACGCAAGGGCAAAAAGAGCGTGGGCAGCGTGACGCAGTACCTGTCTGGCCTCTATCAGACCTTTGCGGCGGCCGCCGCCGCTCACTCTGTGGGGGTGGTCCACTCCGACCTGCATACGGGTAACGTCATGCTGTGCCCCGAGCCCGTCTCGCACTACGTCTACAACCTGGGAGGGGGAGAGATGCTCTCCCTCGAGACAAACGGAGTGAGGGCCGTGGTGGTGGACCTGGGTATGGCCAGGATCCCCGGCAAAAATACTGTGGCCTGCGACATCTTTGTGCACGTGGGTCACGTCGTCAACGGGAGGCCAGACTATGCGGCCGACGTGAGAACCCTCACCCTGGGGTCCTGCTACGACATGGTCATGATGTGCGCCTCTGGGAAACCTTCCCTAGAGGAGAGGATGCTCTGCTACGAGGTGATGGCGGCCTATAACAACCTGTTTGCGGGGGTCTGCGCCCCTAGCAAGGGAGGGTGGTTTGTAGACCACTACCCCTCCATGTGCGCCGTGATGGAGGCCACCATCCCAGACAGCGTCGCCTCCAGGGGAGGAGGGTCGTGGCTCCTGGCCGTGGCAAACATGTGCAAGCTCCTGGTTCCCAGACCCTACGTCAAGAGGGCCTGTGGTAAGGAGAAGGCCCACGCCATGTGGATGACCCTGTTTACGGAGCTGGGACTGACTGCAAAAAAGTCCATCTCCAAGGCCGACATGGTGGACGCAGTGCAGAGGTTGAGGGCCATCGCAGACGGGTCAGAGATACCCCCCACGTCCCTCATGAAGGCCGCGTGCGCCGTGGGACTCCTGACTGCCTCTGTTGCAGAGGCTTGCTACGAAAAGGTTGAGGAGATAAAGGCCTCTCACGTCGGCATGCTCAGGTGGAAAGACGCACTGGACGCGTGGGTCAGACTCCCCGTAAAGTGTTTGGGGTCCGTGCCCAAGCTCGGGTCCACGGTCATCCTCCACACGGAATCTGGGACCGAAAAGACTGTAGTCACCCAGTCCATGCTCAGGCAGATTGTAAAGACCAGGGAGGCCCTGGGCATGGCTCAGGCGGCCTCTAACGCCGTGTGGACTGACACCGCCCACTACGAGGCTGACGATGAGCTGATGAAGGGAGCCCACGAAGAGTCGGCAGAGAACTTTGCGACGTCTTTCCTAAAGGGTGGGACCACGGGCCCCGTCGCAAAGAGGTGCATGCTTATCCTAAAGAGCCTGTAGAGCGTTTTAGAAGTTGTACAGAATCCAATCCACCTTTGGTGTGGATTGGATTCCTACTGAGGACTGCAATGTGTGTCGAGAGATGGTAAACTTTCTGAGAGATAATATCTTAAGATATATTAAGAGGTTGTTCCACATTTTTACTCTCCTAAACCATTATTGTGAGATATTGGGGCAGGTCTGGACCGGTGGGACCGGCCGGACAGGTTGGGCTGACGGGCCCGCGCGGAGAAAATGGAGATACGGGACACGACGGTAGGACTGGATCGGCTGGTCCAGTCGGGCGCGTGGGACCCAGGGGCGACAAGGGAGCAACGGGCGCTTGCGGGGATCTCGGGCCGTCGTGATCTAGGAGGACGGGATGAGGATCTTTGGAGCCGCAAGTCTCAAAAGGATGAGACCTTTAAAGATTGTGAGCGTGGACGTGGGGGTGAGGCACCTCGCCTACTGTGTGATAAATGGCGACAGGATAGAGAGGCTGAGGCTGTACGACGCCGGGTCCAGTCTCAGCGGCGTCAAGGCGGGCGAGAGGATCCTGACGGACCTGCTCGAGTCCGAAGACGGAGGCGGAGAGTGGCTGTCTGCGGACATTCTCCTGATAGAGGCCCAGCACGTGAGGAACGTAAAATCCCAGCTGGTGGCTCAGACCATAAGGACTTGGGCCACCATAAGGGGCTTGAAGTGGGTTCAGGTCTCCGCGGCCCTCAAGCTAGACAGGTTTGTGGACGGTCACGGGGCCATGAAGTACAAAGAGTACAAAAAGGCTTGCGTTAAGGTGTGCAGGGACACGGCGGCAGAGAGGTGGCCCTCGACGCCCGACTCTGCTTGGTCAGAGTGCTGGGACGGAGCGGCCAAAAAGGACGACATGGCAGACTGTCTGTTGCAAGCCGCCGCTTGGATGGACAAGAGAAAGTAGAGAAAAGAGGTTTATTCTCTCTTGGTGCGCGAGATGGAATACGAGATGTACGGGTCGACGAGTATTGGGACAAACTGGTGATATATTCTTTCAGAAGATATTCGCAGAGAGTATCTTTCAGAAGATTATATCTCAGAAAGTTTTAGGACAAGAATGAGATGTACCAACGTTTATAGACCATTATCTTAAGATTATAGCTTACGAAAATGTGGGGTTAGAACTGAGATGTAACAACATTTATAGAAGAAAGACTATCTCTATATTCTTTCAGAAGATTTTCTTTCAGAAGATTCTCATGAGAATGTATCTTAAGATATTCTTTCAGTCTCATTCTATCAGAAGGTTATCTTTCAGTCTTATTCTTTCAGTCTTATTCTGCAAACTGTTCCATCTCTAACGAGTCAGAGACGGAATCTACGCACGGTAGTTCGTTACAACCCGACGCGCTTTAAGGGGTTGCAGTAATACGCCGACCACTCTTGACGGGGCTTGATCACGGTGATTTTGGGCTTCCCGGGCATGGACCTCCACATGTGCATGAGCTTTCTCCCAGACTTGCAGCCGTTTATCGGGTGAGCCTGAAAAATTACCACCCTCTTTGGGACCATCCTAGAGTCCAGCATCTTGCCGTAAGTCACCACCTTGGCTCCGGTAAACTGCTCAAGGTACTTTTGCAGCTTGGGCTCGTGCACAGCCACCACCAGGGAAGGGTCCGAGGAGGTCAGGCGGGACATGGCGGCGCACGCCGAAGAAACGTACGGGGTCTCCCTCAGGGCCTCGTTGTGGTCCCAGTCGTAGTCGGCCACCATCTCGCTCAGAGATTGAGGTACGGCTGTCTTGTCCATCATGCACGCCGACATGGGGCTGGGAGAAGACTCTCGCACAGCGTTGAAGGCGTCTATGGACATTTCCGCAAACGCCACGTCGGGACCTAGGTGGGTCCACACGCTCTCGCCCTTGGGGTTGAGCCTCTGCATGGCGTGCACGAACCTCTCAAAGGGAGAGGTGTCGTACTCGAGGATCTCGTCCGTCTCTGGCAACGCGAGGACGTCGGAGCCGTAGCCCACGAAAGGGACGTAGGAAAAGTCTCCAAAGAGCTGCTTCTTCATCACGTGGGGTCCGTAGCTCTCAAAGTTGCAGTGCCCTATCTGGACCCAGGTCCTGGTTCTCTTGTAGCCCTCCAACATTGGAAGCCAGCACTGAGAAGTGGTTGGGTTAAAGTCCCTGACGTAGAGGAGGTCGCACTCGACGGCCTTGGGCGCAGTCCCTCTGGTCAGGTCCCTGAAAGTCACCACCGTGGCTCCCTTCTCTTGCCACTCTCGGGCAGACACCCTCTTGGTGATGACCACGATCTTGAACCAGGCCATGCAGGTCGACACGGCCTGGTCGAAGGCTTCGACGTACTTGCCGTAAAAGACTCCGCACAGCGTCTGACCGGCGACCTTGTTGACAAGGTACGCGTATCTGCTCATTCTCTTTTGCGCGGGCATTGTTATATCTCTCTGTGTCGAGAAACTGGTGTTAAAGCACACTGTGTGCGCGCAACAGAGCGTTACTCGGTCTCATTTATCTCTGAAAAGACTCAGAGATAAATGTTTTGGTCGGCGTGTTTCGGACAATTTTAGGCGCACGCATCGTTAAAAGACGCAACATGGATCTCTTTGTGTACCAGTGGTTTTGCGATGGCTCTCAGGAGATTAGGGCCTACGCCGTAGACTCTGACTCTTCTACCGTCTGCGTGAGGGTGACGGGCTTCAGGCCCGGCTTTTACGTCGAGACGGCGTCATGTCAGGCCGTGACCAGGGCCCTGCAGGACTTTAGGGATGTGAGGGCCGAAAAGAGGGTCAGGGACCACCTCTACGCCACCAGGGGTTCCTCGGTCCCCTTTGTCTGGGTCACCTTCAGGTGCTGGTTCGACGCCCGAAAGGCCTCAGACGTCCTAGTCAAGGCCGGCTTCGCCTGCCACCAGTGCAGGGCCCAGCCGGTCCTCCAGCTCACCAGCCTCAGGGACCTTCCCACTTGCGGGTGGATCAGGCTGGGGAAGGGAGCCGTGCAGGTAAAGAGGGAAAAGTACAGCAGGTGCAAACGAGAGTTTATAGTCCAGTGGGAACAGGTTGAGAGGGGGCCCGACATCCCTCAGCCCGAGGTCACCGTGGTGGCCCTGGACCTGGAGGTAAACTCTGAGGTGGAAAACGCCATGCCCAAAGACAGGCCCGGAGACGAGGTGTTTATGGCGGGGGCCATAATCCTGAGGCCGGGAAAGAAACCCAAGAGGGTCCTGTTGTCTCTCGAGGCCGACGACTACCCTGAGGCGGAGGTCCTGGCCGAGAGGGGCTACGCAGTGCAGCAGTACCCCAACGAGAGGTCCCTCATCTCTGGCCTGTGTGACATGCTCTCGTCCGTCAAGCCCCAGGTCGTCACCGGCTACAACGTGCTCGGCTTCGACATAGACTACCTCCTCAAGAGGTGCGTGAGGCTGGGCATGGAAGAAGAGCTCTGCCTGACGGGCATGGCGGCAGAGAGGCCGGCCAAGGAGAGGACCATAAGCTGGTCCTCTTCGGCATTTGGGGCCCAAAAGTACAGCTACCTGGACTGGGAGGGCGTCGTGGCAGTGGACCTGCTCCCCATCATCAAGAGGGACTACAAGTTTGACAGCTACAGGCTGGACTTTGTGGCCGAGACGCTCCTGGGCAGCAACAAGGACCCCGTCACCGCCGCAGACATCTTTAAAGCCTACGCCACGAGAAAGATGGACGTGGTGGGTGAGTACTGCGTCAAGGACGTCCAGCTGTGTGTGGACCTCATGGAGAAGCTCCAGGTCTGGGTGGGACTCACAGAGATGGCAAAAGTGTGCAGGGTAAACGCCTTTACTCTCTTTACCCAGGGGCAGCAGATCAGGATCTACTCCCAAGTCTACTGCCACTGCGAAAAGAACGGCTACGTGGTGACTGACCCCGCCGACGGAAAGCGAGTGCCCTGGGGCCAAGACCCTCCAGTGTCTGACGAGCCCGACGAAGACTACATAGGCGCCCACGTCGTGGAGCCCTCGCCCGGCATCTACGACAACGTGGTGCCCCTGGATTTCTCTAGCCTGTACCCCAGCATCATGATAGCCAAGAACGTGTGCTACTCCACCCGCGTGGATCCAGGCACTCCCGGGTCAGAGACGTTTGAGTGGGAGGACCACCTGAACTGCGTCCACGACCCCAGGAAGGTAGAGTATGAGAGGCTGAGCTCGGAGCTGTGGGACCTGGACTCTGAGGCCAGAGAGCTGAGGAGGGAGAGGGATGCCATACCCAGAAAGAGGGTCGACGATAGGAGGCTGGTGGTGGACACTCTCAACACGGTCCTCGACGCTCAAAGGATGCTGAGGACCACCAGAGCCGCCCTCAAGAACCAGCTGGGGACAAAGACCGTGTGCGCCTGCAGGCGCCTGGCCTTCCTGAAGCCCGCCACAAAAAAGGGAGTCATGCCCACCATCCTCACTGACCTCCTCGATGGGAGAAAGAGGGCTAAAAAGGCCAAGGCGGAGGCAAAGGACTCTATCACAAAGATCACCATGGACAAGAGGCAGCTGGCTTACAAGGTGTCTGCCAACAGCATGTACGGAGCCATGGGCGTCAAGAGGGGCTACCTGCCCTTCCAGGACGGGGCCATGACAGTCACCTACTTTGGCAGGCAGTGCATAGAGAAGGCCGCTTCCATCATAGGGTCCGAGCACGGCGGTCAGCTCGTCTACGGTGACACAGACTCCAACTATGTGACGTTCGCCGATGCAAAAACTCCCGCGGAGCTGTGGGACAAGGCGGTGGCCGTGGCCAAGGCGGTGTCTTCCGTCTTTCCTCCTCCAATCTCTCTCGAGTTTGAGCAGGTAATTTACACAAAGTTTCTTATCTTGGGGAAAAAGAGGTACATTTACCTCAGCTGCGACAGAGACGGTAACAGCTCGGGCAAGATGGGGTTCAGGGGTGTCCTGATGGCCAGGAGGGACAACTCTGGCCTGGCCAGGAAAGCCTACAGCATCACAGCTCAGGCCCTCCTGGAGGACAGGGACCCCTGGGCGGACCTGACTCCCCTCATGAAGGACATGTACACCAAAAACTGCAGCCTGAGGGACTTTGTCATCACCAAGCAGGTGGGTTCCTGGTGCAGGGAGTGCGCCTTTATAGAGCAGGGAGCTGCCTCTGTCGTGGCGGTGGGAGACTACAAGATCAGGGACCTGGAAAAGGCCAAGGCCGAGACCAGAAAGATTACGGGTACCGACGGGGGTCCAGAGTACATGGCCGTCCTCTACAAGCTGGTGATGGCTCAGCTCCCCGGTCACGTCCAGCTCGCCAACAGGATGATAGGGAGAGGGGAGACGGTGGCAGACGGCACCAGGCTAGAGTACGTGGTGCTCCGTCCGTCTTACGACGGCAAAAAGAGGAGGTTCAGGGGCCAGGGCCTGTCCGAGAGGCTCGAGACTTCAGACTATTACAATAGGTTCGCCGAGTTTCTCGAGCTGGACACTGAGCACTACGTCAAGACTCTGGTGAATCCACTGGACCAGCTCCTGACCACCGCTGGGAGACCAGAGGACGAGTTTAAGGCCTTTTACGGCTACAGGGTAAACTACCGCAAGGTAGTGGAGGACATAAAGACTCTGAGGGCCTGCCCCACGATGGTAAAGATTGGGTCGTTCAAGAAAAAGTAAAGAGGATTTTAAGAGTTTTTACAGGTCAGCACGTAAGGAAATGCGTCATAGTATAAACTCTTTTCTAGCGAGGGGGTGTTTGGCAAAACACCTCCGGAGAAAATGGACATGGTTGTATCCTTACTATGATCAGAGTAAAGATATTATCTTGAGATATTAACGATTCTATAAATGTTACTCCATCTCCACATCTTCTGAAAGATTATCTTAAGATAATATCTTAAGATAGAGATTCTATAAATGTCCTTACACTCCACATCTTCTGAAAGATTATAGCAATATTATCTTGAGAGAGTAAAGATTTTATAAATGTTCTTACGCTCCACATCTTGGGGGGTAATGGTTCGCTACATAGCGGCCATCAGGAACAGACGCTTGTAGGACGTGATGTGTAGTTCCTCTCGTGTCGCAACGAGAGAAATTAGCCTCTAGATGACAAGACTGGACTTTACGCTCTGTAATCTTCTGAAAGAGATTATCTTCTGTGATGGTAATCTTAAGATGTTCTAACGACTCCACGTATAAATGTTACTCCACATCTTTGTACTCCATATCTTCTGAAAGAGGTTATCTTTAGGCTTTATATCCTCAGACTTTTTAGCCTGAGAATATATATACACACAGTTTCACTTGAAGGCTATGGAAATCCCGATGGACCTCAGTTCCTGAAACAGAATCTTAGTCGTGTAGGGGAGCTTCACCAAAGACACGTTCGTCGCGTCGCACATCCTGCAGTACTCGAAGTGGTCCGAGATCCTGCCGCACTCTTTGCACACCGGGACCTCGTACTTGTCGCTCATGTCGTACACAGACTCTTTCAGGGACTCTGAGGCCCCGTGAGAGATTTTGCACCACTGCTCCATCTCCCCGATCTTTATGCCCCCCTCCCTGGACCTGCCCGCCACGGGCTGCCTGGTGAGAGCGTCGGTGGGTCCGTGGGTCCTACTGTGCATCTTTCCAGACACCATGTGCTTGAGCCTCTGGTAGGGACAAGGCGCCATAAAGATCTTTGTAGGGAGCCTCCTGCCCGTCGAGCCCGAGTAGAGGACGCTGTCCCAGCAGTCTATGCCAGCCTCTTTAGCAGCTTCCGCAATGTCCCTCACCACGTCCTCCCTTTCGAAGGCGGTGGCGTCGTAGGTCTTGCCCAGCTTGCACGCCGCGGTCCCGAAGCACATCTGCAAGAGGTAGTTTACGGTCATCCTGGAGGGAAAGGCGTGGGGGTTGATGATGAGGTCAGGCACCACCCCGTCCTTGTCGAAGGGCATGTCCTCCTGGGTCAGGACGGCTCCGCATGTTCCCTTTTGCGCCGTGAACGACGCAAACTTGTCGCCCATCTCTGGGTGCCTGGGGGTCCTCAGCCTCACCTTGACGAGCTTTTTGCCATCAGAGTCCACGTCCACAGTCACCCTGTCCAGGTAGCCCTCTTCGGACTGCTTCACAGTCAGGGATGCGTCCCTCCTCACGGGGTTGCCTCCCGGTCCCATGGAGTGAGACACCTTTCCCACCAAGACCGTGCCCGCCGGTATCCACAGGGCGTCGCACAGTCCCGCGGGACCTCCTCCCGTCCTCTGGCCCGCGGGCCTCTTGGCCGCCTTTCTCTTTCCCTCTACCCTCCTGGCGAGGGCCCCCGCGCACGCCGGGTCTATCACCCCGTCGTCTCCCAGCAGGTCGTAGTCCCACTCTCTGTTCCTCAGGCCCCAGTCGGGGAGGCACACCACCTCGCTGTCGTACTTTGTCCTCCTCTTGTCGGCGCAGGACACGGTCCTGTAGGTGACGCAAGAAAAGAGACCCCTGTCCAACGAGGAGGCGTTGAGGACCACGCTGTCCTCTTGGTTGAAGCCTCCCGCCGTCATGATGGCCACCACCGGCAGGGCCCCGTGAGCCATCTCGTCAAAACCCAGCCTCTTTACGGACCTAGAGTCCACCAGGCTCTTTTGGGGGTAGTCTAGCATGTGCAGGGTGGCGTCGTACCTGTCTGAGCAGTTTACGGCGGGGAAGCCTATGGCCTGCTTCCCCATGTTGGACTGGTAGGCGTTCCTGGGGCTCTGGGTGTGATCGTAAAAGGGTATGACCGAAGACATGGCGTCAGTCAGTATCTCAGAGGCGGGAGGGTCGGCGTACTCTCCGTTCCCAAGAGAGCACACAGACAGTTCCTGGGCGCACACATAGACTCCTGGAGGGCAAGGGAAAGAGTCCGACGGGGACGAGGAGGGAGCGGGGTCCATCTCTATATCCCGCTCCTCGGGAGCCGGAGGACTGTCGTATCCGGACCCCCTGATCCCCTCTGGGTCCAGTACCCTCCTCACAAACCTTCCCTGGCACCCGAGGAGGTGTATCTCCCTCTCCACCTTTTTCCACACTACGCTCACACCGGGGAGACAGAGCCTGGCCTCCCTCACGAACCCCACGGGGTCACCCGTCACGCCGCACAGGACCCCGTCCACGTCCACAGACGCGGACCCCGCAGCGCCGGACCACGCCAGCCTGGCGGGAGCGCCCTCAAAGAAGCCCGGCAGGCCCTTTCCCAGCCTGACGGTGGCCAGCACAACCTCCCTGGGTGTCTCCAAGGAGAACCCCGCCCCCTCGGCCATGTTGAGTACTATACCCACCTTTTCTCCCTCGGGCGTCTCGTAGGGACACAGGAACCCGTAGTGAGAAGAGTGGAGCTGCCTCATCCTGATGTTTTTACCCCTGAAGCTCACGGCGTGCATGATGCGCCTGAGGTGGCTCACCCTGGCTCCGTAGTTGTTGTTCGAGAGGACCTGAGACACACCGACCCTCACATAAGAAGGGGGGCCGAGCCTCTTGACTGTCCAGTTGCCTGTGGCAAAGCACATGTGCAGGCTGTTGGTTATGACCATAGAGTTTTGCAAAACTGTGTAGGGGCACAGGTTCTTCTGACACCCCGCGGACTTTACAAACAGCTTGACGTACTGCTTCAGGAGCCCGTCCAGGAGGAAGGCGATGAGGGGCCCGGTGGCGTCCACCCTCTTGTTGGCCAGGTCGTCCCTGTCTGTGCAGGTCCCTATACCCGACGCCGCGTCCGCCATCCTCTTGACCATCCACCCCAGGTGCTCCGCAGCATCTCCGCCGTGGAGAAATATTTCTCCGGCCAGGATGTGCCTGACGTAGTCCTCCTTGGAGCCCTTGGCGTTGCGGTCCTCTTCCACAGAGGCCCGATCGGCGTATTTGGCCTGCTTCGCGCCTTCGGCCTGCTTCGAGTAGACGGACCTGCCGTCGGGGACGTGCTTGGCCAGATCCGCCACGGGGTCCTCGGGGGCGGACGCGTGCTGCTCCATGAGGAGGGCCGCCATGCTCTGGTGGTGGACCGTCCTGCACGAGACCTCGTCTCCCAAAAAAGACCCCAGCCCACACATGGCCACGGCCTCCCTTGCCGTCTTTCCAAGGGCCTTAAAGACCAGTCCCACGGGCACGTACTGCTTAATGTAGGGCAGGGAAAACTCTAGCTTGCGCCTGCAGTCAGTCTTGGCCTGGACCAGGACCGTCTGCCTCGTCTCCCTGTTGACGCTCCTGAACTCGCACAGCCACCCATCGTTGTTCTTGTAGACGCAGGGTTGGTCGTAGGCGGGCCTGATGTGAGGCACCACCACCCTCTCCTTTCCCTTGATAATAAAGTATCCGCCGGGGTCGGAGGGGCACTCTCCCGGAAGAGGTGACCCCTCTGTCCTGGTCCAGCACACGGCTGAACCGACCATGACAGGTATCTTGCACAGCTCCAGCCTGGGGTAAACAGTCTCCAGCCCCTTGGGGTCCGTGACTGTCAGGTCACACACCGCCGCAGAGTGGTAGGTGGCGTCGGTCCTCCTGGCCATCGCTGGGGTGAGCTTCTCCCAGGGTTTGCCGTCTGGACACGGGGGCTCGTACCTCACGGTCCCAAACTTTACCCTGTAGCCCTTGACGCTGACGGGTTTCTCCCTGGCCACCATGGCCGGGAACTCGTTCAACAGCATGTCGTCGAAAGACTCGATGTGATGTCTCACAAAATTGGATGGATGCATGTTTGCACTTGAAACGTATAAATGCAAGAATTCTTCCATGTCTTTCAAAAGAATCATGGACGCAACAGATATTTTCGGAGACATCTCAGACATTGGGTCTGCCTCGTCCGGGGACGAGGCAGAGTTTGAGCACGACGAAAACGTCGAGAGGGCAGGGTACGAGGAGCCCGATGACGACGGGGACGACGGGGTCGATTCAGTCAACCAGGCCGAGGAGGAGGCCGCCGCCGTCAGGGAGGCACCCTCGGTAGTCATGCCCCTGGACATGGAGTCTTACAGCGACGAGGAGCTGGCCATGATGCCCCTTGGGGCATTTGCGTCGAGGCTCACTCAGATGACGGCCATCAGGGACGCTCTCTTGTCGGACTTTAGGTTCACGGGAGACTTGGTGACAGTGTCCGACAAGTACCTGAGGATGGTGGCAATCCTCATCCTGAACAACAGGGACTCTCTACCCAACCCGTACGCCGCTTACAACCTGCTTCAGTACGCCTCCAAGAGGGGCCTAGTGAACCCCGAACAGGCTTAAACCCCTCAGAATATAGAATGTTTTAAAACGATGGAAGGTCTTTACGGCCATCGTTTTACTTTGATGCTGTCCCGTACCCCTGCACACCTCTGTGGTCGGTCACCTACACTAGAAACATGCACGGAAACTCTCTGCAGTACGTAAAGCTCTCCGAGCACGCTTCTGGCCTCATCAGGGGCAGCGCTGGAGCCGCGGGTTACGACCTGGCGGCCGCTCACCCGGTCGTGGTCCCCTCCTTTGGCAGGGCCCTGGTAAAGACGGACCTGGCCGTGAAGATGCCCCCGGGCCTCTACGGCAGGGTGGCTCCCAGGTCCGGCCTGGCCCTGAAAAATTTTATAGACGTCGGTGCCGGGGTGGTGGACCCCGACTACAGGGGCAACCTCGGCGTTGTACTGTTTAACTTTGGGTGCGACCCCTTTCGGGTCGAGAGGGGCGACAGGATAGCCCAGCTCGTGCTCGAGAGGTACGAGTCTCCTCCCATTCTGGAGGTGGACAGCCTGGACTCTACCGACAGGGGTGACGCGGGGTACGGGTCCACCGGGGTGGGTAACTGGCCTTCCACCCTCTGGGAGGGCTTCTCTTCTGGAGATCTCAAGGAGAGTTTTGTCTGAGGTAGAATAGTCTGAGGCACTGCCAATATAGTATAAAAATACAGATTGTGTAAAACTGTTCACTACCAAAGCACCCAGCTTTACACAATAAGCCATGCAAAACTTTGGCGCATAAGAGATGAGGAAAGGTAGACTGGCGTTTGTCAGACTGTCCAAACTCGAGACCCTCCAGAACCTGATTGACGAGATGCTAGCCGAAAGAGTCTTCAACGAGGAACAGGCCGCCTACATCCTGGAATCCAATGACAACAGGGCCAACATTGCGAGGGCCCTGATATACAGCGTCTCCAAAAAGGAAGACGTCGCGTGCTCCCTATTTGCGGGCGCCATAGCCCGGCAGGACGTGGTCCTCGCCGGCGCCATGGGAATATCTCAGGTTTAGATAGAGATTAGGGACTTGTAGCTAGATAAAACACCAAAAGGCTAAAAACCCTTTTGGTGTTTGCAATAGTGTTTTAACCATCTGTGTCTACATTTTTACCCTCTAAAGATTATCTTGTGATAGAGTATAAATGTAAGATATTCTATAAATGTTGCGCCACATCTTTACTCTCCATATCTTCTAAATGCGTAAGAAAGTCTAGTACGGTTTCTCGGTCTCGAGAGGACAAGAGCCCTCTTGAGACTGATTCTAAATACATTCCAGTTAGAAGATTGCGGCTCCCTAAGGTCCCTTTGGGCCGACGGGACCGTTGTCTCCCTTTGGGCCCTCTGGCCCCATACCTCCCACGTCTCCGTCCGGACCCTGAGATCCAGGCGCCCCGCTGGGACATAGACAGGAATATGGGGTCCCAGGGGTTGTACACCGAAAACCCGTAGGGTTTAAACTTTGGAAAGGCCGTCATGACGTTGTCCGTGTCGTCCAGGGGATGGGCGAGATCTGGCGGAGGCTTGGGATCGGGGACCCAGGTTCACGGTCCCCGGACGGTCCTCCTGGGATCCAGATCTGAACATATGTAAAATGGTATCTTTCCCAATACCGTCGGCGGTATGGGAATAAATAGAGAGAACTTTAGACGTCTAGGGGTTCGTAGGACCAAGAGCCCGTGAGACCCCCCGTCTCGTACTCGGTGACGTGGTTCTCGAAAAAGTTTGTCAGATCGGCTCCATCTATGAGCCACTTTACCCAGGGTATGGGACAGGCTTCGGGAGCCCTCTCTATGAGCTTGGGGAGACCCATGTTGGCGGCCCTGAGGTTAATGACGTACAGGACATAGTCCTTGACCTGCTTGGGCTCCAGCCCGCAGATTGGACCGCACTCTTGGAATGCCAGGTCGACGAAAGCCTCCTCGAGCTCCGCGACTCTCTCTGCATCCTCCTTAAAGAGCTCGATGAGGTCCTCGGTCACGACCCACGGGTACTCGGAGTTTAGGGTCTCAAAAAGCTTGCTCACCCCCTCCACGTGTATGTTTTCGTCGCGGACGCTCCATTCGACCACTTTTCCCATACCCTTCATCTTACCACTGCGTTGAAAGGTCAGGAGCATGACAAAGGCCGCAAAGAGGCTAACTCCTTCGTTGAGGACGGCCCTAAGGAGGGACCTGGCTAGCCCGGGCAGGGTGGAGCAGTCCATCTCCCTCATAAAGTCGAGCTTGTCCGTCATCTCCCCATAGTCTGCGAAAGCCTGGTACTCACAGTCTGGCATGCCCAGGGTGTCGTTGAGAAGAGAGTAAGCCTTTTGGTGGATGGCCTCCCTGCACGCAAAGCTGGTGAGCATGTTCCTGATTTCGTTGCACCGAAAGACTTGGGTGAGGTGGTCCAGGTAGAGGGCTCCCACCTCTACGTCCAGCTGGGTAAAGAGCCTGAGGACGCAGCTGACAAAAGCCTTTTCGCCTGGAGTCATGACCCCCGACTTCCAGTCCGTGACGTCGTCTCTGAGGTTAATCTCTGTCTCCACCCAGTGCACCTTTTCGTGTTTGGTCCTGATGTCTTCTGCCCAAGCGTACCGAAAGGGCTTAAAGCACTTGGACGTGGTAAACATGTCCATGGCCAGGGCCTTTGTAATCTCTCTGTATCCGACCCTCTGCCCTCCCACGGTGGCGATTGGGTACGACCCTGGCACACCTGGGACATAAGGCATCACAGTGTGCGGTACAGACTTTTCCTTGAGCGCCCTTTTCAGGGTCACGCAATTGCCGCAGCCTGGTTTTTCAACGATGGTGACGTGAGGAAACATTGCAAGAGTGACTGGGTTAAAATTGCGTGTGAAACATGGACCTTTCAAACGAGTCTAGGGTCCCAGAGATGTATTTACCAAGAGTAAAAAAATGTAGAGTAACCTCTTAAGATAGTAGTATCTTAAGATTCTGTACACTCTCTCAAGACTTTCTCACAGAAACTTTGGATAAGAGTAAGATGCCAGAACCGGGTTAAAGAAGTATTACTAACCCCTGAAAGAAAAAAAGCATGGAAAGATTAGCTACGCTAGAGATGCTCAATGTTCACAAGCCCGACGCCAGGCAGACGGGAGACATACTGAGCAGGTACGCCAACGCCCTGTGGCCCCCGGCCCTGGCGTACGCCGCCTCCGTGGCCGCCGGCTACGTCTTTACGGCGGGCCCCCACGGCTGCAGGTGCGGAAAGGCCATGACCGAGGCCGCCAGGGTCGGAGTGTTCCTGGGGGTTCTGTGTGCCCTGTATAACTGGATAGGGTCAGGAGACTCTTTTGCGTGAGGGTGTATAAAAACCCAATGGCTTCTCACTACTACAGCAAGAGGACCGAAAGGCCTTCCGAGGGAGAGCTGGCGTCCATAGTCGCAGAGGCCGCCGCAAGAGTTCTCTCCAAGTATGGCCTCAAGGTCCGCGACCCTCCCGCGTTCTCTGCCGCCGCGTCCGCGTCTTTATCCAGGGCCGACTCTGACCCCTCGACCATCCCCATGGGCATGAACAGGAGGCAGACGGCAGTCTACTTCACCATGAAGGGCATGCTGGCCGACGCCAGTGCCAGGGCGGTCGTGGTCCAGCCCAGGAGCGTCCACCCGGCCCACCCCTCGACGCACTTTAATGGCACCAGCTCGGCCGTCAGGCCCTCCAGACATTACAACGCCCCGGGCCGCTTCAGGTAAAATTTTTTTCGAGCGAACGCGACGTGTAAAAAAACCAACATGAGCGGTTTCAGGATACTAAACTCTGCGGGCCCTCAGGGCCAGAGCTCCTACACATGGGAAGCCAAGATCGCCCAGGTCCAGCACGACATGGTCGCCATGATCAACACCTTCAACCAACAGATTGCGGGCCTCAGCGGGACAATCATGGGCAGGTTGGACCAGTCCGTCATACCCAAGCAGCAGCCCCCGTCTTCTGCCGCCGCCAGATCCGAGTCAGAGTTTGAAAACTAGGGATCCCGCGTTGCAAAGCTGAGCAGACTCCAAAGCATACGACATGCCTAAAAAGGTTACATCCGTAGTGAACGACCCTCTGGTGAGGTGCTGGCTAAACATTGTCCCCCCCGCCGTGGGCGCCTCGGCGTCCAGATGGGCCAGAAGATCCCTGGCGCGTCTGGTCTTAAAGACGTGACGAGCGGCGAGTTTCCCGTTGCAGCGAGAGATGCAACTGGAAACTCTGGTATTAGATTTAGGTCCGCGGGCTATACGTCTCGCACATTTCTCACTCACGCAAAGATATGCCTATAAAAACCGTCTCTGAAAAGATTCCCATCGTCTGGGGAGACGTCCTCTCGTCCCTGAGGATCTCTAGGACAGACAGGATAGTCAAGGGAGTGGGGTACGTGACCGACGTGCTGTCTGTGGACTGGGTGGGAGACATCGTGTGGACTTCGGGCGCGGCATTGGCCAATGTGAGGTACAGGGTAGAGGCTTCGGATCCTTCCGACTGGCACGCGGAAGAGGGAGGGATGCCCGTGACTGGCTTCCACGTCGGAGGACCCCTGTCCGAAGGCAGGGACAGGCTGGTCCTCTTTGCGGGAGACGGCAAGAGAGTCGACGACTCTTGGGTGTACTCTGGCTGCGGTTGCGTGGCCTCTGTGGGAGACATCCTCAGGGTCTGGACCGTTGAGGCTACCCGTCTCAAGAGGGTAGAGGGAAGCAGGTTCGTGTACGCGGCAGTGTGCTACCACGAGTGCCCCGGGATGGCCGGACGTTCTTAGCGACATCTGAGGCTCAGACTTAATCTCTCAGACGGTGTTGTCTGAAAAATTATTACCTCTAAGAGGATATCGACAGTTATAGAGTATCTCTGAAAGATTATCTCTGAAAGAGATTTAAGGATAGCAACATTTATAGGCTCTCTCTGAAAGAGATTTAAGGAGAGTAAAAATATGGATAGTAATCTTAAGATAGATATTATCTTAAGATATAGTCTTTACTCTCTCTCATTCTCTCTGAAATATTATCTCAAGATAAGATAAAGTCTTTACTCCATCGCACAATAGCATTTCTCTCACACACAATTACCATGCACCTTTTCGGTGCGTGGTAATTTTAAGCCAGATTCCGTTTAAACTTTTGGGGTCAGATTTTTTCCTATCTGCCAGACTCTTTAGATAATGTTAAACTTTGTCAGGACAGAGACTAGGTGGAGCTCCACATCGTCCACAGTCAGGGCCGAAATCTCTTTGCTGATGTTGCCGTACTCTCGCCTGATTGCGGTGGACATGTTCCTCTTGCTGATCCACTCGTATGCAAGTTTTTTGTTGTACCTCTTGTAAATTTTGGGAGACTCTATCACGTTCATTGCAGTCTCCAGACGCTTTAGGGCGTCGAGGGTGCTGGGGCTGAGACTGCGCTGAAATTTTACAGACAGAAGGTTCTGGTGGTGGGTGAGGTGGATCCTGTTGTGGGACCCGCCGCGCTGCTTCAGTCCCGTCCTGTAGTTAAAGTTGGTGGAACAGTAGGCGCACGTCATGTCGTTGCAACCGTCAATCTTTTCCACTCTCTTTTTGCACTCTGGACACTTTACATAGTTGGAGTCCATGGCCTTGATGCTCTCCAGATCCTCTGCCTTGCAGGTGTGTGGCTTGTCTATGTTCATCAGGGCCTTGCAGTATGCGCACTCTGTGCAGCCGCAGACAGAGCACGGTTTTCCTCCCACCCTAAAGCCCATGCAAAACTCTGCGGGGCAGTCTACAGGCTTCTCCTCTACGGTCTTGGTGATCTTTGCGGCATAGTCGTCCAGGGCCTTTCTCAGAAAACTCTGAGTGGCGATGCTAGCGGCCAGGGGTAGGGCGTCCAGGTAGGTCTTTTTGCAGTCGTCTAGCTGAGCGTTCACGGCGTTCACCGTGTGGATGTTGTCATCCCAGACTCGCTTGACCTTGGCGTCGAGTCCCCTGAGGGTCGCCGCGGGCAAGACAGGTTCCAGTTCGTTGGGGCTGTACTCGAGTCCGCACTGACACTTGGGAAAAGTGTCGAGAGCGTCCATGGAGCCCTTGAAGCAGTCTACGCAGATGAGGGCGCCGCACTTGCCGGCGCAAGGAACGATGGTAGACACAGTCTCAAAACAGTAGATGCATTCCATGGTTTTTCTCGCTCAGGTTGTTAGATATGCAGTTTTCGTTCAGAAAATGTATCGCGCAGACAATGAGATAAGCATTTCCAAAATCTTGCGTAAAGTGGTAACATACCCCCTCAATTTTTAAAATGCAATGTCTCCTCTGAAAACTCTGAGAGATTATCTCTAAGAGTTTTATCTAAAGATTTTTCTTCTGAGATTTTTAGCCTAAGATTTTCACCTCACATCCCTCCAAACAGGACGTGAGCGGCGGACCCGGTGGGTACGGCCGACACGGTGTGGTGACCCCCTATGGCCGTCGAGGCCTTCAGAGATCTCTTTGGGTGGCTCCTGTTGACCGGGGTAGCCGTCCAGTTCCTGATGGGCCTCGCTCCCGCTGACACGTCCAGCCTCTCGGCCGAGGACGCCGTGGTAGACGAGTGGTGCACAGTCTCGGGCCTGAAGGGAAGAACGTTTCTCCTGCCTCCTGCAGACACCTCCAGCCTCTCCCCGGACGAGGCGGTGGTGCGGTCGTGGTGCCTGGTCTCGGGCCTGAAGGGCAGGACGTTGGGACGGCCTCCTGCAGACACCTCCAGCCTCTCCCCGGACGAGGCGGTGGTGCGGTCGTGGTGCCTGGTCTCGGGCCTGAAGGGCAGGACGTTGGGATGGCCTTCGGCAGACACCTCCAGCCTGTCAGAGGCTGGGACTGCAAAGTGGGAGGGAGCCATTGCACCCGCGTAGGGCCCTCCGACGTGAGCTGCCGTGGCCGACTTTGCGGCCAGGTACTGCCTCCTCGCGGCCTCTGAAGCGGTCCCGTTGACGTTGATGGTCCTCCTGATGTCCTCTGTGGGTCTCAGGTGTCTGGCGGCCCTGCCGTACACGTGGAGGTTGCCCGGGGTTATCTGCGACCCGTGGACAGGTCCCACGGGGACCCTGGACAGCGAGTGTCCCGTGGCGACTGGCTCCGGGGCCCTGAAGGCCTCCCTGTGCCTGGAGTAAGCGTTTTCCATCCCCGCCGGGGCTGGAGGGGGATCCTTATGGGCTCCGGACCCCATGCCGTGGACTCCCCTCGCCGCGCCTCCGGCCATGATGTTGTCTGCCGTGGTGAGGGGAGCAAGGCTGACCGCCCTAGAGAACTGGTCCTTGAATCCGGCGTGGCCGGGGGTGTGGGGCCTGGGATTGGGCTCCCTCAGGACGGCTGACCCGCCCTTTCCGTGGGCGCCGACATCCAGCATGATGGGCGAAGAGGACTGCCTGTGCGGGGCCTGAAAGGCCTCGAGGTGGGCACCCCATCCCCTGTCTTTTCTCACAATGTGCGAAGCGTCAAACATGGCGGTTTTCTTATACCAGACCTATAAGGAAACACTGGTTGGACTTTTGGGTCCTCTTATAAACTTTTGTACACAAACACTGCCTGCTTGCACTTGGGGCAAGTGTGCCTCACGTCCTTTGTGCTGTTGCAGAGGAACGGGATGCAGCAGCAAGGGAGACACGCCAGGGTGATGGCCGTGCACACCACCCAGCTCATCTTACCCACGACGCGGTCCACTGCCGTGGTGATCTGGGCTGAACAGTGGGGGCAGGTGATGCTGCCGGGGTAGTCCTCGAGCTCGCAAGGAAGGGTAGTAAACTTATCGTCCATCTTTATTTAAACACCGACATCCCTCTTCTTAATATTTTTACGCTCGACCATCAAGAAAAAAGCATGTTCCTATCATCTGCAGTGAGAAAAGACTCTAACGGAGTCAGACACCTTCCCAGCGTCCAGAGGTGGACTCCTGGATCGCCCCCCACCTACGCCCACGGCCACGTGTCTTATGTGGCCCAGTGCGCCACCGCTCAGTGTAGAGAGGCGGTGGGGAGGACCTACCCCGGCGTCGTGAAAAAGGGCCTCGAGAACACAGACAGAGTCAAGGGCTTCATCTAGACGGGCCACACGCCCCCCTCACCCTGTCTTGCATCCACCCCGCCTCCGAGTAGACCCTGTCTGTCCCCAAGACGTCCCTCCACTCTGCCCTGGACATTTTACCTCCCATGTCCAGTAGGATCCTGGGGCTCGGAGCAGGCACCACCCTCCTTCCCGCCGCCACATCGGTCAGGACGGGAGAGTTTCTAAAGACTTGGTCTCCAGAAGACGCCATGAGGACCGAGTAGGCCTTGACGCACCTAACGTGGCAGAACCACCCCACCACCGACAGGGTCTTTTTGGACATTTTCACGGGGCAACCGTGAGAGGCGTCTGCCTCAAAACACCACCAGCACATGACCATATCTGAAAGATTTCGCTAAAAGAGTTGTGAGGTTGCGATGCTGACGTCTTAAAAATCCATGTCATTTCATTTCCCATGCGGACCCTGGGAAAGGAAAGGTTCCGGACGTAAAGATTTTTAGGACAAGAGTGATGTGTAAGAGACATAATCTCTTTTAGAAGACTTTCTCTCACAAAGTATCTCACGATAATGGTTCAGGACGAGAATAAGGTGTAAGATATAATCTCTTTCAGAAGATATCTTTCAGAAGATATCTCTCACAAAGTATCTCACAATAATAGTTTCAGGACAAGAAGGATGCGTAAGATATCCATTCTCTCAGAAAGTCTACATTTATTTACCTCAGGTCGACAATGACATGAGATAAATTCTCGTCTTACATTTCTATCCCCCACTTGTAACACAGCTTCCTGAACCTGTCAGACTCCCAGTCGTCCCGCCTGACTACCGCAAACACCCTGTCCTTGACCCACCTCGCAGGTCTGATTGCGAGGTCAGCAAAGGAGACTGTCACGAGTCCCGCTGCAGAGAAATAGTTCTTGTGTCCAATCCTGGACACGATGACCATGGTCTGGGGTTCGTGCACATTTAGCTCCCTGATGTCCTCTATCATGCCCATGAGGTGTTCCGCGTCCGTGTGTGGAGCAGCTCTGCCCAGAGTGGCGTCTGCGTTCTTTCCTAGTCTGCACTTTTCTGTCTGGATCCACACGGCCTGACACCGCCACATTGGAGCCCTCTTTCTGGCCAGCCACTCTTCAGTAGGTTCGCTCAACCACACCATCCTGTCTCCGGGACACAGGAATGTAAACTCGTCGTAGCTCAGTCCCCTGGCCCCCAGCTCCCTCCAAGCCCCAAGCTCAGATTCGGAACCAGAGACAATCAGGAGGTGTCCGTCGACCGCTGTTTTTCGGATCCAGGGTATAAAGTCCTGGTTCCACATGCCGGGGGAGATTGTCCCAAACAGGGCTCCTCCTTCGGGGTGAGCGGATATGGCAAAAGTTTCTCCAACAGACATTTTCAGCACGAGAGATGTTTCCACCCATCGGCCCATTGGCGTAAGCGCCCTCCCGATCCCTCAAATCTTTATTGGGGTATTGTTAAGGAGGCTGTTGCGATCGTCTAAAAGGGTTCGTATACAAAAGACGCGACAATGTTGGACATGAGATCTATGGTGACTGTTCATCCCGCTCTGATCGCAAAGCCCAAAGGGAAGCCCGCGAGCGGTGACGGCGCCACTTCCAAGAAGAGAGGCAGACCCAAGAAGAATGCCGCGGAACCAGCTGTGCGTAACCCTGTGGCACGCGCCGGCGTGACGAGGTACATGAACCCTCTCGTAGAGAGTCTTGTGAGAGACACCCCTTTCAGAGGAGATAATCTTGTGAAAGAAAGTCTTTTGGCCCAAACTCTTGCAGAGCAAACTCTTGTGAGAGCTAATTCTAGGAACAACCTTCTGAAAGAAAGTCTTGTAGAGCAGTCTTTTGTAGACCAAACTCTTCAGGACCAAACTCTTCAGGACCAATCTCTTGTAGACCAATCTCTTGTAGACCAATCTATTCTAAGAGAAAGTCTTCTGAGAGATAATCCTAGAGACACTCTCAGGAAAGAAAGTCTCAAGAAATCCAGCTCTAGAGCTAATCCTCTGGCAGAAAGTCTCCTGGAGGAATCCACAACCCCCAAACCTCGCAGGGGAACGCACCGCAAGCCTCTTGTCTTGACTAAGGAGATGGAGGAGAAGCTTGAAGCCCTTGACAGGGACATGAGGACCGCTGAAGAGACCAAGGTCAGCATAGCAGGCTCCGCAGGAATACCTGTGACGGCTCTACCCGGGATGGAGGCTCTGGGTGTCATGCAGATGGTGAGCTCCCTGGGGTTCCTCGATGCGGGAGATAAGCCAAACTTTATAAAGACCATGGTCGTCAAGTACCTGGACGTCTTTCTGTCTATGGGATGTTCGGCCCCTAAGCCATGCCTGGTCAACGTCCCCAGGGGCTACAGGAGGTTCAAGCAGTCTAGCTCTGTGTCTCCAGCCTACGCCGCCAAGCTGTCTTCTGAAGACACAGAGGCCTGGTCTGGGGCGGCGGGGGTGGCGGTGGAGGCCAAGATAAGGCACACGGCAGCCGTCCTAGAGTCCAGGAACCTCTCTCTGGAACCCTACGGCTCCAACCCCATCAAGCTCGAGAGGAGCGCACTGGCGGCCTACATGGAGCTAATGTCCATGGCGGAGGAAGCGGAGGGAGAGGACCTGGAGGGGATAATCTCGGACTGCAGGGTCCTCAGGACCAGCACAGAGTGGTGCAGGGACCTCTCTCAGACCGTCTCATCCTGGTGGCCTCCGCTCAGGGAGGCTATATCCAGGGGAGGGACGGCTCTCTCGGACTATGTGTCGGACAGGGAGGTAGACGTCATCAGGGGCAGGAGCAGGGTCCCAGCGCTCTCGTGCGTACTGCTGTACGGCAAGAGGGTCGACGACAACGACACTCCCCTGACTGCTCCCCAGACAGTCCTCAAACCTTTTGACGTGACAGACTATTCCAGGAGGCTTGGCGGAGTGTGGCTCCACCACGCCAGGTTCCCCGAGTACGCTCCCAAGAGGTTGTTTGACCCCAGGCCGGGCGCAGAACCCGTCCTCATACGGACTTGCGCCGGCTACATCATGACCGAGGAGAGGGGACCTCTGAGGTGCTGGCGCAAGGACGCTCACATGTACCAGATAAGCCTAGAGATTTACAACAGGCTCACGACCGAGCTCAACGCCGTCCCTCCTCAGACCATGTGTGGGAGATACAACGCCAAGTGGTTGTCTACAAACGGTCCAACAGGAGTGCAAAAGATTGTGCTTGCAGCAGCGAGGGCTCTGACGGAACCCAGGCTTAGCTGGAACGACGTGTTTGAGGTGTGAGGATGCTGTATGACGATAGAGACTCTTTTGACCCTCTGGGTGAAAAGGAGTCTACAGATATGTAAACTTTTGCACATCTCGTCACTATAGTCTAGCTCTACACTAGCGAGTATAAATGTTGTACCACATTTTGGAAAGAGTATCTTACTATAGTAGTACAGTATCGTACGATAGAGAGATCTATCTTAAGTGTATCTACGATAATGGTCTAAAAATGTTGTTACACCTCCTTTCTCGTCCTGAAAGTCTTCTGAAAGAATATATCTTAAGATAGTAGCTTCTGAAAGAGATATATATCTTAAGATTACTACTATCTTAAGATATTAGTCTTGAGATGTAACATATCCTAAAAAGTATCTAGAGGGCTATAAATGTCGTTACACCTCATTCTCACGTAAACCTTTTCCCCTCCAAGGGGAAAAGGTTTAAAACTCTATCTAGACGCCCTTTGCATGAATGGTCCTATAGTAGTCCCTGGACGCAAGCTGCTCTCGCACCTTTTTCACGAGGTGGTTGGCGGTCGCCACTGGCTTTCCCTTTCTCGTCATGGTCACGGTCACTCCTTCGTGGATGTAGTTTACAGAGTCTGTCTCTCCCACAGACTCTAGGTACTCTTTCAGGAGGGACTTGTAGTCTCCGCCCGCAACCTCCACGGCAGAGGGTCTCTTGGTCCCCACCACCCTGGACAGGGCCTGAGCCACGGTACCCCCACTACCCTCTACGACTCCCGACTCTGCTCCGAACACCGTGAAGCCTCCGAGCGCAGACTGCGCGACGACCAGGCCGTCTCCGGCGGGACCCTTTGCCACCTTGACCACCGCATCGTCATCGTGCTCCCTAAAGTGCCCCTCGCGCCTGAGGAGGTCCAGGGCCTGCCCGGCCGCCTCCTTTGCCCTGTCTCTCTTTATGGCTCCAGTCGCCTTCCCGATGACCCTACCCTTGAGGGTGATGACTGTAGTGTCTCCCCTGTGGTTGTAGACTACGTCCCCTCCTAGCACGTCCTTCTTGACGTCCATGAGCTCCTTGAGCCTGGTGACTGTGTCAAACAGAGCCGTGTATTCCAGGCTGATGTCCATGTCGTCGAAAATGTCTGCCATGATCTTGTAGGCCACAACTGCCCCCAGGCCGTCTATGGAGTACTCATCGTCCACGGCCATGCACACCGCTCCCAGGAAGGCCTCGAAGGTGTCTTCGAGCAGGCTTTCCCTGGTCGAGGGGTTGACGGGCACGGGGCCCGACCTTATAAACTTCCAAAACCCCAGAGAGTCTGCTATGGAGGAGAAAGATTTCTTGGAGCCGTAGTAAATCTTTAACCTTGCTACTGTCTTGACGCCCTTGGGGCTGTTGAGCTGTGGGAACCTCTTGAGAAAGTAAGAGGGGAAAAAGTAGGACGCCACTCCGTCCCCCACAATCTCCAGAGCCTCATAGTTGTCGTCGGGGTTCACACTCTTGGGCGTAAACACCTTGTTCCACAGGTCTCGTCTCCCCACTATGACTGGGATGTACTTGTCTTTGACGCTCTTTGCGAGCAAGTTTCTCAACCAACCTTCCATCTCGAGTGACTTGTTTTTCTAAGACGTAAGTCGCCTATAATTTTCAACACTAGCAATGGCTTTTCAGAGAGATTACGAGTCAGAGTGGAACGCGGCGCTCGTCGAGGAGTACGGAGAAGGGGGCTCCGGGTTCTCCCACGGACGTTTCGCGAGCCTGAGGATGTGTGAGCAGAGGCTGTACAGGCCTCCGGGAAAGGTCGAGGAGGGGACCGTAAAATGCCCCGGGTGCGGGAGCAGGAGGGTGCACGCCCTGCAGAGGCAAACTAGGTCCGCCGACGAGCCCATGACCCTGTTTGCCATGTGCTCGGAATGCGGCAAGAGGTGGACCAGGTAGAAAAAGGGTTTTAAACCGGTCTGATACAATCTCTAGATGCTTTAGCAGAGTATCTGGCGAGATCTCACATGGAGATTGAAACTATTTTACGGGACAATCGCCTCACTCTAAAACACTTTACATTCGCCATGAGCATGATCCAAGCCTACCTGTGTGACTCTGTGTCTGGAGAACCCTACACTTGCAAGGGGGACCTGTGCGAGATCCCCTTTAACAAAAACTTTACCATAGATTTGGTAAACCTGTCTGTCTCTACAGAGTTTCAGGTCAGGATCACCATAACTCCCCACCACGACCTGGGAACCTTTGTGGTGGAGCCCAAGAAAGTCTTTTCCATCAAGAGGGCCACAAAGGGAGACGCGGCCTTTAAGGTGGAAAGGGCCGCCGGGTGGCTGCCCGACACTCCCCAAGTCCTGTCCCTCTTTGTCTACAAGAGGCTCCATCCCGTCGAATGGCACAGCGAATGCCTGTACGAAAACCTGGAGACTGACGGGGGCACGGTCATCGTCCCCGGCGAGGCCACCGGGCAGAGGTTCGGGACTGCGACAGCGGTCCCCACCAGGTTTCTCTTTAAGAGAATGTTTGTCGTAAAGGGTGTATAGATTAGGACATTTGCGCTTATTCCACTAGGGTCAGAGACCCTCTCGGAATATAAAGAGTCTGAAATGTATTGTTGCTAGAAATTAGGACAAGATATAGTCTTATCCTAAAGTTTTACGGATCAGCTGCAAAATGCCGTGGACCTCATCAGGAACAACCCAGAAGACAGGCGCATCATCGTGTGCGCATGTAACCCCAAAGACTTGGGCCTCATAGCTATTCCTCCGTGCCACACCATGTGTCAGTTTTCTGTGAGTGACTGAGAGCTCTCGTGTCAGCTCTACCAGAGGTTGGGGGACATGGGGCTCGGGGTACCCTTTAAATGGCAGTCTGATGCTCAGAACGGCCTAACGGGACAGAGTATAAAAATATCTTGAGATGTATAACCATCTCGGGATAGTTAGTAAGTTTCTGATAGAATATAGATGTTTACACCTCATTCTTGTCCTGAAATTATCTTGCGCTAACGTATCTTACGATAAAGTAAAGTATTGAGAGAGTAAAGTATCTTAAGATGTTACATTTCCTTCTTATCCTAGAACTATTACTGTGATATAGAAAGAATCTTAAGATGTCGTTACGCCTCATTCTTGTCCTAAAACTTTGGCAATCTTAAAACCTTTTCGTTACTAAAACGCAATGAGGATACTGGATCTTTTCAGCGGTACACACTCTGTGCCCAAAGCCTGCGCCCAGAGAGAGGGTTGGTCGTGCGTCACGGTGGACCTGGCCGACTCTGACTATAACGTGGACGTCCTCGAGTGGGACTATACCAAAGACCTGAAGCCCAGAGAGTTCGACGTGGTGTGGGCCAGTCCCCCGTGCAGGTACTTTAGCAAGCTCAGGGAGAGCAACATAGGCAGGGGAGGCATGACCAAGAAGAGCGTCAAGGAGGACCTCGAGACCAAGGGCCTCCCGCTGCTCAGGAGAGCCATGGAGATCATCGCATACCTCCAGCCCAAAAAGTTTATCGTAGAGAATCCCGACACGGGTCGCATGAAAGAGTACATGACAGCGTTGCCTCACTACGTCGTCGACTACTGCGCCTACTCTGACTGGGGCTACAGAAAGAGGACCAGGCTGTGGACAGACATCGAGGGGTTCGTACCCAAGACGTGCGCGGGGAAGGAATCTTGTCCCAACATGGAGAGGAATCCTTCTTCGGGACGGTGGAGGCACGTGCTGGCCACAGACGCCGGAGGCAGGGGTAGGAAGGGAACCACGAGGAGGTTGAGGTACAGGGTCCCGCCTGCCATGATCTTGGAGCTGTTAGACCTGTGCTGAGCTCGTAACGACTGTCACCAAATATCTCTTGTAAATGTTCTTTCACAAGAATCTTGTGAAAGAATATATCTTACTATAGTAATGTATCTTACGATAGTAATGTCTTCTGACAGAATATATCTTCTGAAAGAAGATATCTTACTATAGTAATGTCTTAAGATAGTAGTATATCTTACGATATCCTTCTTCTATAAATGTTACATCTCAGATCTAACTCCACATTTTTAACCAAAGACTATATATTGTGATAGAATATATCTTCTGAAAGAAAATCTTCTGAAGAAATCTTGGATACTCTCACATAATCTTTATATCCACAGTCTTTGGCGCTCGAGTGCAATACGCGTTTCTCCGCACAATGTTCGGTCCGCTGCACGGGGGTGTAAAAAAAAATACGCAAACACAATGCTGTGGGAAGCCGTAACAGATAAACCAGTCAAGCTGAAGGGTCTCCTCGAGCTCCTTCTCAACAACATGGACTCTGCGAGGTTGGTCGTGACCTCCCAGTCCGTGTCTGTCGTAGACTACCAGAGCAACATGGCCGTGACTGCGTCCATGCCGTCCTCGGTCTTTACCAGCTACGTCTACAAGTCCGACGCAGAGTGCCTGTACGCCGGCCTGCCTCACGCCGCCCTGCCCGACCTAAAGTCCTTCAAGGCCAAGTGCAATGTGACGCTGAGGCTCATGGGGGACCCAGAGTGCGGGCAGTACACGATGAAGATTATCATCGCAAACGCCAGCCACATGTCCACCAGCATAAACATAGTCGTGGATCACTGTAAAAAGGAAGCAGACAGGGGGCACCCAGAGGGGGCGGGTAAACCGTTTACTCTCACCCAGCAAGAGTTCAACACCCTCTGCAAGACCTTCAAGCAGGGTCCGGTGAACCTGGGTGTTTTCGGAGGAGTCCTGGTGGCGTCCGGAGGAGTGGACGGCATAAAGGTGAAGGAGGTCGCCTTTGGAGCGCCAGACTGCGTCACGCCTCACGTAAAGCTGTGCGTCCACGCCGAAAAGATGTCCAGACTCGTCAAGATGGGACCCTTTTCCGCCGGATCTCTCACAGTCTGCGTGGCTCAGGGATCCGTCACCGTGTCCACTCACGGACACTTGGGATCCCTGACTGTGACTCTCTTTGAGGGCTAATGTATTGAAGACGCAGGCGATGTCGCTCGGTCCCACTACCGGTTACTCTCGGTAAAGGAACTTTCTTTGACACAATGAGCATCCCTACGGTCATAGCGTTTAGCGGCAACATTGGAGCGGGCAAGTCCACACTCCTCAGGGGTCTGGAGGCTGCGGGGTACGAGGTGGTGCCCGAAGACTTTTCCAGATGGGGCCAACTGTTTGAGATGGCCCTGGAGGATCCAAATAGGTGGAAGTTTTCTAGCCAGCTCAAGATTATGCTCACCCAGAGCGAGATCCAGAGGGACGCAAAGAAATCCGACAGCAGGGTCGTGGTGCTTGAGAGGACCACAGAGTGTGTGCTAGATTTCTGCGATGTGGCCATGGAACAGGGGCAGATCCTCCCCGCCGAACACGACATGCTCGTGCAGATTTGGGAAAAGGTAAACGTCCCCGTCGACGCCAAAATCTTTCTGAACACTCCTCCCGAAAAGTGCATGGAGAGGATAGCCTTCAGGGGTCGAGCGTTTGAGAGGGGTATACCGGTAGAGTACCTGTCGTCCCTCCACTCCAAGTTTGCAAGAGATCCAGACTATATAATGTCTGGTCTCGAGAGCAAGGAAGTGGTTCTGGCAAACGCCATAGAGCTGATTGAGAAGATTGTGTCTAGAAATGTGCGGTAAATATCGTCGCGTCTTGTGTTGTCTATTCTCGCTTAAAAAGAGAATAAAGAATATAGCGACAGATGTAGAAATGCCGTGTGACATCTTCTGAAAGACTACATTTTAAGACGTTGTTACATCTCCTTCTTGTCCTAAACCTCTTTCAGCGATAAGATCTCTTACGATAGTAGTAGTCTTCTGAAAGAGAATAAAGTCTTAACTTAAGATGACACATCTCCTTATTGTCCGGAAAGTTTCCGAAAGAAGTCGCGAGATAGTAATCTTAAGATAGTAGACTGAGAGAATATAGTCTTGCAATATCTTAAGATGTAACAATCTTAAGATATATTCTAGGACGCGTCTAGCATCTACGGCTCATCTCTGAATAGTCTAGAGATGCCAAATACTTTAAGACGGACCCCTTTAGGATCGCAAAGATCTTTTAAGATAAAACTCTGCGAGACGACACTACGTTAGATGCACAGAGTCTACGGCTGTAACTATTTTCAGAAGATATCTGTCTGATGACTGAGTGCCGTCTGTAGGCGATGTCTTGTCTGAAAGACAGTCTCTAGCGAGAAAGTCTTTGGGGAGAGAATCTCTAGCGAGAAAGTCTTTGGGGAGAGAATCTCTAGCGAGAAAGTCTTTGGGGAGAGAATCTCTAGCGAGAAAGTCTTTGGGGAGAGAATCTCTAGCGAGAAAGTCTTTGGGGAGAGAATCTCTAGCGAGAAAGTCTTTGGGCATCTTAGCCCTGGCTGCTAATCTCACAACCATAAATATCGTGTGAGATAGAAAGGGTTTACCAACATCTTTGTTGCAAACATTCTTGTGGTTAAACAGCTGCAATCTAGCTAGACCTTTTTCAGAAGAAGACGCTCTCAAGATTGGTCTATCATGAGAAAGAATCTTAAGATAGAAAGTATCTTACTATAGAAAGTATTTGGACTAAAATGTTGGAGAAGAACTGAGGTGTACCATTTGCAGAATATCTCACGATATTAACATTAAGATGTTACAACCTTAAGTTTCTTTATACTTTCAGAAGATTATTCCCTCACAGTTTCTAGACTAGTCTTTGCTAGTCTAGAGACCTGTCTAAAAATCTTTACAAACTCTCTACGTCTATTCCATATCGTTGTCGTACGGGGGGAGTCTACCCTGCTGTATGGCGTCCATGTAGTTCTCGAGGGCGTCCAGGAGCTTTCCTCCCACACCCCGTCCCCATTTTCTCCTAAATGCCTGTCCCCTGGGCTCTTCTAACGCTGCGGCCGCGGGTTCGTCACCCAGGACGGTAGGATCGTCGGACGCCACTATCTGAGGCTCGGCGGTCGCGGGGTACATGGGGGTGATCAGGACAGACAGGAGGTCAGTCAGGACGGCCGGGGCGTCCCTGCGGGGCCCGGCAATCACCAGCCTCCTCCCCCTGCTGGTCCTGATGACAGCAGACTCTCCAAAGGCCTTGGGAAACAGGAGGCCGGCGGGAGCTGGGATCCTGGAGGACAGAGCCAGTTCAGGCGTCCTCTTGGAGGTCAGGTCTCCCGTAGCGAGCCTTCTGTACGCGGCGATAACTTCAGAGACCCTGGCCTTTATAATCCTGTCAAGCCTGGGCTTCCACTCGGCGACCATGTCGGGGTCAGAGTACACTTCGGCGAAGGCAATGTCGTCAGACAGGCCGTGAACGCCGTCCGGCCTGTACCTGCCCTCCCTCAGCCTGATTTGGTGGAGCGTCTCCCCGTTGGAAAAGACTGGGACGGCTCTGGCTACAGTGTACGCCAGGGCGGCCTCGTACTCTGCTCCCGATCCGGAAGGCAGGGCCCTCACCAGGGCGGCGAGGTACTCTGGGCCGGTGTCGACGTACATGTTGGCCAGGGCTGTAGCCGCGTCTCCGTTGGGAGGAGGGGAAGGAGACGATGACACCGCCGTCGTTCCGAAGCTCTGGAGGTGCCTCACGTAAGCGTCGTACATCTCCCTGGTTTCTGGAATCCTCTTGCCCGAGAACGTCAGGTACTCCACGGGAGGGTTGCCCATCATGCGGACAGACACCCAGTTGTCCACGTACCACCTCCTCGACGCCAATCCTCCTCTGAGGGCCCCCGTGGAACCCTCTGGGAGGACGGTGCCCTTGATGCTGTGACCCGCCACCCAAGGGGCGCTGGTCATGATGCTGACCATGGCAGTCTCGGGTATGTTCAGCCTGGGGTTGCGGACGCTGGGGGCGAGTCCTGGTTTAGCGTCTGGGATCCTGAAGGGTGGCTTGACCATAGGTGTCCTGGGAGATGGACAGTCCGGGGCCCTCCTCCGCATAAAAGCCTTAAACTCGTCCATGGTCCTGGCGTTCTGGGGAAAGAATGTGTCCCTCAGGACTACGTTGGCGTGCCTGTCTTTGCCCTCTGCTGCCATGTCAAGGAAAGGGTGGACCATCTTGTAGGGCATGGCCCTCAGGATGGTGGCGCACAGCATCGCGTCTGCCGCCTGAGTGTTGTCCCTGGTGGGAGCGATCCTCAGGACCGCCTGCATGACGTCCGGGCTGGAGATGCCTGCGAGGACCTCCGCCCCCAGCACTGGGATATAGTCGGGGGGCATGGTGTGACGCACAGTGTTGTACAGGCCCCTGTGCTTCTTTCTCTGGGCCGGGAGCTTCTTGACCTTGTGGGCGTGGATGGACTTGAGGATCTTTTCCGCCTCTCTGGCAGCCTCATCCACGGGCGCCGGGGGAAATCGCCTCGGGGGGAACCTGCCTCCCCCGAAGCCCCTGGGCCTGACGGTCCCCCTGACGGTCTTGGCCGGTTTTGGAGGACCCGCCGCGCCGGCTGCGGGTCTCCCTCCCGCCGCTCGTCTTCCACCTGCGGCGGGTCTCTCACCTACGGCGGGTCGTCCTCCGCCGCCTCCTCTCCTCACCTTGGCTAACGCGTTTAGGTGCATGTCTGTTTTCTTTAAAACACAGAACCATAAAAATGCACGGTTGCAATTGTAACAGAGTGTCGGGACACCTCTCGGCAGTGAGGTCCTCTGGACTGGAAAACGGACCTTTTGGCCCTTCAGGTTTTGGACCCTCCATGTGGTTCACTATGCACAGCGGAGCCGCAGAGAGGGCCATCAGGGGAGGATACCTGACCGAGAATGAGAAGGCGGCCTGGGAGTCTTGGCTGCGGAACCTCTGGGTCTGCATCCCCTGTGAGTCTTGCAGGAGGCACTATATGGGGATTGTAAACGCCGTGGACTTTGGGAGCGTAAACACCGGAGACAAAGTCTTTAGGCTCACGGTAGATATCCACAACATGGTCAACGCTCGGTTGAATAAGCCGCACGTGACGCTCCAAAAGGCCATATGCATCTACGGTTTGGATACCAAACTCGGGCCTGCATCTACTATAACTTTCAGAGCAAATACGAGCACTTTTAACTGAGACTAAAACTATCTGCAAAAGGTATATACCAGTACAAACTTGTCCAAAGATAATATCTGAGAAGATCATGGCCTGCTATAGCCCACTTTGCGACAGCCCATATCCATACGCCGACTGGGACGACTGCGAGTCGGTGTCTTCCTTCGGATCCTTTGGAGGCGATTATTATGACTACAACGAAGAGGACTCTTTTCAGGATCCTCTGGCGGTTGGGGACGAAGACGTCTTTGAGGGGCCCGAGAGGGTCCACGTTCCCATCGTGGACATTTGCAAGGTGGCCAGGATGTCTGAGGAGGAAGAGAGAAGGGCCATAGCAACCAGAAAAGCAAAAGAGGTTGCAAAGGAGTTGTCTGAGACCATGAGCGGGAAACTGAGGTGGCTCTCTGACTTTACATGCGACAAACCGGGACCCAAGAGGAGAAAGAAGAAGGGTCTGTCTATGGTAGACTATCCCACCCTCGGTTTCGAGGCCCCTGCAGGCTCTCGCATCAAGATGAGCAAGATTGGAAAGGGCTGCACCCTCGTCATGGCGTCTGGCGGCACCAGAGTGGAAGGATCTCACCCTCTTGTCAGAGAGTTTAATGGTGAGAAGCCTCCCAAGAATGTGGGCAGAAAATCTGGCCCCGCTTGGTTCGGCTACCTCTCTGCGAAAAATGCCACCGGAAAAAAGACTGGCGGTAAACAGTCTGACAAGGAAGTCGAAGACGATTGGACATTTGTGAGCAAAAAGGGCAAGGGTATCCAGCCCAAAGACGCAAAGCCTCAAGGTGTGAAACATCAGCACACCATACGCCGCGACGACAGGCACCGTCACGGAATGAGAGGCACCAGATACGGCGCTCCAAATTACGGCTACAGAGATCAGCAACAACAGCGTCCTGCTCAAGGACAGCAGTCCAGAGGACAGTGGCAGAGACGTCCTTGCGAAGGTGAGGGTCAGTGGACTCAGAGACGCCCTGCCCAGCAGCAGCAACGCCCTGCCCAGCAGCAACGCCCTGCCCAGCAGCAACGCCCTGCCCAGCAGCCTCCGCAAAAACCTCTGAGAAAGCGCAAGCCTCCTCCCACCAATCAGAGGATAGTGAAACCCCAAAAACCCAAGACCCCAGAGCCCCAGCCCCCCCAGCAAGACTGGTTTGACAGTGTTTAAACTAGACTAGAAATTATTTGCATATCACTCCAAAGAGAGGGATATGCAATATTTTATTCCGCAGTCACCGTGTATCTTATAATAAAAAGGAAATGTCTTCTGTAACTGGTTCAGGTATCACAAGTGGTTTCATTGACTTGGCCACTTATGACAATCTTGAGAGAGCAATGTACGGGGGTTCAGACGCCACCACGTACTTTGTCAAGGAGCACTACCCCGTGGGGTGGTTCACCAAGCTGCCGTCTCTGGCTGCCAAGATGTCGGGTAACCCGGCTTTCGGGCAGCAGTTTTCGGTCGGCGTTCCCAGGTCGGGGGATTACATCCTCAACGCCTGGTTGGTGCTCAAGACCCCCGAGGTCGAGCTCCTGGCTGCAAACCAGCTGGGAGACAATGGCACAATCAGGTGGACAAAGAACCCCATGCACAACATTGTGGAGAGCGTCACCCTCTCATTCAACGACATCAGCGCCCAGTCCTTTAACACGGCATACCTGGACGCCTGGAGCGAGTACACCATGCCAGAAGCCAAGCGCATAGGCTACTATAACATGATAGGCAACACCAGCGATCTCATCAACCCCGCCCCGGCCACAGGCCAGGACGGAGCCAGGGTCCTCCCGGCCAAGAACCTGGTTCTTCCCCTCCCATTCTTCTTCTCCAGAGACAGCGGCCTGGCCCTGCCAGTCGTCTCCCTCCCCTACAATGAAATCAGGATAACAGTCAAGCTGAGGGCCATCCAGGACCTCCTGATTCTCCAGCACAACACCACAGGGGCAATCAGCCCCATCGTGGCCTCCGACCTCGCGGGAGGTCTCCCCGACACCGTCGAGGCCAACGTCTACATGACCGTCGCCCTCATCACCGGGGACGAGAGACAGGCCATGAGCAGCACAGTCAGGGACATGGTTGTGGAGCAGGTGCAGGCCGCCCCAGTCCACATGGTCAACCCCAGGAACGCGGCCACCTTCCACACCGACATGAGGTTCTCACACGCAGTCAAGGCCTTGATGTTTATGGTGCAGAACGTCACACACCCTTCCGTCGGCTCCAATTACACCTGCGTCACTCCCGTCGTGGGAGTCGGCAACACGGTCCTGGAGCCAGCCCTGGCGGTGGATCCCGTCAAGAGCGCCAGCCTGGTGTACGAAAACACCACAAGGCTCCCCGACATGGGAGTCGAGTACTACTCGCTGGTGGAGCCCTGGTACTATGCCACCTCCATCCCAGTCAGCACCGGGCACCACCTCTACTCTTATGCCCTCAGCCTGCAGGACCCCCACCCATCCGGATCCACCAATTACGGCAGACTGACCAACGCCAGCCTTAACGTCACCCTGTCCGCTGAGGCCACCACGGCCGCCGCAGGAGGCGGAGGTGACAACTCTGGGTACACCACCGCCCAAAAGTACGCCCTCATCGTTCTGGCCATCAACCACAACATTATCCGCATCATGAACGGCTCGATGGGATTTCCAATCTTGTAAAGAGTATTTTTCAGTGCAAAGTCTTTTCCGTCATGGGTCCTCCATGATGGAAATAAAACATGAAGTGTCCGTTTGCCGCAAAGCGGGTCTTTTTGGAGTCACTTGTCTCTGACAAATCTTAACATGGCAAACTTTGTGACAGACTCTCGCAATGGACTCACCATCTCTTGCGCTCCTCAAGATCAGTCTCACCTGCACCCCACAATCAGGGCTCTGGTTATGGAGGGTGATTCTGTAATCTTTAGAGGACTGCCACATCCAGACATTCACCGCGAGGCTCCTCCCGCCGGACTGAGGATCAAGGACTGCCTGGTGTATGATTCGTACGAGGGCGCCTTGGTCAATGTTTTTTGGCACGGAGGCCAGTGGTGGTTCTGCACCAACAAGAAGCTGAGCATCGACAGGGCCTCTTGGAGCGCCTCTCCCGGCAGCTTCAAGAGAGCCTTCGTCAACTGCCTGAGGAAAATGTGGAGGGACGACAGGAGCTGGGCCGATCTCTTTGACAGGAGCTACATGCCCAGCTTTTGCGACGCAAATCTGGACAAGGGCCTGGGATATGTCTTTATGGTCTTTGACCCGGAGGAGCGCATCGTCTGCTCCGACACCGAGCAGCGTCTCCGTCTGCTGGCGACATTCGACAGGCGCACCAACTCTCACAGCTACGCGTGCTCTCTGACCCTGACTTGTGGCACTGAAGTGGAGGTGCCCAGGCCAATCTGCCTCAAGAACGAGAGAGAGTTTCTCTTGCACCTGAGATCTCAGGATCCTTGCAGGGTCGCCGGCGTGGTTCTGATTGACGCTCTGGACATTCACTACAAGATTCTCCCCTCTGAGTACACAAAGGTGCTCGACGCCAGGGGAGAGCAGCCCAGACTGCTCAACAGAATGTTCCAGCTGATGGAGATGGGTCCAGAGGGAGAGGCCCACATCGAAGTCTTGTGCCGCTACTTTTCAGACGCCAGAGCGGCCATAGAGAGGGCGTGGGACGTCAGGGAGAGGATAGTCCAGTGCTACCTCGATCTGACCGAGCCAGACTCTGAGCCTCAGGTCTGGATGACAAGGAGGCTGATTGAGATTGTGCGCGGCTGCAGACTCGGAACCGAGAGGACCATGATTGACAAGTTCCTGAGGACCATGACCACCGGACAGAGAAAGGCGTTTTACAAGAAGCACGCCTGCCTGGCCGGAGGAGACAACGCCTGGATTTCTTCAGATGCTCCCATCAAGCAGGCCAAGACTGTCCAGGATCTTGTAGAGTTTCCCGACGACAACTGCCAGGACATGGACGAGCTGTTTGTGGTCAGAGCCTAAGGAGGACACTGAGGTGAGTATGAGGTGAGTATAAAATGTAAACACTGTGTTTTAACACAGTATCTACATTGCATTGAGACTGTCTGATGGAAAATATCTAGAGACATTGACCCACATTTTTAGGCCTAACACTTTGTGAGCGTAAAGACGCCTTTCAGGGATAATATCTTAAGATATAATATATTAGGATATTTTACATCCAGTACCACTCGCCTAAACTTTGTGAGATTAAAATATCTTAAGATAGTAAAGACTTAAGATAGTAAAGCCTTAAGATATCCTTGTTCTATAAATGTCGTTACATCTCATTCCGAAAGATCTAGTCTTTTAGACCGCAAGCGTCGTTACAAGCGCAAGAGTCCCAACATTCCTCATACAGAGACCGTAGACTTTGTATGGGGGTTTAATGCTGAGACTCGCCTTATTGCTGCCGAAACCCAATCGGATTTTGGACGTAAACACCCGGACCGATGATAACGACGCATACTGTGAGCCGTGTGGACTGCGCGACAATGTCGCGCATGCCTTCGCTTAATGGTTAAACAAACGCAATCCCGTGTACGGGCTGGGATTGACATTAATAAACGGTGGACCCTGTAAGGGGTCCGTATCGTAATGTGCCTACAGAAACGGGGCGCCTATCATTTCGGTACGCTCACTCTGCTCCAAACGCTGTCCGGAGTCTATCGACCGTCCCGATGGCAGCCGTTAAACCGGCCAAGACCGAGGACACGCTGTCCTCTGCCTGGGTCTCTACCGACTGCTTTGTCGGGACAAGAGTCTCGACGGGTGCCGCTGACGCTTCTACTGGTGGTTTGTCCATTTTTTTTATACGTGCGCTCCAACGGGAGGGTTTTTTTATTAACAGAGACATTCCAGTCGAGATTATTTCTATGTCGACTAGAATGTGTCGTCCATCTCTGGATTATATCCCTCACAGCACCTTTCTCAGGTACCCCTCAATGTCCTTGATGGTGTACGGGACCTCTATGAGCTTTATACCCAGCTTCTGACAGGCCGCCCTCTTGTAGCAGTCTCGCTCGTGCTGCTTCCTTAGGTCCTGCCTGCCTCCCTTGTGGAACACAGAGACGTACTCGTAGTGTTGCCTGCCCTGGTACTCGATGGCCGTCTTGAGGGACTTGGAGTAGCAGTCGAGCTCCAGCGCCCTTCCCGTGTCTGGGTTAACGATACCCTTGTGTCTAATCTTTTCGAACCTCTTGCCCGTTATCCTGTAGGCGGCCTCCCTGCACGCCGCCTCTCCCTTGCTCTCTAAGGGTTGCTGCTGAGTCCCGTCTTCCCGGGGACGGTCCTTGCTCTTCTTCTCATGTCCAAACAGTTTGAGGATCGCCCACGATAGTCCAAAAGACGCCCCAAAGCCGTACAGCATTCCTTCTGGATCCATTGCATTTTAAATGGACCCCAACATGAAACTATACACCATTTCGGGTCCGTTTTGCAGTCTCCACAAATAACCTACGAGTTAAACAACCAAAAAATGGGCATAAAAGGACTGAAACCCCTTCTTAGGAGCTACGGTGTGCACGAGTACACGGTGCCCCTGTCCCAGATGGCCGGCAAGACCATCGCCGTGGACGGCACCTTCCTCCTGCACAAGTACAAAAACTGTCACAGCGTCCCGTGGCACTACCTGACGCTGTACACCCTCTCGAACTTGAGGATGAGAAACGTCAAGGTCCTCTTTATCTTTGACGGTATGTCTCCGCCCGAAAAGTCTAGGGAAAAGAGCAACAGGAGGTGCAGGAAGCAGGCCCTGATGGAAAAGGGCGCCCTCGTCAAGGCTCAACTGGAGGTGTGGAAGAAGGACGGAGGCGAGCAGGCCCCCGAGCTGGCAGCCGTCTCCGAGAGGCTCGTCAAGACCAGGGGCCTGGACCCCAGCCTGACGGACCCCGAGACGGTGCAGGTCCTGACGGACTACGTGGACAACATGTCCAGGGACACCAGGGTCACCTCGGACGACTACGAGCTCATGAGGAGGTCCCTGGACGCCTTCGGGTTCCCCTACGCAGACGCCCCCGACGAGGCCGAGCTGTGCTGCGTGAGGCTGGTTCAGATGGGCATAGCGGACGCCCCCATGACCATAGACTCTGACGCCCTAGCGTGCGGGGCCCTGCACGGCGTGGACGTGATCTACACGGACCTCCACGGCGAGACCCTCACCGCCATGTCAACGTCGAAGTCCAAGGAGGCCCTCGGACTCAACGGAGAGCAGTTTATGGACCTGTGCGTCATGTGCGGCACAGACTTTAACCAGAGGGTGCACAAGCTGGGACCAGTGACGGCCCTCAAGCTCATCAAGGCCCATGGGTCTATAGAGAACATACCATCCGCCACCCCGTCCATGTCGTGCCTGGAGGCAGTCAGGACCAGGGAGATACTCTCTGGCGGGGACATGGAGTCCAGGAGGAAAGACTACGAGGCCATGGTGCAGAAGCCCGTGTCTGCCGAGCTCATCAGGAGTGTGTTTCCGCCCGAGTTTCTGGACAAGCTCCTTCACGAAAACTGGCAGCTGAGGGATGCTATGAAGAGGATGGCTCCCGAGGCCTTTGAGAAGTGCAAGCGCAAGTGAGAGTGCGAAGCACGAGTATGTACGAATATGTGCGTGTAGTATGTGCGTTTCCGTCTGCCGTCTGGCATATGGAAATTCTGTGTGTGTTTTTAAGACCCAGGAGCTCCCTCCGGTCCTCTGGGTCCCTCTGGGTCCCTCTGGACCCCTGTCTCCCCTGAAACCCGCCAGTCCCCTCCTACCATCTGCTACCTCTACGGCCACGGGGTTGTCGCCATAAGCGTTCCACATCACCGTCCCCGCGTCTCCTGGCTCTCCTTTTGCTCCGGGGAGGCCCGCGTCTCCAGGCTCTCCCTTTGCTCCGGGGAGACCCGCGTCTCCCTTTGGTCCCACTAGCCCCCTGGCTCCCACGCCGCCCTTGGGACCCCTTGGACCCTTCTCTCCCCTGGGTCCTGGAGGTCCTGCCGGACTGTCTGCGCCTGAGAAAATATCTTCTGAAAGAAAGACTCTTAAGACTTTATCCTAAGATATATTAAGATGTTGGTACAACCTTCTTGTCCTAAAAGTCTTCTGAAAGATCTTTCACACACAAAGATATTTACAGACGACGGCCGTCGTCTGTAAATATATCTAAACCCATCAGAGTCATGGTCTGAAAGAGTTTGTCTTACAAGAGTTTATCTATCTCAGATATAAATAGTCTTACAGAGATTATCTTACAGATTTAGTCTGAGACTAAATCTGTCTCAGATATAAAGTCTTACAGATTTTGTCTCACAAGAGTCTCGGACAAAATCTGTCTTTACAAAAAAAAATCCTTTACCCTTTTGCGATAAAAAAATGTGGTCTCAGTTTATCGCAATCCTTTCACAGTCCATGCCCATTGGAGTGTGCAGAAAGTACCCAGTGTGTCAGACTCACCTGAAGAAGCTCAAGGTGGCCGATCTCTCTCAAGAGTCCAAGGACTCTGAGATGGCTGCCATGACAGAGTACATCTCATCCAACAGACCATGGGGACAGGGCAGCTACCCCTCCAAGGGGTACGTCAGCCCCGTCTCTGGGTGTACTCTGCACTTTGGGAACGTGTCCACCCTCCACCCAGACTCTGCCGCCCTCGACAGTCGCCTGCGTGAGATGGCGGAGGTCCTTGGGGTCCAGGACTACGCATCTGCCCCGGTCAGGGTCAGCTCCACTGGTTACATAGACAAGGTCAAGGCCATGGTTTACGAGATTGACGGTGTCGAGTCCATGTCCATGGCCGATCTCATGGGCTGCACTCAGCTCCACCAGCTGGCGGGTAAGGTGGCCTCCGACATACAGTCGGGAGCCGTCAACCACAGGGAGTTTGCAGGAGAGATCCTGAGCAGCCTGGTGGGACCTCTCAGAGAACTCCTACCCAAAGAGGACTGCGACAGCATAGTGAGCATCCTCGAGAAGGTCAGGGACGGCGAGGCCGTCTCTGCCGATGAGGTGTTCCCCCTCATAAACAAGTTCCAGGAGGCCGGGTTTTAGTCCCCCAGGGTTCTGTAAACCTTAGATGATAAGGCTCGTTGCGTATCTGTGTTTCTCTTTTCAGCACATACCTAACAAGGAAAATGGATGTGAGGCAATTTCTGTCAGACTGCGAAGCTCCCGAGGAGATGGTGGCCCTGAGGGCCGCCGCGGACGCCGTGGGAGTAGACAACAAGGCCTGCGCCCACCTATACACCATGCTGTGGGAAGGCGTCAACCTGGAGGAGGTTCACGCATCCCTCCTGGGAGACGGCGTTGTAAACTGGGGCAGGGTGGCCGTGTTTATGCACATCTGCAGGTACATCGTCAGGACCTTTCCGTCCAGCATGGATAGGACAGAGGTTGCTCTGACTAAATTTATACAGGACCCAAAGATAGACAAGCAACTCAGAGAGTGGACAGATAGGCTGGGTACAGTCGGGGTGATTGGGAGATGCTTAGAGTGGTTGGGAGCGGGAGCGATCGCGGGAGTGATCGCTGGAGTGGTCCTGTCTCTCTTGTTCTCTTGAGGGGGGTATGTGTGTATATACCGTTATCGCAATAAACTTGCGATATCAGTATCCTGTGATAGCAGTATCGTTAGATATCTTAAGAGTAACCTCTCTCAGATCTTATCTCTGAAAGAGTATCGATAGTAGTTTAGGACAAGAATGCGATGTAACAACATTTAGAGAACATCTTATCTCTGAAAGAGTTTCAGGACACGAATGAGATGTAACAACATTTATAGATATTTTAATACTTTATATATCTTAAGACTAAGAATGTCTTTGGTCTAAAATGTGGTACAGCATTTATAGACTTTAATCTTTCTCAAGGCTTTATATCTCTCAGAAGACTTTCTCTCTCAGAAAACTTTCAGGACAAGCATGACATGTAACATTTATAGAGAGATTAAGACTAATCTCTCTCAAGACTAAGAATGTCTTTGGACTAAAAATGTGGTACACTACATTTCTAGTCTAGCTCTGTCAGAAAATCTTAAGATTCTATCCCTTTCAGAAGATATTATCTTGATACACCGATAACCTCAAGACCTAGTTCTGCGACACTACGGTAACTATAA